AATTTCTAAAGGCAGACTTATAACATATCAAACAAGAGATTATAACGCAGAGTCAGTTCTTGTTCCTTACGAAATAACAGTGACACCTGTTTCAGAAGTTTCAGATGCAGACAGAATAGCTAGACAATATGTTGGTTATATAAATGTTAAATTCAGATACAGTTCTGCTATTCATAGCGTTGATATTGATGGCGACATGAACGTATAAAGTTCAATATAATTTATAATTTATAAATAAAGGATATATAAAAATGGCAACACCAACTATATATAATATGGCTGCAATAAACTTTACAATGTCAATTTCAGGTTTAAAAACCATTGATGTTGTTAAAGAAGGTGGAGTTGATGCAGACGGTAGTATTGAAGTAACATTTCCTCAAGACCAAGTAGATGTTAAAGAAGATGTTACAGGAGAATATACTCAATTCTCTTTCAAAAACTCAAAGAAAACAGAAATTAAAATAAGCGCAATGCATGGCTCAGAAATTCATAAATTGGTTGCAAAAAGCAGAAGTTTAATCGGTGCAGCTAAAATAATGAATGCTCCTGCTGATATGTTAGTAACCTGTTCATTCAAAGACCCTATGTTAAATATCTCTTATAATTTTATAGGTGCTATAAAAGGCAATCCTTCATTAAAATATCAGGGGAGTTTAGAAACAGTAGATGTTGAATTAACAGGCACTTGTACATCTAAAATAGAAACCGCATCTGCAACATTACAGTCAGTTACAGCCTTGGCAGGACAAATACAAAACGCTAACAATGTAATATCTCCATTATAAAAACTAAATAATAATACAATATAATAAAGAGAGTGACCAAATGAGTATAAAATATCATAAATTTAATATAGATGATAAAGAATATAAGCTAAAAAAGATGGGCTTAAAAGATGCTTTATGGGTTAGTTCGCAGTTATCAAAAATAACTGCGACTCCCATAATCTCTATGATAATAGATTTATTATTTAAAAGCAAAGAAGACCAAAAAGAAAATATTGATACATTAAATAGTTTATTATCCAATGCTGATTCTTTTAAGGAAAATATTCCCAAATTAATAGAATTAATAGCAGATAATATAGATTTATTTATATTAATATTTGAAAGAATTTTAACAGATGCAATCGTTTCTGAAAAATCAGATGATGGCATTAAAGAAGTTAAATTCAATTTAGAAGATTTAAGCATTGACGAACTTGACGAATTAGCAGAAATCTTCATTGAAGCAATGAAGTTTAACTTTGAAGTGGGGTTAAAAAAGATAGCAAAAAAGTTGCAATTCCTGGAATTGGTACAAAAGTAGATAAAAACATTCAAACAAAAATTGAAATGATAATGTCTAATTCTGAAGTTCCAGATTATATGCGACCTATATATCAACTATACTTTAATGAAAAAAATAAAGATAGTTTTATAGATATATGTAATAAGTGGACATTTGAAGATATGGTTGTGATGTTTCAAGCCTTATCTGACTTTGATATGATTCAACAAGTTTATATGGAAGCGAAATAATATGGCTAATAAAGATTTTGGACTAGAAGGTTTAATACAAATAGATAGCGAAAAAGCTATTGCAGGATTAAAAGCCGTAGATGGTTTATTAACATCTTTGTCTAAAAAATTAGCCAATATTGAAAGACAATTTAAAAAATCTTCACTTGGGATGACCCTTGGCAAAAATGTCAGTAGAGACATATCTAATGCCGAAAGATTAAATAAATCTTATAAGAGAGTTTTAGATACAAAGTCTAAGATAATGTATGTTGATTCTGTTGGCAATGCTTCTATAAATAGAAACTTTAAAGCTCCATTAACATCTGACCAAATAGCAAAAGCAAGAGCAGAACATTCTCAATTTCTTAAAAAAACAAGAGGCTTTACTTCTGGTGAAGCTGATGCTATGGCTTCATTTAAAAATTATAAAAACCAAGCAGCAATAGATAGACAATCATATAGCCAAGCTAATGGTTACGCAAGAAAAAGAATATCTGATGAAAAAGAAGTAACCAGAGAATTAAAAAAGCAACAAAAAGCAATTGAAAGACAAAAGCAATCTCAACAAGGTTTTCTTGATGGATTATTTAATGTAAAAAATGCATTAATGTTAATTACCGCTTCTTATATGGCAAAGTTTGTAAGAGACTTAATTGATGTAAACAATAGACTCATTGCAGTTGATGTAAGATTTAAAGCTTTAGCTCCCAATGTTGGTATGGCTAAAGAAGAAATGGATTGGATTTATAAAAGAGCAAAAGAATTAAGACAACCTATGTTGGATGCAGCAGAAGGTTATTCTAAATTCTATGCTGCTGCTAATAAAACATTATCTCAAAAAGACATGAGAAGTGTTTATGATTCTTTATTGCAAGCTTCTACAGTTATGCATATCCTTCCTCGTCAATTTAAATTAGTTTCACTTGCTGTTGAACAAATGGCTTCCAAGGGTACAATCTCAATGGAAGAATTAAGAAGACAGTTGGGAGAACATATACCTGGTGCCTTCGGTATTGCTGCAAGAGCAATGGGGAAGTCTGAAAAAGAATTTAACAAAATGGTAAAAGATGGCAAGGTATTTGCCAATGAGTTTTTGCCAAAATTTGCAAAACAATTAAAACAAGAATTAGGACAAGGATTAAGTGCTGCTTTAGCATCATCTCAGTCAAAAATAATAAACATGCAAAACGCCATTATGGAATTGCAAATGAAACTTTCAGAAAGTGGATTTAGTGAAGCGATAGGTAATGTGGCGGATGCAATAACCGCTGTTATTCAAGGCGATAAGTTTGAAAGAACAATGAAGAGTCTTGGAAATATTTTATTAGATATTTCCAAGCAAATGAAAACTATAGTTCCATTAGTTGCCTTTTTAATAAATAACATAATAGGTGTTTCGCTCATAAAAGCTATTTCTTCGGCAAGAAATGCTCTCATTTTAGCCTTTTCTGCAACCAGCAGGGCAGCTACTCTTTCTATGGGATTATGGGGATTATCTATAGGGTTGGTGTCTACGTTAATATACAATAATATTGATAAAGTAATGAATTGGTTAAATAGGCTTCAAAAATGGAGAAGAACTTTTGAAGTAGAAGGTGTTGGAACTATCAGTATTTTATTTACCCATGCAAAAATAGCTTTGAGTAAATTAGAAGAACAAATGAAGTCTATATTTTCTGGAGCTATTGGCGGAGGAATATTAGGGTTAGTTACTATGGGTCCAGCAGGAATTATCCCTGGTATGGCAATAGGTGGATATGGTGGCTATAAAGCAAACCAATTATCAAATAATTCTAATGCCAATACAACATATAATTATGGTGGTTTCCAAATAAATACATTAGATAATCCAAACGCTATAGTTTCTGGATTAAAAAATAATTTACCTGGCTCTCCATCTATATTAAACTTTCCATAATAAGGAATAAATAAATGTCATTATTTTTAACATATAAAGACCCAGAAACACAGGAAAATAAAGAATTATTTATAAAAGTTTGTTTAAGCTCTGATTATAGTTCTGAGAATACAATAACAGAACACCCTTCGGAGACAAGAAAAAGCTTTACAGATAATTCAATTGAAAATCTTAGAGAAGTTCCTGCAATAATATTTATTCCTGCTGAAGAAGAAGTTGAACTCATAATAAGAAAAGAAGATATAACAACTTTTTTAAAAAATGGAGCCATTGTTAATGCAATCCCAATTGATTCAAATGGTATGCAAGTTTCTTCGACAACAACAGGCATTCAAAAAAGAAAAAAAGAAGATGTTTTAGCATTATTAGAAAAGATAAAAGCAAAAGCCGTTGTAATTGATTATTTAGATATAAACAGCAGGGTTTACTCTGGATTTATGCTAAAGTCTATCTCTTTTCAGGAAAATATAGACTCAGGAGATGGCTGGGATGTTAGTTTAACATTTAAAGAAACTCCAAAAGTAAATTCTCAGAAAACAACTTTATCAAAAGAAATTATTGCAAAATTAAAAGCTGCTTTGGCTGCTTCTTTGGCAAAAAATGATGGCTCGAACGCTAGTATTCTAGCTAAAATAGCAAATGCAAATAAAACAGCAGGAGCAAAAGATAAAGGAAATCAAAAGGGTGTTGTAAATAACCCTATAGAAAATTTTAGAAATAGTTTTGCTACAAATCCAGATACATATTTTGTCTCTGTGCCTGGAATGGATGGAAAATATGCTTGGATGCCAACAGTATCAGACAGTAAAAGAAATCAAATTATAGAGATAGGCAGAAGAGAGTTTAATTTAGATATACAAAAATATATGATTAATTAATCAATCTATAAAGGATAATAAAATGATAAAAATAGAATCTTTTATTGATATGGTAGAAAATATAACGGCTCAAGACTTACCACTTTTTGCAGACTCTTCCTTTAAATATAATATAAATATAAACAATAAAGAGTTTATATTTTGGTATAAATGGAATAATCTTTATGAGTTCTGGTCATTGGAAGTTTATAATCAATTAGAAGAATTATTATGCACAACAAAGATTGTTCCCAATTGGAACTTATATCATAATTATCAACATCTCTTTGATTTAAATACACCATTTTTATTCTCTTATAATATAGTTAATAAGAATGATTATCCAAGTCAATTTAATTTAGGCGATGAACATAAATTATCAATATCAAATATAGTTTTTGAAAATCAATAATAATATTAATAGGTTTATTTAATGAGTACATTATTCAACAGATGTTTATATATAGAACTTGCTGATGAAAATGGCAAAGGTCAAAAATTTAATGCCAGAACCACAAATAATAAAGACGGTTTTGATATGTCGTTTTCTGTTGTTAAAACATCAGAGAAAGAACCAAATGAATCATCTTGTACGCTATACAACCTTAACGAAGAAACAAGAAGAGCAATAGAAGATAAGTATATTTATTGTGTTATATATGGTGGTTACGAAGAAGAATATAAACTTATTGGAATGGGAAACATTTCAAAAGTTAAACACTCTTATGATAGTGCAACCGTTTCCACTGAGATTACTTTTGAAGACGGAAGCAATCAATATAGAGATTCAAGAATAAATAAAACTTATCCTTCGGGAACAACTTATTATAAAATATTAAAAGATATATCAAATTCAATGGGACTTCCAGACCCAAAAATATTAGATGTTGATGAAACAGCAGTAATAACAAATTCCCATACATTATTTGGCAGTTCTGCCAAATATTTAAAAGAATATTGTTATAAAAATGGTGTTAGATATTCAATACAGAATAATAAACTTATTATAAAAAAAGACGATACAGCAATAACAAGCAATGCTTTTGTAATAAGTGAAGAAACAGGATTGGTTGGAAGTATAGAGAAAACGATTACCAAAATTCATAAAAAATATAACAAGACAAGAAAACCACTTAAGAAACCAACTCCAAAATCAATTGCTGCAAGAAATAGAAGTATTGCAGAAGCTACACAAAAGTTTGAAACTAAGCAATATGATAAAGAACATAAGCTTCAGTTTAAAACACTGATGATACCAGAAATAATACCTGGCAGCTATTTACAAATACAAAGTAAATTCTTTCCTAAAAATTATTGTATTGTTAAAAATATAACATTGGCAGGAAATAATACAGATGGGGACTTTGGTTGTGATATAGAAGCTATCATAATTTAAATATACTCAAAAGTCCATTTATGATGCGATTTAAAACCGTATTTTTTATTTAAACATCTACTTATATAAGTAAAATATAATCCATGCTCTTTGGCAAATTTCATTTGATTATCGCTAATATATTCTATCCCTTCGGGAGATATTGCTTTAAATTCTTTTTGACTCTTTTGTCTCCTTCTATTGTGTACTTGCTCTTTACAAGTCGCCCATCTGCAATTATTTAATTCATAATTGCCATTAACATCTATTCTATCTATGGTTGTTTGCTTTTCGCTATATTGTTCAATATGAGATAAATATGATTCATACATATCATTTTTAAAATTATTAAAATTCAACCAGTCTTTTTGTATTGTAATTCCTCTTCCTCCATAATTTTTAAAATTTTTATTATTTTTATTTAAACATCTCTCTTTCATAGATTTATGTATTTTATAAAATCTAGTATTACTTAAATTATGGATAATATTCCTCTTTAAGTGTAATTCCTTCTTAAGATATCTACATGATTTTATGCAATTTTTTAAATTACCTATAGATACAGTAGTAATATTTCCGCAATCACATAAACATATATAATACTTTTTATAATTTTTATCAGTGTGACTATATTTCACAACTGTTAGTCTTCCAAATTTTTCATTAATATAATTTTTAATTTCTCTCATTCATAAACCTTTATAATAAATTTTAACATAATAAAATTATAACATATTTTAAAAATAAATACAATATATAATAAAGCGAGGAAAATATGTCTCCTGACTCATGGCTACAATGGCAAACTATATATGCGGAATATATACAAAACAGTATTCGCACTTCATACATTGCAAGAATTGAAAAATATGATAGCACAACAAGAAGAGCAAATGTTAAAATAATGGGTGCTTTTGAGGTTGATGTAGATATATATGAAGAAGTCCCCGTATTAACTGATATTCCTGTATTTATGTTATTAACTGGTGATTTCTTTATATCAATGCCTTTAAAAGATGGTGATTTAGGAATTTTACATATATTGTCAATGGATATTGATTTGGCAAAAACAACAGGAAGTTTAAATAAGCTTGACCCAAATCATAATTTTAATTATTCAAACTCAATATTTATTCCTTGCTTTAATCCTTTTAATAAATCAATACCAAACCATAGTGCTGACGATTTAGTAATTGGCAAATATAATTCAGGTGTTACTTTAACATTAACAAAAGATGATGAATGTTTAGTTAAACAAGCAACCGCAACAAAACTTAAATTAAACACTGATGGAACATGGGAAATAATTGGCAATACCACAATAACAGGTAATGTAACAATAACAGGAACAACTCATTCAGGCGGTGCAATAAGTTCTGATTCAACTATTGCTGGCTCAAATGTTTTAAGTGGTGAAAAATCAGTAAATGGACATGTTCATACAAATCCAGAAGGTGGAAATACAGGAGCGTTTTAATAATGACACTACAGGTTAAATTAACATCGGATGGGGATATTGACCTCACAACTGGAATGCCAGTCTGGATAGATGGCGTAGATGCTATATTACAACATATACAAAGCAGATTAAGTTTTGCTGTTGGTAATTTTAGCATATATCCCGAAGCAGGAATGGATTATTTCAGATATGTTTTGGGCAAAAAGAATAAATATATTGCAGCAGAAGCAATAAAAGATAGAATTTTAAAAACACCAGGCGTTAAATCAGTAATTGAGTTTTCTTATGATTTTAATAACCAAACAAGAGTTTTGTCAATCAGTTTCAAAATTAATACAATTTATGGAACAGCAACAGCAAACGGATTAAATTTTAATTTATAATATATTATAAGAGGTATTAAATATGACCTTTGGTCTTTCAAGTGACGGATTTTCTAAAAAAGAACAAACCGATATTGAATCGAGCTTAGAGGCTTATATTCAAGATAATTACTATCCTTCATATCAAATTCGCCCATCTGAGTCAGATACAAGCAATGATGTGCTTCTAATAACAATATCAAGTGAATTAGCTGATGTCTGGGATAATTTAGAAGCTCTATATTACAGTCAATATCCTTCAGGCTCACAAGGCTTGCAACTTGATAATATTGGAGAATATACATCTTGCGAAAGATTAGCAGGAGTCAAAACTGTTGTTAATTGTACATTTGTTGGAACTGTAGGAACTATAATACCAATTGGTTCAATAATATCAGTAACGGGAACATCTTATAAATTTGAAACAGAATCAGAAATAATAATACCAATTGTAGGTACAATTGATGCCAATGTTATTGCTCAAGAATATGGCGATATTTCTGTATTATCTGGAACTTTAACTGTAATTGAAACACCTGTAAGTGGTTGGGCATCTGTAACAAATGCAAATGTACAAACCACATTGGGCAGATACGAAGAAACAGATGCAGAATATAGAGAGAGAAGAGAACTTCAATTATCAATAGGTGGAACTTCATCTTCTGAAGCTTTAATTTCAAACGTATCTGATGTTGATAATGTATTGGATGTTAATATAAGGGAAAATAGAACATCTAATGTAGTTGATGGTCAACCTGCAAATTCTTATGAATTAATTGTTTATGGTGGAGATTCGGCAGAAATAGCAGAAACAATTTGGCTAAAAGGTCCTGCTGGAATACAAGCTTATGGAACAACAACAGAAGTGGTTGTTGACTCTCAAGGTAATAATCAAAATATTGGATTTACAATACCGACAAGTGTTCCAATTTTTATTTATATAGATATAGAAACAAACTCATTATTTCCTGATGATGGAGACGACCAAATAAAAGAGGCATTAACAACTTATGCTTCTTCAAATTTGTTAATATCAGATGATGTAATAAGAACAAGATTATATTCTATTATTTATGCAATTCCAGGAATTTCAAATATTACTAAATTAGGATTAACTGTTGGCACAACATCAGATGAAGTAGAACAAGATATTACAATAGCTTATGACGAAATAGCTGTATTCTCAGATGATAAAATAACAATAGTTTAAAGGATTAAAGATATGATGCAAGATATTAAAGATATTTTTATTCCAAGCTCTGTATTTGAAAAGATACAAAGTATTCCTCAAAACTATTTTAATCAACCAAACTTTGAAATGTATTTAAAAGCTATTTCAGAAGAGTTAGATTTAATATATCAAGCAATTTATGATTTGAGATATTTAAGAACTATAAATGAAGCTGAAGGAATAAACCTTGACCATGTTGGTGAAATAGTCGGAGAGCCAAGAAAATATACAGTTAATTTAGATATTGGATTCTTTGCTTTTTCTGATAATACATTGGGTTCTGGGTTTAATGAAGGCTTTTGGTATGACTCAAATGTACTTGGTGGCTCAGTAGGGGAAACAAGAACAGATATTGTTTATAGAAATGCAATTAAGGCAAAAATTAAAAGAAATATAGGAAGTTGCACCCCTGAAGAAATAATAAATATTGTAAAAATATTAACAAATTCAGAAACAGTAAATTATTCAAGTGTTTTTCCTTGTGGAGTTTCTATTTATTATTCAAATCAAGAATTAACAGATAATCAAAGACAATATATGTCAGAATTTTTACAGGTTGCTTTACCTTCTGGAGTTTTACTTACTAACTTTGATAAAATTACTTAAATATTATTAAAAATAAATATATTATATAAGAGGTATTAAAATAATGACTGCACCTATAAAACCAGATTTATTAACAACAGGAGATGAATATGATATTCCTGCTTCTTTTGGAACAACAAACAGAGAAAGACCAAGTGATGAGAAATTAACATTGGGCTTTACATCTGCTGAAAAACCAGAATCAAATCATTTTAACTGGGAATGGGATTTAACATTCGCTTGGTTAACTTGGTTTGTTGCCATGTTTGATTATTATTTAACAAATGAATTAACAGCAAGTACAGCTTTAATTGCTGATGCTGATGGTAAAATAGATTCGTCATCTGTTACATCAACTGAATTAGAATATGTATCAGGTGTTACATCGGCTATTCAAACTCAATTAAATGAAAGAGCATTAACAAATGGAAATGCAGACGAAATTTTCTCTGTGTCAGATGGATTGGTTTTAACTAATGCTGTAAACTTAGGACAACTGAATAATAAACAAAATTATACAACCTACTGTGCTAATTCAGGAAACACAGATGTTAACGGATATGCAGATATAATTACAAAAGTTTCTGATACAGAAGTAAGTTTCAAAGTAGGTTCTTCTTATGCAAATCTGGGAATAACTTTCCCGAATGGCAAACATTATGAGATTTCAAGTATTGCAAATATTACAGGAATAAGTGCTGACGGTGTTTATAAAATTATTATTCAAGAAGACGATTTAATAAATCTTTATGATGGAACATATAGTGTTGTTGCAATTGCTTTTAATATTGGATATAGTGCCGATGTAATATCGCCCATATTTACATCTGCAACAAAAGACACATTTACTGTAGGCAAATATTTATATTCAAACAATACTTTGTTGGGAGACTGCTGGAACTGCATAGATGGCGTTAATTCAACATACACAAGTTTTCAATCAGGAACTATTGCAAACTATATGCGAATATCTTGCTCTACACCAATAATTTTAAATAAAGTACAAATATATTCAAATTCAAATCCTACTGTTTATTGTGGTATGAGCAGAGTTACTGTGTCTGGCTCTAATGACGGAACAAACTGGACAGTTTTATTAAATGCGTATTCTGCTGATTTTAGAACTAATCCTGTTATTGTTATTCCAAATACAACTGCATATTCTTACTATTCTATTCGTCCTCAAGCGAACCTTGTTGGTGGATATAGTCAGGGATATGCCATAATGAACGAAGTTAAATTTTGGTATCCTGTGACTTATGAAGGAGGAAATATAACAGAAGAATATGTTTTACCTACAACCCCCGACAACGGTGATTTAAATTTACTTATAAATCAAAATCCACTATTACCTCAATTGTTTAATGGTTCTGTATGGACAGACAAACAGTTTGTGAAAATAGGTGAAGTTACAAAATCAACAACTCTTGGAACTCCTATAAGTTATGCTTATAATGGAAAATATTACTACGAGCAAACATCTGGTAATTTTATCAACGCTCAAACTGTAAAAAACCACAATATAGGTACAACAAAACTAAAAAAAGTTACAGTTGGTGCAATAAAATATTCAGACAGTACAAGATATCCTTTAAGGGCAGAATCAGGTCATGAACCTTACTGTATTGACTCCAATAATACCCTTATAATTGTCGCTGATGCAACACCTGTTTTTAATATCATTGCATCAGGACTTACTGCTCTAAGTATACAAAATGCAGCAACTTATGGGCTGATAGTAGATATTGAGAGGAGTTTCTAATGCAATATCAAATAATAAATATGAATACAAACCAAAAGATAAACATTGATTTCCAACCAACAAAAGGAAATCTTATAGCTTACAATTACTATCCTGATTATATAGAAGTTCCTGTTGAGCTTTATGACAAAGATGTTGTAGTTATTGATGGTCAAGTGGTAGAAAAACCTATTGATTTAGAAAAATTAAAAACAGAAAAAAACATTGAAGTTCAATCAAAATTTGCAGATGTTTTCTTGAATGGTTTAGATTCAGCAACTTTGGGATATAAATTACATATCAAGCAAGAAGACCAAATGAATTACATGGGAGCAATGATTGCAACCAGTAATCTTAATGATGAAGACATATTGCCAATGCCATTGATTGATTTTAACGGCAATATCCGTCAAATAACAAAAAGTCAAGCAAATGCAATATATATCGAGATTGTAACATATAAGGCAATTGTAGAAACAAAAAGAGCAACAGTCTTAGGTCAAATCGTTGCAGCAACAACGAAAGAAGAAATTGAAGCGATTGCTATAGAATTTTAATATGCATTACTCAAATGATTAATTCTCAGCATAAATCTCTCAGTAATTAGTGAGATAAAAACATGTTAAATATATTTTAGATACAAACATACCAAAATAAATTTTAATAATTAATATCATATTAGTTAATATGTATTTTTAACAGAGGTAAAGATGGAAAATATCATAGAATATAAAGGCGATGATGATTCGTATACTTTAAATTTTACAGACGCAGATAACAATGATGAGCCATTGGACATAACTGGTTATACAATATTCTTCACTGTAAAAAATAATCTCAATGATGCTGATGAAATTGCCCTGATTGGTCCAAAAGAAATAATTGAACATTCTGACCCAACAAACGGAAAGTCATTATTGACATTAACAAGTGCGGAAACAGAAGCTTTATCTGCTGGCAAATATGCATGTGATTTTAGAATGAAAGATACAAATGGCAAAATTACCACTCTTGGGGTTGGTAATTTTCAAATAAATAAAAATGCAACAAGAGATGTTTCATAAATGACAGATATAATTTTTTCAATATCTAAAAATAATAATGTCAATTTCTCCACATTGAAGAATGCGAATATTAATTTTGCTGTTTCTAAAAATGAAGATGTTAATTTTTCTGTTTCGAGAAATAGAAATATAAACTTCTCAATAATAAAATCTGGAGCAACAAGAACAAGTGAATTATTAGATGTTGAAACAGTTGATTTGCAAGACGATGATATTTTGTTCTATGATTTCGATTCTAAAAAATTTAAGAATAAAGCTAATTTTTCTGGAAGTTATAGTGATTTGTCAGAAAAACCTTTAGACTTCACTCCTTCTGCTCATACTCAAAATATAAGTACAATTAATGGATTACAAGATAATTTAGATGCAAAAGCTGCAATTGCTGGAAATTTAACACAAGACTTTAGTGCAAATGAGTTTAATGTAAGTGTAATAAATGGATTTTCTGCTCAAAATCTCTTATCGGGTCAACAACCTGTAAATTTCACAGGAGATATTGATGGAGTCAACAAAGTTTTTATAACTGATGAAATCTATCCAAACATCAGAATAGAACTTAATGGAGTAGGATATTCTCCTGATATTTTAGGAACTTATGTTTTAGACACCTTAACTTTTGATACTGCCCCCGAACTTGATGATGAATTAGAAATATATGCAATTACCGCAGAGCCAAATATCGGAGATGGATTTTTTAGACCAAAAGCTTCCGCAGAAATAAATGCACCAATAAACTCATTTTTTTATTCAACAGACCAAAATCAATTAGCATATAAAGATTCGTCAGGTGTGATAAGTTACATATTTTAAGAGGTTACAATGTCATTTACGCTTCCATCAAAACCTAATAACTGTATAGTTGATATAAGGTCTTATCATAACACTTCTGATGGTCTTGATATTAATAATTTTGGTATGTATAATCTTGCAAATACATATAACCCTTCAAAGGCTGCTGATAATGCGACAATTGAAAATTTGAATCAGGCAATTTTAGGCGATGGCGATAACACACCTTATCATGTAAGACTTTTAGGTGATGGATTAAGTAAAATAAGAATACCTTACTCCCAAAATTTAATGTTGAACACTAAGTTTTCAATAGAAATAACATGTTCTATCGAAGAAGATATGGTAGAGCATTATAATTCTTATGCATCTGTGTGGTATTTTTGGATAAAAGCTATCTTTACAGGAGTAGGTTGGTTTAAAAACTGCATGACAGGCGCAAGGGCTTGTTTGAGAAAAGACAAAATTCATCATCTTGTTATAACTTATGACGAGAATTATAATTTAGTGGGATATAGCAATAAGGTACAAATAGGATGGGAAATAAATCCAACCAAAATAAATAACGTAAATACTTATGATTTTGAGCTTATTTCTTTTGAGAATAAACCAGTAAAAATATATAGTTATCGTTTATATGACGAAGTTCTAACAATGAAAGATGTTTGTGATAATTATGAAATAGCTTTTAAAGATAATCAAAGAACTGAAAATATAGTAACTATTGAAAACGAAACAATAAAAACTTTACCTCAATCAAGCTTTATAAACTCAAATTGGTTTAATGCTAATAATTCAGCAGGAACAACCAATTTGATGATACAAAATAATCAATTAAAAACTCTTGCAGATTTTACAAAACTTTTAGGAATGAAGACACTTAGGTTTCCTTCAGGCGTATATGTTGCTTCATTTTTTTGGGATATACCTTACGATGACCTTATCGAAGGATTTAATAATTGGACTTTTTGGAGAGCTTCTTATCTTAAAAACATTAGTCGTGAAAATATGTGGTTTGTCGATGATATACTAGCTTATTGCCGAGAACATAATTTAAAAATAATAATGCAAGTTAATAATCATGCTTATTTTGACAAAGAAACAAAAACAATTAGTTTTACAAAAGACGGAACTCATTTATTAACAAATACTGATTTTCCAACAGGCAACGGTGGCAATGTAGATTGGGAATTAGTTGATAAAATGGCTGTATCTGCCAAAGAATTGGTGCAATATATTTATGATTCAGGAAATGCGGATTTAATTGCTTATTGGGAAATTGGCAATGAAGATTATGCTATTGGGGCTTATAGTAATTATTTCTTAGCTTCTGAATATGCACAAATAGCTTCTGTTTTTATCGAAAAAATGCGTGAAGTTGATTCTGATTTAAAAGTAATGCTTACTTTTACGGAAGGAGATTCAGACTATTGGGCATACTATGTAATGGGACATGCTTTTGGCGAAGATATGCTTGCTTCTGGACATTTAGATAATTATAAAAATGATGAAAATATTTATTATGCTCCGCATTATTACTATTTTGTTCCATATGAAAAAAGTTTAAATCAAAAACCTTCTGACAATCCCACCTTTAACACATTTGAAAGCTGTGTTGACCAGATATTAAATGGTCATAATGTAATAATTAGGGATAATTGTTATAGAACCTTAATTAATGGCGGTGTAACCAATCCACAAATAGTAGTCGGAGAATTTAACGCTTTTAATTTATCGGACAGAAATATGTCCTCATACTTAGGTGCTTTGGCTAACGCTAGAACTATATTGTCGGCAGTCAATACATTAGGTTTTAGGGAACTCTGCCATTTTGAATTATTAGACGTTTACACAACTTCAAGTTCTAAATTTTTATCTGATTCTTTTGGGGTTTTGCTTAGAACTTTTGAAACCAGTAAAACAAAATCCTTTGTACTGTTGCCTACAGCTCACATCATAAAGCTATTTAATAAGTATATTTATAAAAGTGTTCTAAAAACTGAATCCAATAATCATAATGTAGAAATTGCAGCAACTTATGACACAGGCAAAATGTCTGTAATTATTGTAAATATAGGCTCTAATAGAACTATCAATTTAGATTTACCTTCTAATTGCGAGTTTAAGAAAAGTATTGTTATGGGCGAAGACTTGCCGCTTGATTATAATGTTTTAAATACTAATGATGGCGAGGCTAATCCTTCTGAAATAAGAAAAATTTATTATAATTTTAATAATCTTAATGTTGTTAATAATTCGGTAGAGCTAAAAGCCAATACTATTAATATTTTACTCTTTAAAAGGACATAAGTTATGACTGGTAGAGAAAGAATAAAGCAAAATCAAATAAAAGGCTTGACAGGTGACTTGTTAAACAAAGTTGAAACATCTGAATATAATTCAAAAGTAAATCAAGATGTTAGAGATACAGCAAGTCCAGTTTTTCATGGAATAGATATTCAAGGCTCATCGTCAAACGAAATGATAAACTCATGGATGGGGATTAATTTCTATACAGTAACAAAGCCAGTTGCTCCAACTCTTTCTCTTGTATTAGACGCTTCTGGGTTGTTGGGAGTAGGCGCATATAGATACTATATTACCTATATTACTGCTGTAGGTGAAACCAATCATGGCACAGTCGCCTCGATTACAACAGATGCGAGTCATAAAAAAGTAACCATAACTGTTCCAGTATCAACCGACTCAAGAGTCACAGGAAGAAAAATATATAGAACTCCGGTAGGTCAAGCAGATTCTTTTCAATTATTAGTGGCTACAATAAATGATAATACAACTTCCACTTACGAAGATAATATTGCAGATGCTTCTTTATCAGCAGGAACTTCTCGTTGGTGGTCGCCAAATACTACAAGCAATTTTATTACTGTTGGTAATAATAGGTCTATAATGTTAGACCAAATGGCTACTACGTTAGGTTTTAATGCAGGGTTAAATATTACAGGGGCAGGAGATGCGACCTTTATAGGAAGTCAAGCAGGTCAAAGTATGACCACTGGGTCATATAATACTTTATTGGGTTCAAATGCAGGGTATTCATTAACTACTTATAACTGGAATACACTCTTAGGTAGATATGCCGGGTATAATACTAATCAAGGTTATAATACTGGTATTGGCGGAAATGTTTTATACAATAATACAGGTGGTTTTTATCATACAGCAATTGGTTATCAAGCAGGATATTCCAACACTACAGGTTATGGCAGTGTATTTTTAGGGAATCAAGCAGGGTATTACGAAACAGACTCCCAAGTACTAATGATTGATAACACAACAAGGGCAAGCAAAGCTGACGCTAAAGTAAAGGCTCTAATTTATGGTAAATTTAATACCGATACAGCAAGTCAATTTTTGAATGTAAATGGAACATTTCAGGCAAATTCTTATAAATCCTCTGACGGCTCAGCAGGATTAACAACCACTGTTGCATTGGCAAAAATAACATCAGGCGGTACTGACGGAAGTTTAACATTTAAAGATGGTTTATTGACAGCAAAAGTTGACCCAACGTAGGAGGTTTAATATGGCTTTAAATATGAATTTAGGGATAAATATAATGAAGTTTGAAAAAGGAGATGTTGTATTCTTTAGTAACAACAACATAATAAGCTGGTTGATTGAATGGGGAACGAATGGGCAAACTTCACATGTTGGAATAATGATAACGGATGAGATAATGGGAGAATTTGTCAATCCACGATATAAAGAAAGAAACATAAAAGATGTTATAAAAGATAAAAATAATCATATATTTGTTGGAAAATTATCAAAAACAAACAGAGAGATATTTAAAAAAAACGAATACAGGTTTGATGAATTAATAAAGCAATCAAAAAATAAAGAATACGATTTCCCTCAATTGCTAACAATAACTTTATCACAATTCTTTACCTTTATAAAATTTAAAAAAGATACAAAAAAATATTTTTGCAGTGAATTTGCAACAGAGTGCTTTATCGTCACAAATATACTAAAAGATATTATACCCTCTAAAATAAGTCCAGACAATTTATTGGATATGTTTAAAAATAAAGAGTTTGGAAAAGTATTTATATTATAAAACATGGCTTGGCATTCATTTTAAGGAAAGAACAATGACAGAAACATTATTTTCGATTTTATCGACAAGTGGTTTACCATTGGCAGCGTCCATATTTATATTAAGCTTAATAATAATAGCAGGAATGATTGTGTATTATCTTAATAGAAGAATAGATAATCTTAAAACTGATTTGAAAGAAGATTATGCTAAAAAAATAGATTTGATGGAACATCAAAAATGTTGCAACAAAGATGAATTAATATCTAATGTATATGACAGATTAGAACATTATATGGACAAATTAGATAAAAAAATAGATAACATGACAGATAAATTTTATGTAGAAATAAAATCAATAAATGAGAATATAACAAAAATACTAACAAATAAATAAGGAGCATAAAATGGGTGGAATAAATTTTGATAATATGAAAAATGCAAGCAGTGCAGGGATAGATAATTCTGCTGATATAGAAGCAATAAAAAATAGTTTAAGTTCTTCAATGGGGAGTGACTTAGGATTAATACAGGATGCTCTCGGCACATCAGCCGACCCAGCAAACACAGATAGTACAAGCGAAACATCAAGTTTGCTTGCTAATATTAAAGGTCTATTAACAAGGCTAGGTAAAAAAAGTTTAGTAGCGAAAGTAAAAATAACGCGTCCAAACGATACACCTGGTGCATACACGATAGGAGATATTATCAACACCGCTACTGATGCAAATACGCTAATTCCATTAGATTTAACATCGTATGGAGTAGTTACGGGTGATATTATTCAATTTTCAAAAGTTATGCTAGAAAGTTCCAACGGAGCAGCAAGCCCCCTTTTGTCTGCTATAGTACAAATTTTTAACTTTAATTTAACAAATTCAGATATGATTTCTGGTGGAGGAGTGGGCGACCATGCAATATTTAAACCGCTAGGCGCATCAATATTAGGATTAGACAAAGGTAAAGCTGTATTTTCTAGTCTTATAGAACCTATACAAACAACAGTTCAGAATATTTCTACAGGTTTTTATGGGTATAAACAAACAGGAATAGCAGACCAATTAACAGTAGGTGCAAATAACACTGTCTGGATAGCAGTTATAGCTAACAATGCCTATGTGCCGATAGCAAACGAAGATATTTATATCAAAATTGAGGGTTATTTACTATGATTTTTAATAATATCAATAGCAAGCTTAAAATTTACCCGCAAAAAACTTGTACTCTTACTTACAATTATTCAACGACATTAATTGGAAGTCCTGCAACGCTTCCTGATGTTGAGCCTGTTGGAAGTCCGCAAATTTCTTACACAGTAGAATTGGGGCATTATCCAACGCTAACTGGAGATTTACCTAAAAGTATAGACTATGTAGGTTTTTTACTTGCAGGATGTCTTAATGGGAATGGAAGCTCCGCGAGAACTTTAAATTGGCGAGTAAAACGAAATAGCACAAGCATTGGGAACGGCTCTCAATCTGTAGCAGCTAATAATAAAGCTAATCTTAATTTCTGTAGTTTAAGTGGAGCAAACAAACCTACTGTAGGCGATGTTTTAGAAATTTATTTATGGTGTACTGAATCCGCTTTAGATATGCAATTAAATAGACATTGTTTAGGCATTGTACCAACCAAATTTAAACCTGTTAATGATAGTAATAAATTATTAGCCAACATTGTGTATAGCAATGCTGTTACTACCATTGCTAATTTTAACCCATATGCTAGTGGGATAAAGGGTCTTAATAAATATTTTTCAGGAACAAATACTACTAATTTCTATACTAATGCTAACACAGGAACATCTTCTGGATTACTATTAGATGGCGAAAATAACACTTACGGCATTTTGTCAAGTGCTATAGACTCAGCACCTTTAAATAGCGTGGCTGTTGATGCTACTAACTACAACGCAAGTAATGTTTATAGACCTAATTCAGTTTCATGGCAGGAAACCAACATGAGGTACTCAGGATAATGATATATAAATGTAAATATTTCAACATAAAAGAACTCGTCAGCGACAAAGTTTATAATTATTACTTTCCCAAGTATGGAGAAAATTTCATATGGTCTTTTTTTGATGAATCAATATTGAAAGAATTAGACATAATCAGAGAAACATGGAATAGTGGAATAAAAATAAACGACTGGCACAATAGAGGTCAATATCGTGAATCTGGATTGAGATGCAATATTGACAGTTTAGTAAAATCTAAAAAAACACCCTATGTCTCTGCTCATGTTTTAGCAAAAGGTTTTGATTTAAAGCCCATAAATGGAAACATTGAAGGCTTGAGAAAACATGTTGAGAATTTAATAATTAATAATAAATTAAAATTATTCAGAAGAATAGAAGATAAAAAATCTGCTAAAACATGGGTTCATGTTGACTCATTTAGAACAGTAGACAATAAACTAGAAATATTTTCGGCATAGATATAGAGGTCAATAATATGAACAAATTACCAAATGGTGCAATGGGCAAAGAATTAATATTAGATATTCATGATTGCAGTGAAGAAACATTAACAAAAGAATCTCTGGATAATTTCTTTATAGAAATGTGCAAAGAGATAGACATGCAAAGAACAGAGCTTTTCTATTGGGAATATTCACAGGACGCAAATAAGAGCGAAGAGGAGTTCAATCATTTAAAAGGTTGGAGTGCAGTCCAGTTCATATTAACGTCCAATATAACAGCCCATTCTTTTGAGGTTGACCGAAAGATGTCTTTAAATATATTCTCTTGCAAAGATTTTAACGAAAGCGATGCTGAAAAGTTTTGCATTGATTATTTTAAAGGCAAATTAAAAAACTCAACTTGCATTCTAAGATATTAATAGATTAATATCAATCAATTCAAAATCTAAAAAATTATCACAAACCTTGTATATATTAATGTGTTTTTTAAATTTATATAATTTATCAATCATTATATCGTATCTTTTTCCAGTTTTGTGTTCTTTTAAAACTATTCCCTCTGGAATATTATCATAAAAATGATTCCACTCCTTATTCAAATCTACCGTTCATTTTAATTTGCAGAAATATAATATTCCTTTAAATTATCTTGTTGGTAACAGAAACCGTACTTTCCTGTGATGAACCGTTTCAGTATTACTTTGCTCGCATTTGAATCTGCATTATCTGAATGACCACACTTCAGACAAACAAAAGATTCCTGTGATAAACGATTCTTCTTTTCTATGTGTCCGCAACTTAAGCACTCGCAGGAAGTCCAGAATGGAGAAATTGAACGAAAAGAGACACGGTTCTCTTCACACAACATTTGTATTCTCTGTAGAACTTGCCTATAACTTAAGTTATAGAAAACAGAGCGAATACTTTTAGAGAGTCGCCCTCTCTCTTTCATCTTATATTTCATATTCTTTAATTTTTCAACAACTATCAGTTGTTTATCGTTGAAATTTATATCTTTAATTTCTTTGTTGATATACTCCCTTATTTCTTCCTTCTTTCTGTAATACGCCTTACTACATCTTTTCTTTATGTTTAATTCCAACAATAATTTATTAATATTTTTTCCAATAACGTCTCCATTAGAGAGAGTACCTAATCTCTTTAAGCCAAAATCGAACCCTACCAACTCACCTTCCGTTTTCTTCTTGCCAGTCTCTACTTTAAAAAAGAATATTACATATTTGTCTGTAATAACTACTGATTTAGATAATTTTCCGAGAATACTCCATTTATTAAATTGTATGTGTCTTTTTAAAGGTATTGAAATTTTATGTTTCTTCCTATCGGTTCTTACGCAACCTAAAGTTAAATTGAAATCAAATAACTTAGTCTGCCTAGCTATATCGTGTGTGGCAATAGTTTCAGAAAGAATCATCCTTTTCCCATAATGCTTAGGAGAAACATATTTTTTACCCATAGAAGTTGATAGTGATTTAGAAGACTGTATCATTCCATAGCCTTCACTAAAACAGTTTTTAACCATTCTGGCAGTAAAGAATGTTTTTGTATCAGAAATACATTCTTGTATATAATTAGCTAAAAGTAATTCATTTTTCTTTTTCTGCGGAATGTCGTTTTCATATTTTCGAATAAAATAATTAACAATACGAGAGTGTTCAACCAAAATTTCTTTTAATTCTTGTTTTTTCTTGGTAGTTAGCCATTTATTAAAATAACATTTGCTACTTCTATGTATTTTCATTATTCTTTACTTTATTCTTTCATTTTTATTAATACGACATATCTCTTTGAAAGGTTTTTAAATCCACCCCATCAATATTACGTTAGTAAATCGTTGCACAACAGCTAAATAAATTGCTGAGTGCAACGTTATCTTATGTTTTATTTCATTTAATCATATGTTTCTACCCTATTTATCATAATAATATACTAATATTCAAATATTCAAAACTAAGATTATTTAATTTATTAATTTTATATATATTGATATAGTCTTTACATTGATATAATTTATCAATCATGATGTCATATCTTTTCCCATCTTTATGGTTTTTTAAGATGGAAGGGTCTATTATGTTATCATAAAAGTGCCTCCATTTTTTGTCTAAATCAACACCAATTAATATTACATTTTTATATTTTTTTATTATTGCAAAATTAATAGCAGCGTGCAAACTTGTTTTGTACATCATTAATTTATTATTCATTTCTAACTGTATATCATCCACAACTGCATTAAACAAATAATGGGGTTTAATATATCCCTCTAGGTGTATTTCTTCTCCATTTGTAACCTTGATATATTCTTTGTTTATTTCCCTATTATTTATTTCTGGAGTTGTTATTATTTTATAGTCTTTTAAAAATTCTCTTTTGTCTTTTATTTGTAAAGATTTTTCTAAGTATTCTTCTTTCATTAAATGGCTTCTGTCACAAAGATTATCGCTGTAAAAGCGATAATCAGCCCATAACCAATAATCCTGCCCTTTATTCTGCGTTGGATAAAATTCTGGAAAACGGTTAAGGTAACCACATTGCCATTTTTTTTGGATAAGTGGAATATATTCTTTTATTGACTCTATAGATGCACCACACCCAAAAATTATCCCAGTATTGTCTATGGTTAAGTTTTTATCCAATAACATTATTTAACTCTCTATAAATTTTATCAGCAGAATTTTTATGATTATATCCCTGTATTTTGTATATAGCAATACCATAATTTATTTTATTAGATAAATATTTTATCTTCCCTAACCACTCTCCAACAGTATTGGCTTCCTCTATGATACCATATTTCTTTTCTTCTATCATGCCTTGCAACCCTTGTTTGTTGCTAATTATTGGCTTCTCAAAAGATATTGCTTCGATATTCTTTATCTTCAAACCCGAACCGAACATGCAAGGGTTTATGGCAATATCAACCATTCTATAAAAATCACTAATATTAAATATTGGAGCATATAAAACAATATTTTTTTTACCAAGAAACATCCTTCTGGTTTCTGGGGCTTTAGATAAATCACCACATATGTATAAATAATAGTTGCTATCTAGTTTATTCTTAAATACATTCTTGTAAAACCATTTAATTGATTCAAAAGATGACAAATTATTTGAGGCTATAAATCCTAATTTATTTAAATTGTCATTTGGTTTCTCGTAAAAATATTTAGAGGTAAAAACATTACTAAACCCCATTTCTTCAAATAGTAATTTTTCTTCATCGCAAATAGCCATGATATAATCAAAGCCTTTTAAACTTTCTTTTTCCTCCTCTAGTGTATATGGTCTTCTATAATTTACACCATATTCTCTAAACGATTCAGACCTTTTGGATAAGCAATCGTTTGTGTCCACTATTGTTTTATATTCATATAAGTCATGCTTGTCTTTAGCTAAATAGTCACTCCAAATATAAGGGAAAATAACAATTTCGTATTTTTTATCTGCATATAATTTCTTTTTTATAAAACTATTTAAGGCACTAACATGTTCTTCTTTTATATTCTCGCAATCGTCACTTAAAAAGTCATCATAATAATAACAGTTCTTTAATGAATAATCTTTTTCATCATTATTTAACATGAATATATCGACATTGTTTTCCAATGATAAATAATTACAATATGACGATATTCTGTTGTTATTGCCACGCATCATCTTCCAGAATAAAATATCTGTGACGATAAGTATGTCCTTTTTTATCATTGTATTTCCTTAATTTTATCAACACCAAATATCTTATATCTATCCAAATCTGGCAAAGGACCAAGCGTTATCTGGCTAAATGTTCTGTTGTCTAAATTGTTCACTATTCTTTCTAGGTTTATAATTCTTGCTTCTAATGATATAATCTTATCATTCATTTCCTCTTTGGTTATCTTCATTATATTCTCTTTTCTTTATCTTAAAATTGTCATACATGCTATATCTTTCTACAGCCCTATCGTAATGTGCGAACATTGTTATTTCATCATAAAATAATTGTTTATAAAGCCATATCTTAGCTTTGCCTTTGTAGTTATAGCTATATTCTAATACATATATCATTTACTTAATAACTTATTATGCAATGTTGCTAATTCACTGCTCATTCTTGCTATAATCGCTTCATAAGCCTTCTTATTACATCTTTCATCATGTAGTTTAGAAGCCTGTCTTTTTGTTATCAATGAATCCAAACACATACTTCTTCCTAATTTAAATATAACGATACCATAATGAGGGCAATTCTGCAATATATATTCCTCTGCTTTATCATACATATCTTCTGGAACAACATAATAAAAATAGTTAGGAATAAAATATTTCTGATAACCGTATTTTAATGTACTAATATTTATATATCTAAAGTGCTTCCTTTTCTTTTTATCGTTTCTCAAATCAGACATTGATATTTTGATTTCAAACTCATACATATATGCTAGTTTGTTAACAACAAGAAAATCTGCGTTGTATGTGCCAACTTCAGAACATAGATGGTGCATTTGCCTTTTATATCTATAATGAGAAAATAAACAACTCTTTATGAGACCAGATGTTATCTTTCTCTCTTCTTTTTTGTTTTTCTTTATTATTGCCATTATCATGCCTAATTAACTATAAAATAACGATTGTAAATTTAACATGGTGTATTTGTATCCAAAACATATTTAGTGTGTTTTTATCTAACTACAATAGCTGTAATTTATGCTGAGAATTTGTTATTTGATTCCATGTTTATTGAAAATATATTTTATTGATTTGCAAAAAGATATTGATGTATTATCAGATAAAGATAACCAATATTGATAAACCTCGTCCAATAATCTTTGAATAATTAATGAATAAAGAGGATGATTAGAATGAGAATAAAACCAGTTTGTATTATATTTTATTGCAGGATGATTATTTGACGAACCAACAATGGGATTTAATATTTTCAATAATTTATTCTCATCATTAATAATAGAAAGAAATTCTACATATTCTGGTTTTCTTTTATTCATTAAAACATACTCGGATATTCTTTGCTTAAATTGTTTAAAGCAACACTGTCTTTTCTTAATTTAAGAACATAATCATGGACTTTTAAAAAATCATCCTTTTCTAAATTTCTTGACAATATAAGCTTTATCATAAAAAATCTCTTAACTCAATATCTGATTCTCCATCTATTCTAAATACAGGAGTTAATTTTGTATTTTCATTTATCATATCTATTGTTTATATCCTCTAACTTATCTGCAATGTAAACTACTTTTCTATTATTGGCTTTATAATTGTCTCTTGTATATAATATCCAACTATACAAATTGAACCAATAATTACTGCAATTGGAATCAGAATAGCACCAATTGTTGTTTTTACAATTAATATTAATAAAGCTAACGAAACAAAACCAGTTATAAAATATTTAATCATTATTTTATATTCTCTAAATTATCTGCAACTATTTTGTCTTCTCTTATCTCAATCCATCTCGGATGTTGCAACGTAAATATTTGTTTATCTTGACCAATCACTTTTTCATTATATTCAACACACAATATTTTATTTAGAAATTCTTCTTGGTTATCCCAAACGTACTTACATATATCTGGAGTCCTAGGTTTGACATTTACGAATAATTTATCATCGCAAGACTTACAATACACTGCTCCGCAAGCATTTTCTAACGCCCCTTTGCCCTCTGTAAATCCAATAATTTCTAAATCGCAATCTTCTTTGGCTTTTATTTTAAATGCTAATGATTTAGTATCTTTCCAAATACTATCAATATTTTTAACAACTAGCCCTTCTTCGTTATTATTTCTAACTTCTTCAAAATAATCCATTATTTCTTCAAAAGAGTTACATATTTTATATTCTGGAACAGTTATAAAAGAATATAACTTAATGTCGATTAATATTTTTGTTAAATCTTCAAATCTATCAACACATTTTTTATTAAATTCTTTTTCAACAAAACGATTCCATGGAATATAGTCCCATACAATATACTTAATATATTTATTTAGTTCTTCTGGTCTTTTTTCGTCATTTATAAAACCATTAGATATTTCCCTTTTAAGATATTTTTTATTAAGAGATTGTTCATTTTTTAAATTTTTAATAAATTTACTATCTTTAGTTTTAGATAATAAATAATTGAATACGTCTTCTGAGGCTAAAGTTCTTATCTCTCCAGTAAATACAATTTTGTCATATTCAAAATTACTTGATAAGCGGAGCAACTCATTATTTAATATGCTCCCTATTGATAAGTTTTTACCCTGTCTTGAAATATATTCACACTTATTTGTCATATATTCTATAACAGCATTGCAAAACAACCCATCTTCTTTGTTTTGAGCAAGGCAAGGATATTTGATTTTTGATTTATTTTTATCATTTAACCCACTTGCTCCAAGATAAGGGTAGTCAATTATTAAGTTGTCCCAAATTTTATTTATTGAAGATACACCAAGACCAATTTTTAAATCCTTAAACAAGATGCCTTGACATAATTCTTGCTCTGATTTTTTATTCAAAGACATGATGAATTTATAAACATCGACAACATCATCATTCTTAACACCCTTCAAGGAGTCCAATGTATCCAAAATATTTTTAAAATCTTCCCAAACCAAATCTCTTTTTGTTACAGAATAAGCTTTTCCGTTTAAGCATTTGTTAAACTTGTCTTCTTTTATTTTGTATTGCCTATTTGAATCATAAGTATATAGCAACACTTCTTTTAAATTTGGCTCATCTTTTACAGACTTCAAATAGTCCAATTGCAAATTCCCAGATAAATTCTTTAAGTTTTCTATGATTTCAATTACTTTATTCATTATTTATTCTCCATTATTTTATAAGTCTCAAAAGCGGTATTTATTTTGTCTATTACCTGATTTCTTCCGCAATTTGTATTTCCAGATTCTATTAACTTTATTAGTAATTCTTTAAACTCTAAAACTTTATTCATTTATACTCCTTTTGCGTTATTAAACCAATCTACAACTCTAAAAATTTCTTTTCTTAAACCCAAGATATGTTCTTGTTCAAAATGATATATTCTGTATTCTGGTTCTACCATATGAAAGACATTTAACATATATTGTAATTCATTTATATTTCTTATTATTTGCTCTTCCTCTAATAATATTCCGTATAGGCATATTTGTCTTTGATAATTAGCTAAATCATTTGGTGATTTGAATACTCTCTTTCCAGTTGCTTTATTTATTTTTGATGTGGTCTTAAAATCAGATATGTAAAGGTTGTTTTTGTAGAAACAAAGGCAATCTATGCAACCTTGAAGTTCTAACTTTTTTGATTTAACAAATATTTCTGAATATATTGTGTCTGAATGATAAAGAACATCTTTTATATAATTTTTTGATTCTTTGCATTTATACTGTTTTGCTTTTGTTAAAGCCTCAATGCACAAGTCTTTATGTTCTAAATCTTTAACATATTCTTCTATATTTTTTTCTTTTATTGATACATGTTTATTATCGCATAAAACTCTTTCCAACGCAAGATGTAGGTCATTTCCTTTATTTTGAGCTGATTTATTTAACAGCTCTTGCTCTCGATATGATTCCAATGTTTGCCCCTTCATCCAATATATCAAGCCTTTATTGGAAGGAGACATTGGAGTTAAATCATTACTAATTCTGCTCACAGAAGTAAATTTCTTATCATATTCTTCTGTTCTATTTGTTGAAAGAAAGTTATTCACAATGATGTCTTTTAATTCGTATTTATCTTCAATTATTCTAAATGCCCAATCATCAAAATAATCAAGAGGAGAAAACAATTGCAAGAAACTAGTTTTATCTCTTTCGTATATTGTAAAATATCTCTTTATTGTTTCTGGATTGTCGGCATCTCTAGATTTAACTGTGTTGCAGACCATCAGAATGTTTGTATTTTCTTCTTCTGTTTCCCAATTATTGTTCATTTATTATATCCTTTAATTCTGGAATACACTTTAATATATGAGTTATTACATCAACAGTCCAACAATCACCAAGTACATTTTCAGATTGTGTTTTTGTTAACATGCTTGTATATCCAATGGGAATAGTCTGTGCTAACTCAAGTTCTCTAGTTGTCAAATATCTACAAAAATCCTCAAAATCTATTAATCCACTATTGTTCCGTCTATCTTGCTTACATGTCAAGCAATTAATTTTATCTCTATATGTTACATTTGGGCATTGCTTTTCATACATTTTTATTCTACTTGGAGTTTTGTTGACTTTAAATTTTTTACAATACTCATAATCGGTATCTTTAAAATCTTGAAATGATATATTTTTATCTTTTGGAATTGTAACATTTGGAATATTTGTCCAATATAACCTGTCTCTATTTTGGAAACTTACTAAATTTGAATTTATCCTTATGGGTTTAACGCCTAGTAAATCACTAATGATGTCTTCATTGTCTTTATCCATTATAACATTTTCTAATAAAAAGTATTTTGGCTTTATTGTATGTAAGGCCTCTATGTATTTAAAAAACAAAGAGGATTTTTCGCCCTGTAATCCTTTTCTATCTTCTCCGACTTTTAATCTACTTAAGTCTTGACATGGGCTTCCTCCCATTAATATAAATATATTTTTATATAAATTAAAATCAATATTATTTATATCTCCTATCTGAATAGTATCAGGAAAATGATGTTGTGTTACAGTTATAGCATGTTTCTTTATTTCGGAAGCATAGCATTTGTCGGTAACTATCCCAAGTTTCTTAAAAGAAACTTGGGAACATGATATTCCATCAAACAAAAGCATTGCATTAATTTTATTATTCATTATTGTTTGCCTTCTGCATATTCTAATACTTGCTCAAAAACTTCATCTAAAATTGCAACAGTTATATGTGCTTCTATTTTAGCAATATTTGGATTTTGTTTTGTTAAAGATGTTATCAGCGTTGTCATAAAAAGCTCTTTTAATTCTATATTTTTATTGGGTGTGAATATTTTAGCTATCAATAATATTTTTTTAATATAATTCATTTTATTCTCCCCATGTTTCTTCTGTTTCTAAATAATCATCTTCAATTGTTCCATCTTCTAATTCAACAGATGTAAAAGAATCTCCCGAAGAAAAGAAGTCATTCAGCTCTGTTTCGCCTTCTATGTTTAATAAATCATTAATTATTTCTGATTCTATAGTTAATTTCTCTTTGCTCCTAGTCAATGCCACATATATAATATTCATAGCTTCCTGTTTGTAATCTTCATCATCAACACCATATTCATGGCTATACCAACAATCTTCAGCTATTATCACATTATCCCACTCACACCCTTTTGCCTTATGTGTTGTATAAAGAGTATAAATCTTATCTGGATTTTTTACATATTGGGAATTTTCTAAACTCCTTAGTTTGTTTATTAAATCTACCCATGTTACCTCTGCAAACTTCCAATAATTTACTAAGTCTTGGTCTAGCATTACATTCTTTTCGCATTGTTCTCTAAGGTATCCAGATAATGATTTCTTTTCTTCAGAAGCTATCTTTTTCATTTTAAGAACTCTGGGAGACAGTTTTAGAACTGGAAAAAACCTATCTAGCTCTGATTCAAAATATTTGTCTTTCTTGTCTTGTGACATTAATTTTAGCAAGCTAATAAAATCGTAATACAATTCATTAAAATCTTTTGCGGATTTGCCATCACTTATCCCATTGAAATTAAACTTTATATTTTTTTCTAATTTTAGCCGTTTGCATGCCCAATTTAATATCCCAAAATTACTTCTAAATAAGACAGTTATATTTTTATCACATACGTTTTTATTTTTATTTTTGCCATTACCTTTTAATTTTAATACAGAGCCACTTCCTTCTAAAATGACATTTGCCAATTCTGCTATATCGTCATGAAACCTAAAGCTTTTAGATAATGGATAAACATTGGACTTGTCTTCTTCTGCTAAAATATCTAAAGCGTTTACCGTATCTCTAAATGAAGCATATATTGTTTGAAAAGAATCTCCAACTATGTATTTTTTCTTACACTTCATGTTTTTAAGAATAGAAAGCATTGCTGTGTCCAAATCTTGAGACTCATCAACTAGCACATAGTCGAATTCTTCTATGGAAGTATTTAATAAAGCAAATTCTTTTAAATACATATTGTGCATATATTTATTTTCTTTTATTAATAAATTATATATATTTTCAAATTCGTCAATATCTCTATTTTCATATGCTGTTATCTTATTGTCTTTGTATAAATTATCTGAAGATATAGTTTTGAACTCTTCCATATTAAAATCGCATGAGGTATATTTATCTATTAAATATTTTACTCCAATAAAGGTTGATTTCTTATCTTTTTTCTTTTTCTTAAAGAAATCATAATCTAAATAAAATATTAATTCTACTTTTTTTATTTTTTGTAATTCTTTTAAGGCCAAAGAGTGAGCAGTCCTGCATTCTATATTCAGACCTAACCTTTTGAATTTACTTTTGGCTTCTTCCATTATAAGCTTATTAAAGCATGTGTAAAGAATTTTACTACTGTTATTATTTTTTAGCATTTCTTTAATTAATTCTATACAAATAGTGGTGTTATGTGTTAATATATAATTATCTGTTATGTATAGACTATTTGGAGCGTTTACTCTTATACATTGACACTCCTCTTCTCCTATTTGTTCTATATTTTTAATATATCTTTCATATTGTCTTTTTGCTTTTACAAATCTACTTAAGTGTTTTTCTGATGAAACAGGGATTATATTATTATAAAATAATATATTAAGTGAATAAAAAACTCTTGTTTCTTTAGTGATATTATTTTTAGTATATTTCCCCATTTTTTCAGAAATTGTTATTCTTCCCCCTAGTGATTGAACCAAATCTATAATATTTTCTGCTAATTTTTTAGAAGTAGTGGTATATGTAACATTAGAAGTATTTTTATTTACGCATCCGTCTGAATCTATTAATCCTTGTAATAAATTAAGTCTGTCTTCTACAGAGGATAGCATGTAATCATCAGGTATATATTTTTCCCAACTTTTTTTACCATTTAGCCCATATTCTTTTATATATTTACTGAATACGTTGTATCTGGTATTACAATTAATACCATATGCTATACATCTATCTTTATAATCTCTTGTTTTCAAATAAATATTTTCTGGTAAATATCTTTTAACTTTATCCATTACATCTATCTCTGGATTTGTTATTATTACATTGCCATTAGAATCAATAGAGCCATCTCCTATTATAATACCCAATACATAAGGATGTATATTTAATTCCCTTTTTGGAAAATTAATAGGCTTACACCATTCTATAGAATGGTTTTTAACAATTCTTGTTTTATTTTTATTAGACTCATATAGAGTATTTTTTAAATCTAAAGTTGTTTTAACGGTTGGTTGTTTCTTGTAGAATCTTTCTTTATCTGTTTTGGTAGACCATAGGTGTTCATCACAACAATCAGTATAAAAATCATCAGAGAATGTTACTCTATTTATTTTTTTTACACCCTGCGGATAAACTCCAACTACTTGATATATATTGCCGTCTGAGCCTATTATATCATCATTAATTTTTATTTTGCCCATTGTTGTCCAACCACTAGGGGTTAATATTTTAGAATATAGTGGTTGTGCTTTTGATGCTCCAGCAAAAGCGTTTATGACAATATATTCTTGGTCATTATTTAATGTTTTCAAGATATTATTTTGTTCCTTTGTTAATATTATTTCATTTTTATCCATTGTTATCATATCAATCTTTCTTTATTTGTCTCTTTAAACATATTTGCAAATCTTCCACAAATAATTTTAGTTCTTCTTGAGAATAAGCATCAACTTCTTCGACTTTAAACACTATATCTGCTAATATATTTTTTACTGTTTCGTTCTCATTAAACATCGAATATATAATATTAATTGTATCAGTTATCTTATCCTCTGTCAACATATTGAAAACTTTTTCAGATATTACTCCATATAAAGCTCGATAGTTTTTATTCAAATTATTTTTTATATCATATTCGTCAAATAATATTGATATAAAATGCTTATCATGAGAGGAAAACAATAGTGCTAATAATAGCTTTTGTGCAGTTACATATTGCTTCTCTTTTGAGCCATGACTTACTTCTTTTAAATTTGTTCTATCTTTCATGATTAAGAAAACATCATTTTCTGGAATTGACAGCTTATTTGCTATTAAAGTTATATATTGGTTTCTATCAATTATGTTTGGAATACATCTTATGTGTTCTCTCAACATATAAATTAATGTCTTTTTATCTTCTATTGTTTTATAGTTAAATGTTTTAAGTGTTTCATTTATTATAAATTCATTATAAGACAAAGCTCCTTTAATGAGAGATTTAAACATATCTGAGGAGTTATATGATAAAAATTCATCCAAGTCCATCTTCTTTACATTGTTTGGTTTTGGCAGTTTTATAATCATTATGTTTGGATAAGTAGCATTCTTCTTTAGGGCATCATATATGTTCTTTAAAGCATTCTGCCCTGCTTCATCATTGTCTAAACATATATAAAAGTTTTTTGTTAGTTTGCCTAATTTTTTAGCAACATTCTCTGACATATTCAACCCAGCCAAAGCAACTGTATTTGTAAATCCATTTTCATGCGACCTTATGCAATCCATATATCCTTCAACAATTATGACAGAATCTTTTTTCTTTATTGAATCCAATGCTTGATGTATACCATATATTTCATCTGATTTTAAAAATATTTCAGAGTCTTTTGTGTGAAGATATTTGGGCATTTCTTTGTCATTCAAAGCTCTTGACGAGAATCCTATTATCTGCCCATATTCATTAACAAATGGAAATATAGCTCTCTCTGTTCTAAAATAGTCAAACTCGTTTCCGTTTTCTCCCTCCATAACCAGATTTAAATCTTTGAAATACTGCTTATACAAATGGTCAATATTAGATAGTTGATTAGAAGATGAAGCACAAAGCTTAAATTTATTTATTGATGTTAAAGATAAATTTCTATCTTTGTACAAATATTTCAAGACATTTTTATTTTCTTTTAAATTTTTATTGTAGATGTTATAAACCAATCTGTTTGCATTGAATAGTTTCTTTCTATAAGATATATATTCCTTTACTTTCTCGTCAATTTCTAGTTTTATATTGTATTCTTCTGCCAAATCCAAAACAGACTGAATAAAGGTTTTATTTTCAATGTTTTTATAGAAATCAATAACATCAGAAGACTCGCCACACCCATAGCAACGATAAAAACCTGTTTCCATATTTATTTGGAATGAAGCAGTTCTTTCTTGGTGAAATGGACAATTCGCAAAGTAATTCTTTCCAATCTTTTTTAACTTTAAATATTTAGAGTAGAAAGCCAAGTTGTCAATATTTGATTTTAATTTTATAATCTCAGATTTATTTATTTCTATTTTTTGCATTATATTTATTCCAAACTAAATTTAGGCACAAAACTATCTTCGTCATTTATTCTACATGGGTTAAATCTAACTTGATAACCCAATTGTTTCATTAAAGGTATAAAATCTTCTTCTACTCCTATAAAAGAACTGTTTTCTGGACTATTAATATGTTTTCCACAACAACATCCTGTTGTAACTATTCCTTTGCCCCACAAATATTCTATTTCTTTTAAAAGGCAACTATCTATACAGATATTTTTATCCGCCCAAAGGGACTTTAATTCTATAACACAATTATATTCTTGCACATAGCTGTCTTCGCATTTATTCATAAAATTTGCTTTATTCTCTATTTAATTCTCCTTGTTAATTCCATAATTAAATCTATTTTTAAAATTATTTACTAATTTATTGTGTTGTTCATCTAGTTTTTTTATTGTTTCTAAATAAATATTTAGTTTTTTATTTTCTATTTCTGCTATTTCTTCTAACTCTAATATGCAATTAAATATTTCTCCTTCTGTCATTTTGTGATTACTCGCCAAGTTTGGCTTAATATCAATATGATAAGAGATTATAGGTTCTTCAAAAATATCTCCTGAGATTTTTTTATAAAAAGCAATTTCAAATAAATAATTTTTATCAAATTTATTTTCAAAGAAACTTAATATTTGATAGTTGGAATGGAAGTCCTTTATACTGTCGTATTTTAAAAATCTACTACCTAATTTTGTTTTCACTTTCATATGAAAACTATTACATCCATTTATTTTTAAACACAAGTCTGTTAATCTATCGTAAACTTTTTCTTCAATGCTTGGTTCTTTTATTTCTTGGACAATATTCTTGTTTTTCTTTTTTTTAAATATATTAAACATCTTATAAGTCCTTTCTCAATTCTATATCAAAACATTAAACTATTTCTTCAATTGTTATTTCATTATTTTTAATTGCATTTAGATACCAAATCTGTTATATTATTAAACATATCTTCTCCTATATTTTATATTTTAGATACTCGTTTAAGATGTTTAATATTTCTTTAACTTGAACAAGATATTGATTTGTCTTTTTAAGAGCTTCGTTTAAATTTATATAATTTCCAAATAAAATCATATATATACTTGAATCAATTGTTTCTTGGTCTTGTTGTTTTAAGAAATCAAAGTAAGAAATCCAATAAATTAATTGTTTCTCAAAACGATATAAATAATTAATATCTTCGCATATTTCATATCTTATTTTACTGATAAAAGAGGTCTCAAATCTTCTTAAATTATGTTTAAAGAATTCTGTTTGATTATCGCAATATATTTCATAAGAATCAAGCTGTTCATTGATATATATTAACTCATCTTTAACAAATAAGCAATCGTTATAAATTGTATTGTTATATTTGTTCATCATTTAATTTCTCATAAAAGCATCTTTTGCATGCACAAATATACGAAACATTATCAGATTCCAAAGATATTAAATCTCCATCAAATTGGGGCTTGCCATCAACATATTTTATGCTTCTTCTGCCTTCTGTTGAAGAACATATTTCACAGTTATTTTTCAATTTTATAACTTTGTCAGAATAGGATAAAGCCAATTCCATATTTGCAAATGTTGTTCCATAATAATTAATATCCAATCCAGATATTATAACTTCGACATCTCTTTCGCTCAATTCCTGTAAGATATAATCAGAATTTTTTATATCAAAGAATTGAAATTCATCAATAAATATGATTAATTTATTTGAATTTGTTATGTGAGATAATATATCTTTTAAGTCAGATATTGGAATAATCTTTGTTTTATAATCATTGCCCTTGATAACATATTTTTCTTCTTTTTCTAAGAAGATTGGATAAAAAAGTTTAACATCATGCCCAGAACAAAGATAGTCGTTTATTCTCTCGCATATTATACTTGTCTTGTCTGAATGGACTGGTCCTGCAATTGTTATTATCATATTTACCTCAACTCACTATATTTTAAGTATATATCATCGCATAATCTTTGTCAATATATATTTAATTAAATTGTTATACTAATAATTGTTACAACAACTATCCTCCATAACCCTTACTAATTTTAAGTAAGAGGGCTACGCTCCTTGGAATATTCTCATATTTTAATTATTTTTGGATTGGGTTAATTTGATTATTTTAAAATAAATAAAATTTTAGGAACTTTTTCTAAAAACATGCTATAATTATATGTTACCTGTATAGGTAACATTTATATATAATACTATATAGTATTATTCTAATTAGTATTAAGTTAATATATTAGTCTAATAAGTATTTAGTTAGTAGTAAGTTAAGTAATAAGTTATTGTATTTAGTTAATATGTATTAAGTTATATTGTAATATTCTAATTAGATATAAGTTAATTGAAGTAAGTTAAATTGTAGTCAGTTAATAGAAGTAAGTTAATATGTAGTAAGTTAATTAGAATATAGTTAAATATTAAGTTATTATTTAGTTAAGAATATAGTTAAGTATTATTCTATGTATTAAGTTATGTTGTAAGTTAAGTATTAATCTATATATTTTATTCTAAATTAGTGTTATTCTAATTAGACTAACCGCTTAGAATAATTCTTATAAGTATAATATATATTATTGGCTATTTTATTGATGATATTTTTAATATGTTGACAAATAAAAACCATAATGCTATACTAAAAATAGTTGATATATTTTGTTGAGATTTTTATAACAAATGACTGGAAAATAACATATATTGACAAAAATAAATCCAAGTGGTAAGTTTAATATATCGAGTTTAGTAAGTTTAGAAAAAAGAGGTAAATTTTGAAAAGAGTAAAATTTGAAAATTTGGAAGTTGGGTTCTGTAATTTAAACACAAGAGTTTCTTTGAAGGCTTTCCCGAAAATTAACGGAAAATCTTTATCTGTTTTATTTGAAAAAGGAACTCCTCAAGCTGTTTATGTTAATGAAGTTTTTAAAGCACTTAAGTCAGCAGTTGAATCAGCATATGAAGCAAAAAATGGTATTGCTCCTCAATCTGTTGTTTCTCCGTTGAAAGAATCAAAGAAATCAAAGAACCATTTAACATTAACATTCCCATATAAAGACTCTAAAGCCTTTATGGTGAAAGAAGAAGAAATTGAAGAAAATGGTAAAATTGTAAAACAAACAGGAAGAATGAAATTATTTAAAGAAGCTTCTGCTATTCAAGGAACTGACACAGTACAAAAACAAGCAGTAACAGATTTATTGGAAACAGGATACAAACTAAATGCTATTTATACTCTCGAAGACAAGATTGACATATATCAAGTTGTTGATGGAGTCAAACAGACAGAGATTGTTAAAAAAGATGGAACAACTGTTCCTTTGTGGGTAAGCACTGGAGATATTGTAAATATTGATACAGATATTATATGTTCTCCATCAAGAAAAGAAGGCGAAGAAAGTAAATTATTCTTGAGATGTAAAATTATTTCAATTGAGATTGTCCAAAAATCAAATAATAATTTTGGTGGAAATAGTGATTTTGGCATTGACCCAGAGAAAGTTATTGATTTATCAAACATTGAAATACCAACAATGCAAGGAAAAGCAATCAAGCCAAAACAGGAAGAAGTAAAGCAACAAGCAACATCTGCTCCAAGTAATGCAACATCATCACAAATATCTCAATCAGATATTGACAATATGTTGGCAAGCAACGAAGGATGGGAATAATGCAAATAAAAGAGTTATTTTTTGATGAATCCCAAAATGGTAACGAATATGCTTTAATTTGGGTAGATGATATGGAATTAACATCTGAGCCAATAATGATATTCCAAGATGCGAATGTTGATTATCTATTCTCTAAAAAAGATGTTGGAGACGAAATAAATGTTGTTAAAAATGGCAAGTGGTGGAATTTAATTCCCAACCCAGAAGATAAACCAAACTTTAATAAGCTAAGAAATAACAGAAAGAAAACAATTAAAAGATTAAAGAACGATTCAAGAACAGAGATAACACAAGAGTTAGCCTTAGAGTTTATTTTATCCGAGTTTAAAACAATAGACTTTGTTTCTGATGCAATTGATAATTATGTACTGGTTAATGAATCAGATATTGCGAAAGAAGATATGATACATATTAAAAACAGAATCGCTGCAACTTTGGGAAGACAATTTAAACTCTATCAAGCTCCAGATGTTAAAGAAGAGGTAACAACAGAGAAGAAAACAAAAACAAAGAAATAATATTGGCAATATATTGACTTTCTCCTTTAGTTATGGGGATATGCTCGCCAATTGTATATCCCTTTTTATTTTATTATAGGAAATAACAAAATGGTTTCTAAACTTATAAAATATTATGGCGGGAAAAATTTTATGTCAGATATTATAATAAATAATTTTCCAAAAGAATTCATCACATATATTGAAGGTTTTGGCGGAGGAGCTTCTGTTTTATTTAAAAAAGAACAATCTGGCATAGAAATATATAACGATTTAGGCAATAATGTTTATAGTTTATTTAAAGTATTATCAAATAAAAATAAATTTAAAAATTTAAAACATAGGTTAGAGTTAACTTATTATTCAAAAACAATAAGGGAAGAATTTAAAGAATTATTAAAAAGAAACGATTTATCTATTGAAGATAGAGCATATTATTTTTTCTATGTATCAAGGAGTTCTTTTAATGGAGTTGGTGGCTTTAGTAGAACACTATTAGTCAGAAGAAAAATGTGTCGTTCCACAAGTGATTATTTATCATCAATAGAAGCATTGCCGTCTTTCCATGAAAGATTATCTACTGTTTTGATTGACAATTTAAATATTTTTGATTTGATAGATAAGTATGACAGAGAAGATGTTTTCTTTTATTTAGACCCTCCTTATGTTCGCAGTACAAGAAAAAGTAATCAAAATTACGAAGTAGAAATGACAGATGAAGAGCATTATAAATTAGTTAATATATTATTAAATTTAAAAGGGAAATTCTTATTAAGTGGCTATAATCATAAAATATATGATGAGTTATCCTTAAAATATAATAGAATTGATTTTAAATCTCCCAATAGTGGTTCTAATGCAGTTGAAAGTTTATGGAAAAATTATTAAATGAAAAACCATGATTATATAAATAACTGGAAGTCATCTCATTTAGAAGAAAGATTTTTAGCTTCTATATTGTGCAGAAATGATGCAATACTTGATATTATAGATATTATTTCGGTAGATATGTTTGAGTCAAATGTTAATTCTAATATATATCATTGCATGATTTCTTTGTTTGAAAATAAATGTATGTTTGATGAAATTATACTATTTGACAAATTGGAACAGGAAGGATTTTTAGCCAAGACTCCCAATATATCAACTGGAGACATAAAAGAATATGTATACAATACATTAAAAAATGCAGAAGTGACAGCTATAAAAATAGCAGAATATGCAAAACATATAAAGAAAAGATATAAAATAAGGTATGGGATTAATAAGCATAAAGAAGCTATTGAAAAAATTTATGTCTGTAATGACGAATCTTTAGTGGACGAAATATCTCAAAATACAGCACTGGAAATTTCAAGCATCACAGAAAACAAAAACAATACTATTCAAAAAATAGGGCTGGATACAAAACAGCTATTAACAGATATAAATTATAAACTAAATATTGACACAATAGAAGTAAGTGGAAAGAAAACAGGATGGCATGCTATAGATATAGCATTGGATGGATTACACCCTGGTTGTGTTTATAATTTTACAGGACCAAGCAGGTCTGGTAAAAGCACTTGGCAAAGACAATGTATGCTATATAGGGCGAAAGAGAATAATTTAAAAAAAATAGAAGATTCTCCAGTTCTGTGTTTTTCTTCAGAAGAAACAAAGCAAAAAATGGACATATATTTGATTTCACAATCAATGAATATATCAAGAAAATATATTATTCAGCCAAAACTTTATTTTATTGAAAATGGCATAGAGCAAACAACGGAAAATATATATAAGTTTTTAAATGATATTAAATATCATTCAGAGTTAGTTAAAGGGCTAAATATTCTAATTGACGAATCCCCATGTATAGAACTATCATCTTTGATAGCCAAAGCTAAAAAAACCAAACTACAATATGGGAAAATAGACTCTATATTTGTAGACCATACCAATATAGTTAGGGTTGCTGGAGCTAATGACATACAAAGAGTCCCAGAAATTTATATGAGATTAAAAGCTTTAGCAAAAGACTTAAATGTTCCAATTGTTCCATTACATCAAATGAATAATTCTATTAAAGAATCAGAGGACAGAAGACCAAGCGAATTCAATTTAAAATGGGGTGGAATAATAGAAAACTGTGACGCTGTGATGTTATTGTACAGACCGTCAATTTATAATGATTTAATAATTAAAAGACCAGACTTAAAAGATGTTTGCGAAATAATATTTGAAAAGATAAGAGACGGAGAACAAAGAGACCCGCTGAGTATGCTTTTTAATGGCACAAATTTTCATGAGAGTAAGTTTTAATATGAACAATATAATTACCAATAAGGCACATAATTTTAGAGACCTAAAAGATAAAAAATTCAATAGGCTTAAAGTCATAAAAGAGTATGGTAAAAATAATCAGAATGAATGGGTTTGGGAATGCAAATGTGATTGTGGCAATATTGAGCCAGTATATGTTAGAGGTTCTGCATTAACTACTGGAACAACTAAATCTTGCGGATGCCTCAGAAGAGAAAAAACTTCTAATATGTTTAAAAAACACAATATGTCTAATAGTAAAATTTATAAAGCGTGGTGTCACATAAAAGAAAGATGTTACAACAATAACATTTGTAACTATAATGACTATGGAGGAAGGGGAATTACTGTTTGCGATAGATGGCTAGAATCCTTTGAGAATTTTAGAGACGATATGTATAAGTCTTATCTTGACCATGTTGAAGAATACGGAAAAAAGAATACAAGCATAGACAGAATAGATGTTGATGGAAATTATTGTAAAGATAATTGTAGATGGGCAACAAATTCAGAACAGATGAACAATAGAAGAGACCTACCGTCACAAAAATTATTTAAAGCAATATCGCCAGAGGGAGTAGAATACATTGATAATAATTGTTCTAAATTTTCAAAAGTTCATAATCTAAATTGTTCACATATGAATAAATGTATAAATAAAAGAATCGGACATAACTCTCACAAAGGATGGAGGTTTGAATTATTAATTTAAGAAAAAAAAAGAAAACCGCAACAAATGATTTTCACTGGAGTTAATTTTTTAGAATCTAAATATGGAGCTGAATGATGGATAAATGGATTTTATACGAAGATTATAGTGTTCCAAGTGATTATATTTATGGCTTTGAAAACGAATCAGATTATGACGAAGAGAACGAAATATATTATGAGGAGGAGGATGATGATTAATGCAGTTAGGATTGGACAATTCGTCAATAGGATATTTTGTTTTGTCAGATAATGATAAAGTGATAGATTTATGCAAAGTCCCACAACCTTTAAATATGTACAAGGAAGAAATAAAAATAATAAACAAAGAGATAAAAGAACTTGAACCATTTTTGTGCATCAAAGGACAAAAGGGCAAAACAGAAGAAAAAATAAAGATATTAAAAAGAAGAATCATAAGTTTGAATGATTCTGACCCAAAAGATATTTCAAGAGTTTTGGAGTGGTTGACAAAATATAAGGAATCAATTACAATATGTTATATTGAAGGATTAATTTATCAGACCAACGATGCTTCAAGTGTTAAGAGTTTCATGAAGCTTGCTGAATATTTTGGAATATGCCAAACATGTTTAGATATTGTTGGAATAAAATATAAAGTGATTCCAATTCAAGAATGGAGAAAGCATTATGACTACAAGGAAACACCAAAGAAACTAAGCAGTTCAGATAGAAAGAAATTTGTTAAAAGCGAGAGCATAAGAATATCTGGAGAATTAATAAAAGACATAGATAAATTTTGGATTCCTAAAGGTTGCAGGGTTATAAACGATAACATTTGTGAGAGTAGTTTATTAGCTAATTTAAAATTATAAGGAGAAATATATGCGAATAACAAATTGCAGTGATAGATGATTAATATAACACAAATAGGCATCATAAATTACATAATTTTACACAAATAGGCTTGAATAAACGATACAATATAACACTTTTTGAAAGGATAATGTATAATGAATGAACAATTAATTATTTACTTATGGTCAATTAGCGAGAATGCATCTATCGCATTTGGAGTAAGTTCTATTGTTTTAGGAATAGGCAGTATTTGTTTAACCATTGGAGCTTTTTCTAATGAAATTTCAAAATGGTGGCTATGTACTTGGATAGTGGCTTTTTTCTTTCTGTTTATGACTATATTTATTCCAAGTAAACAAGATTTGGCTCTTATTTGGGCTTATCCTTATTTAAAAAATGGCGTGTCTCAAGTAGCTCAGAATAAAGAATTAAATAAATTACCAGACAATATAATGTCTCTTACCAACACTTATTTAGAAAAACAAATTAAAGAAATAAAAGAGAATAAAGAAGGAGAATAATATGTATATTAGTTTACAATTAACAAAACAGCAAAATGAATTACTAGATAAAAAGTACATTAAATATGTTGATTCCGTATTAGAAGATGATGAGTTCTTGATTAAACTGTTTGAAGAATCATTCAAAGGTAGAATTAAAGGTCTAACAACAGAAGTGATTCAATCTCAAGAAATAAAAAGCAAAATGATGGCTGTATTAGTTCCATTTGTTAATGAGAAGTTGGGATTATAGGGGTTATAATGAATAAGGAAGGCATAAAGGCAGACGATGGAAAACTTAATTTAGAGATATTGATGCTTCATTTCCCCAATTCCCTAGAAGGTGTTGCAAGATGGTGCAATTATGGAGCAGAAAAATATAACGAATCTGTAGAAATCATGAATTGGTCAAAAGTAAAAAATCCAGTTAGTAGATATAGAAAAGCACTGCTTAGGCATCTATTTGCTTGGTTCAAAGGTGAGTTTATAGATAAAGAAAGTGGATTGCCACACATGACAGCTTGTATATGGAACTTGTTGGTACTAACAGAGTTTTTAGTATATGACAAACCACAAAATAATGATGTTGAATTTGTCAGTAATATAAACATACCTAAATAATATTTAACATGATTTTACAGCCTATCTTGTGGAGAGATTTACGCTCAGAATGGAGAATAAAATGAGATTATTGCAAAAAATTCTTAGCTATCAGCCTATTAATTTAATGTTAGAAACAATAGAAGAAGCAGAACATTTTATAAGAATAATTGATGAATATACTGATTTGCATTCTAAAGACGAAGACAGACATTTAAACTTACCCTATATGTTGGCATGTGAAATGTCTGATGCGTTTTGTTCTGATGTTCAAATCCCATTTATCGAATCAGATGACAATAATGATTAAAAAACATTGTGCATGTTGCAATATCAAAAAAGATTGCTTAGAAATAAAATCTACAATATATCCTATATATTGCTTATGTTCTAAGTGCTTGAAAAGAAACTATAATACTGTTATACTAAATATAGATAAAAATTCACTAATTGAAGTTAATAACATATTGGGAATCAATAAAGATGTTTAAAACATTTTACTATTCGGATTTAATAGATTCTGGTTCAATATCTATAGATATTAATAATATATTAGATATTTCTATAGGCAGAGAAAGAGCGTCAATATTTAGTGGATATTTATTTAGCTTAAGATACAAAAATAATTTATGTAAACATATAAAATTTTCAGAAGTTAAAAATGCAGAAAAATTAAAAGACGATATAATAAGTAAAATGCAGGTGATAATATGACAGAAGATAACAACAATGAAGACGAAATTTACGAATTAGATATTGAAGAACTAATCTCTGGCGTAAAAGAAAAATTAAACAATAACGAAGATACCATGGAAATATTAAAAGATATTGCCATTGAGGGTTTAATAACATCTGTTACAATTTCTAATATTTTTAACGAAGATAATAACGTCATTCCAATTTATAATATTTTGATAGGAAACGACATATTTGAAGAAGATGACGAAGAAGAAATGTTTGAGTATTATTTGTTCGGAGAAGGTAAATCAATAAGGGAAGCACTAGAGAATGCAATAAAAAGCTTTGAAGAGGATTGTGAGGATATTGATGACATAAGCGAAGTTTCATGTTGTGAATTTTTCCCTCTCTGTCAATGTGAGGATAATAAAAATGCTGAATAATAAAGATAAGTTTTTAGAAATTATTAAAACATTTAAAAATATTAAAAACAAAGAAAACCAATTATATAAATTAGGAATAAATATTGATGAATTTTCAGAAGATTATCTTTCAATAATAGACATATTTATTGATAAAAGTTTGAATGATATTCAAACAGATTTATTCTATGATTATATTTACGGTGGATGGAATAAAGTCATTTACGAAGAAGATGGAACTGATTTGCTGTTAGATACGGATGAAAAATTATATGATTATTTATTGACATTAGAGGTTAAAAATGGAATATAAAACGCTAATATCTATTTTAAATAAATTAAATATAAAAGATGGTCAAAAAATAATATGTCAAATACCATGTGCAGAATTTGAAATTATTGACATTAAAAAAGACAGAGAAAACAATATTATTTTTGTTCTTCAGCATGGAGCTAATTATGATGATAACGATGGAGATATAGCACTATAATGAAATATATAGATAACCATGTCCATACCAACTATTCTGTACTGGATGGATTGGCAACAATTAAAGAATATGTAGCATTTGGCAAACAAAGAGAACTTTCTGCTTTGTTTATTTCTGACCACATGGTCATGTCTGGGGCAATAGAGTTTTATAATGAATGCAAAAAGAATGAAATCAAACCAATCGTAGGATTTGAAGCATATCTTAGCGAATCAAGCTTAAAGGGCGATGAATTAAAAATTAAAATAAAAGAATTAAAAGATAATATGAAACTAATTCAAGAAAGTGAAGATAAAACAAATTTAAAAAGCTTAACAGAAGAGCTAAAACATCATGAAAACAGAAGGCATTTATGCTTATATGCTAAAAACAATAAAGGCTATAAAAATCTGTGCAAACTAATAACGTATGCTAATTTGGAAAATTTTTATTACAAACCAAGAATCGACTATGAGGTATTAAAAAAATATTCTTCTGATTTAATATGTACATCTGCATGTATAATGTCAGACATAAACCAAGCCATATTAAATAACGATATTGAAAAAGCAGAAAATTTAATATTGTTTTATAAAGATATTTTCAATGATGATTTTTATATAGAAATTCACAGTCATGACTTAGAAGAAGAAACAATAATTAATAAAATATTGATAGAGTTGTCTAAAAAGCATAATATTAAAAATATAATCGCAAACGATGTGCATTATTTAAATAAAGAGGATTCTGTCACTCATGATGTATTATTATGCAAAAACACAAATGCTAAATTAACTGACGAGAAAAGGTTTAAATTCTCAAACAATGAATTCTATTATAAAAGTTATGAAGAAATATGTGAATCTCATAAAGAATACGGTCAAGACTTCATAGATAATTGTATAGATAATACTTATGAAATAATTGATAAATGCAATTTAGAATTGGAAATTGGAAAACCAATCATGCCTAAATTTGCAGACAATGAAAAAGAAATATTTAAAAATGAAATATTAAAAGGCATAAAAAGAATCTATAAAACAAATATAAGTACAGAAGTTTTTAGTAGAATAAATTATGAAATATCTATTATTTCTCAAATGAATTTTGAGGGATATTTTTTGATAGTTCAAGATTACACAAATTGGGCAAGAAAACAAGGAATTCCAACTGGTCCAGGGAGAGGTTCTGCTGGTGCAAGTATTGTTTGTTACTTATTAGGAATCACAGAAATTGACCCTATAAAATATAATTTGCCATTTGAAAGGTTCTTAAACCCAGACAGGATAGGCATTCCAGACATCGACTCAGATATATGTATTGAAAGAAGAGGAGAAATAATAGAATATTTAAAAGAAAAATATGGAAAATATTCTGTTGCTGGAATCATTACCTTTGGAGAATTAAAGGCTAAAGCTGCTGTCAAATCAGTTGCAAGCACTTATGGTTTAGATTTTAAGAAAGCCAATGAAATAACAAAGGCTATGAGTGGCAAGCCAGATTCTACAATAGATAGTGAATTAGAGGATAGTCCTGCTTTCAAGATACTATATGACAACGATGAAGAAATAGCAAACATAATAGATATGGCTAAAAAAATAGAAGGAAGAATACAAAACTCAGGCTGTCATGCTAGTGGATATATGATTTCAGATAGAGATATTTCAGATATTTGCCCTTTGGTTAGAACAAAAGAGGGAACAATAGCAACTGCTTATTCTATGGATAATGCTGAGAAAGTTGGATTGGTAAAATATGATATATTGGGCTTAAAAAACTTGACAATTATAAAAAATACAACTGATTTAATAAAAGCAAGACAAGAAACAGAAGTAAGTTTTGACAACATAGAATATGATGATAAAAAAACGTATAATATGTTATCTCAGGGATTTTCTTCTGGCGTGTTTCAATTAGAAAGCAATGGAATGCAAGGGTTACTTAAATCTCTTAATCCTTCAGAATTAAAGCATTTAGACGCTGTTATAGCATTATATCGACCTGGTCCTATTCAGTGTGGAGCAATTGAGGACTATATTAACAATAAACATAATTCAGAAAACATAAAATATAGATACCCTCAAATAGAAGATGTATTGTCTGATACATATGGAACTATGATTTATCAAGAACAAGTAATGCGTTTAGCAGTAGTGCTTGCGGGGTACACAATGTCTCAAGCTGATGAATTAAGAAAAGGTATCGGCAAAAAGAAGAAAGAAATTATTGACGAGCATAGAAAAATATTTGTTGATGGTTGCATAAACAACAATATTGATGAGAGTTTTGCAATAGGCTTATATAATAATATTGAAGGATTCGGACAATATGCTTTTAATAAATCTCATAGTCTTGCTTATGCTATCTTGGCTTACAGAACAGCATATTTAAAAGCTAATCATTCAGTTGAATATATGAGATGTTTATTGAATCATGAAATTGGAAGTTCTGATAAGATAAAACAATATATATCGGAAAGCTTTAGAATTGGTTTAAAAGTATTGCCACCAGATATTAATGTATCTACGAATTTATTTGAAATAAATAATGATAATAATATTGTATTTGGGTTGGCTGCAATTAAAGGCATTGGAGAGAGTGCTTTGAATAAGCTTTTAGAAGAGAGAAAAAACAATGGAGAATATAAAAGTTTTTGGGACTTGATAGAAAGGTGTTCTTCTGTTAATAAGACCGCATTAGAAGGTTTAATAAAAACAGGTTCTCTTAAATCAATTGAATCTAATTCTAAAATGCTATTAAGCTATGTGGAGTTCATTCAAAAGGCTAAAACTTTATCGAGATACAAAGAAGGTAAAACAACATTAAAAGATGCTGTGTTGGAAACAATAGCAATATCTAAAGCTAAATCATTAGAAGAATATAAAGAAATAGAAGCAAGGGTAAAAGAAATAAAAAGCACAAAGAAAGAAGACAAAGAAAAAAAAGCTAATCTTAAATTGGAATTGGAAGGAATAATAAAAGAGGAACTTAATTCTTTAACCCTGAATAACGATTATGGTGAAGATTTTACTTCTGAAGAATATAAAGATTTTGAAGAAGAACTATTGGGATTCTCTGTTTCAAATAATCCAATGATATTATTTTCTACATATGAAAAATATTTTGACACAGTTCCAATTGCAGATTTAAAGAATGATGATATTGCAGAGCAATATAAAAATAATGAACAATATATTAATGTTATAGGGTTGATAAGAAGTAAAGATGTTACAGAAAAAGGAGCTGCTAGAGTCGAAATAGAATTTTTAGGAGAGTCAATAACTGTTAAATTTGCACCTTGGATGTGGGAAAAAATAAATGGAAGAAAGGTAAATAAAAATAAATTATGCATTATAAAGCTAAAGGTATTGGATGCTTATAATAAAAACTTTGGTAATTATGATTATGCTGGAGAAAATATATCCATATTGTCCTTTATAAATGACCCAGAAATAATATATTTCGATATTGATGATAATACAGATGTTAAAAAATTATCAAACATCTTGACAAATTGCAGTAACGAATGCTACAATAATAACAAGGAAATAAAATATATCACTGCTTTAAAAAGAAAGAAAGATGGCAAAACTAAAATAATGCAGTCAACCTGTTGGGTTGATGATAAGAAATATGTTAATAAAGAAATGTATTATGCGGGAATTGAGAAGACATGTATAACAACATAGTTAGTAAGTTTAAAGATGTCAGAGAAGACACAGAAGATTTAGTTTTGCTATATCAAGAGAAAAAAGACAAGGAAACCTTAAACAAAATACTTTACAAGGTGATTGGTTTAATAAACAAAGAGGCTAACGTTATTTGCAAAAACAAAAACAATCTTATAGATTTTGAAGATGTTCAATCTCATTGTATGATAACCTTTATGAAAAGTGTTGAGAACTTTAAATATTCCAAAAAAATGAAATTCTCAACATATTTAAAAAATAATATAAATTATTATTCAACAAGATTTTTTTTAGCGGAAGATAAATTCTATAATAATAACTTGCTCGTTGGAGAAGTAAGAGATAAATTTGATAACAATAAGAATTATCTTGTGCGTGAAAATGAGGAGAATAAGAAAAATAAAAAGTCAATTGTAACAAAAGGGGCTACAACATTATATAATGACAAATCATTTTCCGATGTAGATATTAATTTAGATATAATAAAAATATTTGATTTGTCCAACATAAATGTTTTTGATAAAGAATTTTTGATAGATTATTATGGATTGTTCAATAACAAAAGACTATCTATTGATGATTTGGTTTCAAAATTAAATATTTCAAAGAAAGCTATTTATTCAAAAAGAGATAAAATCTTAGATAAAATTAAAAAAGAAATGGAGGCATATGATGATTAATGATAGACTTTGCGGAAAAGAGAAAAAATGTCCAAGTTGTTTAAATATTAATGAAACAAATAAAGCAAAACCCATTTGCGATAAAGACGGCACAAAGTTATATGAAACTGGACTTGCTGTTAAGTGTGATTGTTTTAATAAAGGAACAAGTAATGACAGAAAATAATGATATTAATGAATTAAAAAATGTAGGTATTGAGCTATACAATAAAGCAATGGCTATGAAAAAAGAATTAGAAAAAGAAACTGATTCTCAATTAGCAAATAAGATAATTGTAGGTTATAAAGTTATCTATGACAATAAAGACAAAGAAGAGATTGATTCTATATTGACATCTTTATCAATTTTGGGAATCATCTTAAAAGAAAGACTGGACAATAAAAGGGATTAATCATGACATATGTATTTTTATTTATATTTATAATAGGTTATTTTTATGAATTAAATAAAAGAATAGATTTAGAACAAAAGATTTATTATAAAGATAAGATGATAGAGCATCATAAATTTATATCTAATCTATGGTACGAAAGATATAGTTCTGTAATGGAGAAAATATATGCTAACAGATGAAAATAGTGAAGTTAAAAGCGAAGTAAGTTCCGCTTATAAAATAGAAAAACCTAAAGAAATCAATGTTTTAGAATTGCAAAGATTAAAGCAGATTGATAAATGCAAAGATTACACAAAGAAACTTATTAAATGCAACATATGTTCAAACACAACAAAGCTAATAAAATTTCATAAAAAATCAAAAGACGAAACTTATATTTGCAATGAATGTTCTCCTTCTTATACAAGCAGATTGTTTAAAAAGATAAATCCTGATTTAAAACAAAATATGAAAACACTAAGAATATTTGAGGGATTATTGAGAAACAGTTTAGATGCTAGTTTAAAACCAATAGTGAAATAAATGACAGAAGAATTGCAAAATCCAAAGTTTAGAAAAACTGGATATATACAAATATACACATCAGAAGGGAAGGGAAAGACTACTGCATCTATGGGTTTGGCTTTAAGGGCTTTAGGTTCTGGGTGGAAAGTTCTTATCATGCAGTTCTGCAAAGGAGGAGATAGGTGCAAGTACGGAGAATATAACGCTTTAAATTCATTAAAGGACAATATAAGAAAAAATTTAAAATATAAAAATTGTGGATTTGATAAAGTTGTATATAAAGCCAACTTAACAGACGAAGACAAATTGGAGGCACAAAAGGGATGGTTCTACATCATACATAATGCCAAAGAGTATGACATGATAGTATTAGATGAAATAAACATAGCTTTAGATTTGGACACAATACACATTGACCAAGTTTTAGATTTTCTAAAAAATAAACCAAAAAGGTTAGAAGTGGTAATGACTGGAAGAATAGGTAGACCAGAGATAAGAGAAAAATTATTTGAAGTTGCCCATCTGATAACAGGAATGAACCCTATAAAGCATTATATAGATATCGGAGTAAAAAGTAGGCGAGGTGTGGAGTATTAATGAAAAAAGAATCTAGAATATATAAATTGTCATCAAAATTATCAGGATTATATGTTGCTCTCTTTAGGGACACAATGCCCTTTCATAACCAGAATATGACTTGCCAAGAGAATGGCTTAAAATTGGTCGAAGCAATAAAAAAAGAGATAAATGATTATTATGAAAAACAATAGGTTTTCTTTATGTGTTCTGATAGACAAAAACCAAGATGGATATATATATTTTTTATTAAAATATTTACTTACTAAATTTGCTAATATAAAAATATCCGAAAGGGAAAGTTGCTTCAGTTATATTAGCCCATTAATAGACATTAGGGTAAAGCTTATAGACCCAGATAATTTTGACTGTTTATCAATAGTTGGAATGTGTGTTAACAATATTGTATATAGCGAGTCTTTAGAATTCACATGCAGTGGGTTTAGAGAAATTATATCTGTGTATAAAAGCGCATTAAACAAAGAAAACATATATAAATTATAGTCAATAACAAATGCGATAATTAAAAAAATAATTCACTACTTGACAAGTAAGATGTTATAATACATAATAAAAATATAATCGAACCATGATAATTAAATAATAAATTGTAAAATATAGTGACTGAAGAGAATGCCAAGTTCTCAAAAGTGTATTAATAAGAGGGTTGGAATGCCCTTCATAGTTTTGTCAAAGACGAATTGTTAATAACTGTAAGTAACTATAAAACCATAAGGAATCTGTAAGTCTTGTGTAAGCTATCTGAATTTTTATGTTACCTTAGTGAAGTGAGGATACATTTGAACAAAGAAACGTGATAAACTGCGATTGGTATCTGGTTAATATCAGATACGAAAGACTATGTACGGAGTGCGAGTAGCAAATGTCGCTTGAAAATAACGGCTATATAAAATATGATATTGGATGTGAAAGCTAAGAGTAACCAATCTCTTCATATGTTAAGGGTTAAAAAGTACAATTAACCTAGTATGTGTCTGAATAATGGTAAATGGCTGTATGGTGAAAGCTTGCAAGTAAAAAATAAACCTTGTCTATGTTTTATAATTTATTATTTATTGGTTGTTTATAATAAATAATTGCTCCTTTGTAAGAGATGTCGAAAGACATCTTTTTATTATATATTGACAGATGTTATTTTATCGTTTAATATATTTATATAGAAATTAAGGATAATAAAATGATAGGTTACAAAATATTTAGAAAAGGACTGATAGATAATGGCATTAAGTATGAATTGGGAGAACATGTTAAACTATATGATGACCCAACTATATACGGTGTGGGCTTTAAGTTATATCAGACTATAACTGATGGCATGTGGTATTGGAAACAATCTGTATATAAGGACAGAGAATACGAAATAGCCTTAATAGAAACAATTGGAGACGTTGTTGAAGATGGCTGTTGTTGTAAAGCTCCAGTGTTTGCTACAAATGAATTTATTGTTAAAGAAGTATTTAGTAAAGAATTTGCTTATTTTTTATGGCAAAAAGAACAATGTATTAAAAATTTGATTGAGCTTTCATATAAAAAAGTAAATGATGTTGATTCTAAAAATGATTTATATAATAAAATTTATAAGTTAGAGAAAATAAATAGAACACAGTTAGGGGAAGCGAGAGAAAAGGATTTATTAACAATAAAAAATTTATCTAAAGAACTGGAAGAGATTAATAATAAAAAAGATTTAATTGACTTTGTATCAGAAGTTGCACAGTATAATTATTGTGACGAGACTGAATTATTTTGTCCTTCTTGCGGTAAAAGATTAGTTGAAGATGATTTTAAAATAAAAACATTCGGAGATAGATACAAGGGAATAGATTTGAGATATTGGAAATGTGGAAATTGCTCATTGCAGTTTAATGTTATAGATTACGGAAATAACAAGCATGGCAATCATCCAGACAGAGATGCTAATTTAATAAACGATGCCAAACAACATAAAGAAATATATGAAAATATAATAAGCAAAACAAAAGAATTTATATTAGATATAAATAATGAAGCAGATTTATTTTATATAAAGGAATAAATATCAATGAAGATATTTCTAATTAGTGATTTACACATGAAGCATAATAATCTGATTTTGCGAGGAGTGAGAAGTCGATTCAAAGATTGCGAAGAACATGACTCTTTCATAAAAACAAATTGGAATAATGCTGTTTCTAAAGAAGACCTTGTTTATATACTTGGAGACTGTTTTTGGGATAGAAAATATGAAATATTCAACGAATTAAATGGTCAAAAGATTGTCATAAAGGGTAATCATGACTCTAAAGAAAACTTACAAAGGGCAAAATCATCCAACTATATAGCCAATTGGCATTACTATAAAGGGTTTATGCACAATAACGATTACGTATTTTTAATTCATTTTCCAATGTTATCATGGGATAGGGCTTTTCATGGTTCTTATCACTTTTATGGACACGTTCATGGCTCTTTGCCATATACGAAAGGAAGAAGTATGGATGTATCCGTTGATGCAATAAACTATACTCCAATATTATTAGATGATGCAATAAATAAATTAAAATATAGAGATAATAAATATTTTTATAATGCAAAAACAGGTGAGAAAATGTTTAGTATAGATGGAGCTAAAAATTATGAATAAAAAAGAATTTAAATTTAAAGGATTTAGCTATTCGGAATTGGTTGATAAATGGGAATTAAAATCTGATATATCCGAAGAAGAATATGAAAAATTAGAAGACAATCTTGGCAAAGATTATAAAAAATATCCAATTATAAAAACATCTTATGACTATAATGCTTTTCTATTATCTAAAGAAATTAGTAGACTGATGGATATTTGTGTTGGACTTGATTGGAAAGATAATCGTCCTTCTGTGGAAGAAGTAGATAATTATAATAGCAGAATGAAAGACATAAAAGATTTCTTGCAAGCATTATATGATGAAAAGCATAGTGGATATTATAAGATAATGTATAAAGCAATAAAAATGACTGGAAATAATTCAGAATATGCAATGTTGCAATTATTTGATTGTTTTCTGCATCATCTATGGACTTAGGAGGTATTAATGAAAATAATAATTAGAGACTTAAAGGAATTTGAGTCATGTATTAAAAGTTGCAGAGAGAGCAATATGTTTACTTTCGGAGTTATTTTGGAGACAGAAGACGGTAAAGTGATAATGAAATCAACAAATGGAACACTATTAAGAATATTCAAAAGTAAATATGTAGAGATAGCAGAGTAATTAATTTAATATGATATGTTTGTATCCGAAATATATTTAACACAAAGTTATTGAACTACAACGTGAGAGATTTACACTGAGAATTGATATTTACATGTTTATACATGAGAAGGAAGATAATATGAAGAAAAGATTAAAAGAAGTCATGGAACAAGCAAAAACAATAAATGCGGAAATAAGACAGAGCATGATTAGAAATACAGAGCTAAAGAATAGTTTAGATAATGCTAATTTTGAGCTATCCATGACCAGAAACATTTGGCTCATGAAATTGAGCGATATGGATAAAGATGAACTTAAAGAATACGGCTCTAACGAATCAATAAGAGAGGCTAAGTTTAAGAAAGAAAATGAAGAGCAATTATCAATTATTAAAACCGTTCAAGATAGATTAAAAATAAATAATGATAACCTGAGTTTGAATACACATGATATTAATGATTTAAAATTTGAAAAAGATTGCTTGATTGCGTTGATTGGAGATTAATAATGAAAATTAAAACAATATCCGATTTGCATTTAGATTTTAGAAATTATAAATTCGATATTGATTTAGAGGATATTGATGTTTTGATATTGGCTGGAGATACAGCAGAAGGCTTAAAGCATGCTTTATGGCTATTAAATCTATTAGACATGAATCCCAATCTGCATATCATTGAAGTTGCTGGAAATCATACATTCTATAATGAAAAATCAACAATGGAAGCAACAATTCTTAAACTGAGACAACTATCTCAATTGTATTCCCATTATCATTTCTTGGAAGATGATTTTGTTATCATTGATGGTGTTAAATTCATAGGTTCATGCTTTTGGACAAATTTCAACAATATGAATCCAAATGACATCCAAAGAGCATGGAAATCAATGAATGATTATAATTATATAAATTGTGAAATTGGGAGAATAACTCCATATTTTATAAATAATATTCATGAGAAATCAAAAGAATATATATTCAAAGAATTGGATAAATATGATGGCAAATCAATCGTCATAACGCATCATTTAGGCATATTGACAGATGAATATAATGATTTAAAATATGCTTACGAAGTAGATTTATCTAAAGAGATAGAAGCATGTAAAAATAAGCCGTTGTATTGGTTTTCTGGACACACGCATGAATCAATGAAAAAGAAAAAACATGGGATAAATTTTATATCTAACCAGGTTGGGTATCCTCCCCCATATGAAAGAGGAGACAGTAAATATAATAAAGATTTAATTATCGAGGTTTAATATGAAAGATAATATAATAGGAAATTGCAAAATACAATTAACAGATAAAAATATATTACAATTACCATTGATTGATTTCCTAGAGTCAATTGTTGAAAATTTAGAAGATGATAAATTATTGGAATTTATAACACAAATTGGGTTAAAAGAATCTTTATTTAAGAGAATAACAGTTATGCTTGCAGAAGAATACACCTTGCCTAATTATAATGATTTATTTCATGAGGGCAGAGAATTATTTTTAGAAAATTTAAAAGATTATGCCTATATATACTATAAAAAATATATTGTTCAATTAAAAGAAGAGTTAAATAGGAAAAAACAGGTGATAAGGAATTATGAAGACATTCTTTTTCATGTGCAAAATAATTATCAAGATATAGGTGATTTGACCAGATTTAATTGGGTAAAAGATTGCATTGATGAAAATAGCAAACTAAAACATTGTACTAATTTTGAAGAAGTCAAAAGGTTAGAAAATATATTATTATTAAAAGAATTGGACGAAATCAATGAATAACAAATCACATAAATGCAGATACCGTTTAACAAATTGTCCATTTATAGATGGTCCATGTAAAACATGTAAAAGTGTCAATTATAATCCAGAGGCAACATTTTCAGAAGACGATTTGGCTTGTCATGACGTAAGACACTTATTTAAAAAAGGAGATATTATTCCAGATATTATGCCAGAATCAAGGATTATAGGAGATAATAAATGAACAAAAATAAAAAAAGATATTGCATGAATTGTGAGCATATCCAGAGTTTTAATATTGGAGACGAAAGGCACATTTATACTGGAGAGGATGCCGACTGTCATCATCCTAATTCTGTCAAAGTATCAAATTCTGCTTTAAGAATAGACAAGACAATGGATTCATGCAATTTTAGAAATAAAGATAATAATTGCAAAGATTTTGAGCAAAGATATTATGAAAAAACAATTGTTGATAAAAGATTTCTTGGCATTCCAATTAAATATAAAAAAATAAAAGTTGCAGTTGCATGGGAGAAAGATGATGATTAAAGTGAGAAAAGGTAAAAGAAAATTATATTACGAAGATAGCAAATTAAGCAACTGTAATTATAATAAATATAATAATTATTTTATATTGTTGTGTTTGAATGAATTAAAACGATTAACAATTGGCAATATTCCTAATATATTCAGAGCCATAAAAGAGATGTTTCAGATTATCTCTGAAATAATATTATTAATTTTAATTATTGCAGTATTCCCAATAAGCATTCCTATCATGGTTATATTAAATAAAATAGATATTAAAAAAAATAATCCCAAGATTGATTATAAAGCATATATTGACAATCATACAAAAATAATATAGAATATAAATAGATGGCTGGCGTAGTTTAAGTGACATCTTCGACATGTCCAAAGGATGATATGTGGATAACGTATATCTGAATAGAATCTTTGATTTAGTTCAGGGAGGAGTGAGTGCAAATCTCACCGCAAGCCATCCTTTATATATAAAGGAGCAAAATGAAAACTAAAAACATATTAATAACAGGCGGTGCAGGTTTTATAGGAAGCCATTTAGTTGATGTCCTATTAGCTCAAGACAATAGAGTAATTGTCGTTGATAATTTATCAAATGGAAGAATAAATAATATTGAACATAATTTTGATAATCCTAATTTTTCATTTTATGAATCAAACATTACTTATTCGGAAATACTTAATCAAATATTTGAAAAAGAAAATATAGATACTGTGTTTCATTTGGTTGCCAATTCTGATATTTCTAAAAGCAATGAAAACCCGAATATTGATTTATGTAATACATTTGATACAACATTTAATATATTAAATACCATGAGGGAATACAATGTAAAAAAGATTGTATTTGCATCTACTTCAGCGGTTTATGGAGAATTAAAAGGCAAACTGTCTGAAGATTCTGGACCATTACTTCCAGTTTCACATTACGGTGCTTCCAAATTAGCCTCAGAGGCATTTATATCAAGCTTTGTTGAGAACTACGATATGCAAGCGTGGATATTTAGATTTCCAAATGTCGTTGGACCAAGAGCAACACATGGAATCATATATGATTTTATAAATAAATTAAAAGAAAACCCAAATACATTAACGGTTTTAGGAGATGGAAATCAACATAAGCCATATTTATATGTTGATGAACTTATAGATGCAATATTATATGTTTGTAATAATACAAATGAAAAGATAAATTTATATAATATAGGAAATAATACAAGAACTTATGTAAAAGAGATTGCAGAAATGGTTATAAAGGCAATGAATCTACAAAATATAACAAAGGTACAATACACAGGTGGAAATAAAGGTTGGATTGGAGATGTATCAGAATTTGATTATTGCTTAGATAAAATACATAATCTGGGTTGGAGAGCAAGTATGACATCTAATCAGGCAATAATGGAGGCAATCAAATGCAACTTGTAATTATAGCTGGTGGCAAAGGCACAAGACTTGGCTTGAAAGATATTCCAAAACCTATGGTGTTATTGGGTGATAAGCCCATTATACATCATCAAATAGACTTGGCTATAAGACATGGAATAACAGATATTGTAATAATTGCAGGGCATTTATCCGAAGTTATTGTTGATTATTTTAAAGATAATATGCCAAATGGTATAGATTTAACTATCATACAAGAATTAAAACCAATGGGAACAGCAGGAGCTTTATATTCTGCTAAATCAATATTACAAGATAGATTTATGGTATTTTACGGTGATTTATATTTAAATTTTGATATTAATAAATTTATTGAGTTTTATGAACATATTAGAGCGTTTGCTACAATAATTGTTCAACAACCTATTTGTCCAGAAGAAGAAGACGTATTGCGGGTTTATAATAATAAAGTAACAGCATTTTATCCAAAACCAAGAAATCATGCGGTAAATTATTGTAATTTATTAAATAATGCAGCGGTTTATATATTATCAGATAAAATACTTCATTTTATAGATTCTACAGAGCCACAAGATTTTGGCAAAGATGTGTTTCCAAGAATGTTGAATAATGGTGTTTCAATTATAGCTTATCAAACAGACGAAATATTAAAAGATTTGGGAACTTTAGAAAAATTAGAGGGAGTCAGGCATGATTATTTCAAGAACTCCATTTAGAATAAGTTTTGCGGGTGGCGGTAGTGATTTAAGAGAACACTATAAGGAATATGGTGGAGCTGTTTTATCTGTTACTATAAATAAATACATTTACCTTTCCATGCATCCTTATTTTGAAAAGGATAATTATTTTCTTAAGTATTCTGAAATTGAAAAAGTAAGTTCTGTTGATAAAATAAAACACAATATAATCAGAGAAACCTTTAAGGAATACAATATAAAAGGCGTCGACTTTAATTCAAGTGCAGATATTCCATCAGGCACAGGATTGGGTTCTTCTTCTGCATTCACAGTAGGGTTAACAAACCTCTGTAGTACATATAATAAAAAACACTGTAATAAAGAATATTTAGCAGATAAAGCCTGTGATATTGAAATAGATAAATTAAAGTGTCCCATTGGCAAACAAGACCAATACGCCTCTGCTTACGGAGGGTTAAACTATATAATATTTAACCAAGATGATTCTGTTACTGTAAATAGTATAAAGCTTGATAAAAGAAATAAAAATAAACTTGAAAACAACTTGCTTTTATTTTATTTGGGAAATGTTAGGTCTGCAAATAAAGTGTTAGAAGGCTATGAGATTAATCATAATAATTTAAGTAAAATGGTTGACTTAGCTAAAATGTTAAATTCTGCATTGAGCGTAGGAAACATTGATTCAATTGGAGATGTATTACATACAGGCTGGATGTATAAAAAAGAACTATCTTCAGAGATAAGCAATACAGAGATAGATTATTATTATAATTTATCTATTAAAAATGGAGCAGACGGTGGCAAGTTGCTAGGTGCAGGTGGAGGTGGATTCTTATTACTTTATGTAAAAGAGGAAAATCAAGAACAATTGAGAAGAAGCTTAATAGATTTAAAAGAAGTAGATTTTAAGTTTGAAGACAAAGGAGCAAGTATAATTTATGATGACAACAATAGATAATTATTTTGACAGACTAAAGAAAACAATAGATAATATTGATAAAAATGAAATAAAAAAAGTTGTAAATATATTATTAGAAGCAAGAGATAATGAAAAACAAATATTTATCATGGGGAATGGGGGAAGTGCCTCAACGGCTTCTCATTTTGCTTGTGATATAAATAAAGGTACAAAACAAAAAGATAAAAAAATGTTTAAGGTTATCTGTTTAAATGATAATATTCCCACTATGTTAGCTTATGCAAATGATGTTGGTTATGAATCTATATTTGAAGACCAATTAAAGAATTTTTTAAATAAAGGTGATGTTGTAATAGGTATTTCTGGAAGCGGTAATTCAGAGAATATAATAAAGGCAATTGAATACGCTAATCTCAAGCGAGCCATAACAATAGGAATAACAGGATATGGTGGTGGAATATTAAAACAAATTAGTAAACACTCCGTCAATGCAAACATAGACGATATGCAGATTTCGGAAGACATACATATGATATTGGTTCATGTAATAATGAAAGCCATATTAAATGTAAAATCATAAATTGATTATATTATTTATACGATAAGGAACTGTAAAATAAATGTTATTTCAAAATAATAAGAAAAAAATAAAAGTTGTATTTTTGTTTCAGGTTGCTTCGTTCTGGGCATCATGGGACTCATTCTATAATGAGTGTATAAAAGATGATAGACTTGATGTAAAAATTGTTTTATTTGATGAAGAAATTTGTGAAAAAAGTCAAATGAAAACAGCAAGAGTGTTTTTAGAAAAAAATAATATTTCGTTTATAGAATATAAGGATTATAATATAGATAAAGATTGTCCTGATATTTGGATAATGCAAACACCTTATGATGAAGGACATAGACCACTAGAGCTAAGGTCTGATTACATAAAAAACAAAGGTATAAAAATTGTATACATAACTTATGGAATAGAAATATCCAATACAGTTGAATCAGTGAACGCACATTTTTTAAAAGGTGTTCCGCAGAATGCATGGAGAATATATACATTTTCACCATTAATTAAAAAAGATTATGATAAATATATATCGCCAGAAATAACAAGGGCATTAGGTCATCCAAAGTTTGATGGACTATATAATAAAAATAATTTTCCATTGCCAGAAAATATTAAACAAAAAGCAAATGGGAGAAAAATTGTATTATGGAAAGTTCATTTTCCAAAGATATTTTCAATACCAAATACAGATAAAATTCATTATGTGACACCAGACTTTGAAGAATATAAAAAGTTTTTAAATGAAATAGAAAATCATAAAGATTTATTCTTTATATTTATGCCTCATCCAAAATTCTTTGAAATTATTTTAGAATATAATATTTTAAACGAACAAGAAATTGAAGAAATAAAGAAAAAAATAAATAGTTTTGATAATTTATATATGTATTTAGAAGATGACTATAGACCAGGAATTTTAAATGTAGACTGTATAATTGTTAGTAGGTCTGCAATAATGGTAGAGGTGGCGGTTACAGAAAAGCCAATATTGTATATGTATAATAAGAAAAATATAGAGGCTATGACAGATGCTATATCTGGATTAATAAATACATATTATACTGGTAGCACTTGTGAAGATATGATAAATTTTATAGAAATGTTTAAAAGAGGTGAAGATATAAAAAAGCAAGAAAGGTTGAGTGCAATAAAGAAATATATTCCATTTTTTGATGGAAATGCAGGAAGAAGGATTAAAGAAGACATAATATCTTCTTTTAAAAATGATAAAGCGGAGGGAAGAAATGAAATATAATTATTTATCAATAGAAGAAAAGAAAAATATAGATGAATTTTTCAAAGTAATGAAAGAAAAAAGCTGGATGGGGGAGTGTGGCTATCCATTTATATCCTTTATTGCTTCTCTAATATCGGCAAACAATATAACTAATATTGTTCAATTAGGACACTTTTTAGGATATTCGTCAATCATAATAGCAATGATTTTAAGACAAAGTGAAACAAAAAATTCATTCATATCAGTAGACATAAATCCATTTCATACAGAAATAACGGATAACTTTGTAAAGAAGTTTGGTCTAATAGATTATGTAAAAACATATACATATAGTTCTACCGATGAATCATTTGTAGATATTTGTAAAAATAACAGACCTAATCTTATAGTAATAGATAGCTCTCATGAGTATGAACAAACAATAAAGGAATTAAACATCTATTATGATATGTTACAGCATGGTGGATTTATTATACTACATGATTCTTCTGAGCTAGCAAAGAGATGTGACGCTTCTGGTCAAGGTGGTGTAAAAAGAGCATTGGAAGAATTTAAAGAGAAAAATACTGAAGTAAGCATGATAAATATAAACGATTATGTAAGCAATAAAAATACATTAGAACAAAATAGAACAAGCTATAAAGACCCTAGCGGAATATGTATTATTCAAAAGAGGGCTATATAATGGATTTAGAATTTACAGGCGAAAGACAAGTAAGTAAAACACTGGATGGTGTTGAACAAAAACATTTAGAAAGATATTCTTTTGCTAGAAATAAAATAAAAGAATTATTGCCAAAGAATAATTTAAAAATAGCTGACATTGGATGCGGTATTGGTTATGGGTCATTTATATTGTCTGAACTTAATTACTTTATTAATTCATATGATATTTCAGAAGAAGCAATTTGTTTTGCTAATAAATATTATAAAAGAGATAATATAAATTATTTTACAAATGATTGTTCCAATCCTGATTTTTTAACAGAACATTATGATGCAATTGTTTCTTTTGAGTTTTTAGAACATATTGATATTGATTTATCAAAAAAAATATTAAATAAAATTATTGAGAAAAGTGATTTGGCAATTATATCTGTCCCTATAAATAAACCTTCGCTCTTCCATAAGTTTGCATTGAATAAAGAAGAAATTAAACAATATTATGAAGAAGCGTTGCAAAATTTCCCAAACAAGTGCATAATAGAAGAATGGATTCAAGGTAATATATTTTATATAATAGTGATAGGTGATAAATAGATGGTAGTTTACTTTAGATGTCCTGAAAATAGTGTTCCATGTGGAGGAATAAAAAAGTTGTATGACCATGTGGATATTCTTAATAAAAATGGCATAGAAGCATATGTTTTACATTTTGATGATACAGAAGCATTTAGATGCAACTGGTTCCCAAACAATACGAAGATAACCTATGACAAAACTGTAATTAAAGAAGATGATATTGTAGTTTTTCCTGAAATATATAATCATCATGCATTTAACACTGTACCAAAATGTAAAAAAGTTATTTTCAATCAGAGTTGTTATAATACATTTGCCCCATATGGAACAATAAACGAAAATACTATTTTTAACTATAACAATCCTGACGTTATTGGCATAATGGTCGTTTCGGAAGATAGTAAACAATATTTAGAAATGTTTTTAGATAGAAAAATCCATAGAGTGCATATCTCAATTGATTTTAACAAGTTTTTTCCAATAGTAGAAAAGAAAAAGCAATGCTGTTATATGCCAAGAAAAAACAAACAGGATGTTGACCAAGTAATATCTATTTTAAAACTTAGGGGGAGATTAAAAGATTATAAATTTATTGCCATAGAAAATATGACAGAAGAGGAGTTAATAAAAACATATCAAGAATCTGAGATATTCTTGTCATTCAGCAAAAATGAAGGATGTGCAGCTCCTCCACTTGAAGCTATGGCTTGCGGATGTACAGTTATTGGATATACAGGTATGGGTTGCAGAGAATATTTTGATTTATGTCATATTGTTGAACATGGAGATATAATAGACTTCGTTAAAAGAATAGAGCATGTAATAAAGTGTGAACTTTATATTGAAGAAGAGGATATCAATTTCATAAAACAAAATTATACAAAAGAAATAGAAGAGAATGATATATTAAAATTTTGGAATGAATTATTAAACAAAGAAGGAAATAAATAAGCATGTATTATAAATTAGTTGTTCTTTTTGTGCAGTATGATACTAAAAAATACCCAAATTCTTTATTTTATTTACAGAAATATTTGAACAAGATAAAAGAAAATAGTGTGAAAATAATTGTCATAGACAATAAAGATGAAGAAGGTTCTGAGAGTGGTTATCTTAATGGTGTTACTACAATATCGGGAGATAATTCAGTTTGGGAATTTAGCGGTTGGGATAAAGGCTTACAATATCTTAAAGAAAAAAATATTGATTATGATGCTATCTTATTCGCAAATGATTCATTTTTAGCCCCAAGCGGTTATGATTCACCACTTACAATAATAAATGATAATAATGTATTTAATTGTGTAGAAAATAATAGTATTATTGGTAATTTTTGCAATACCGCAATAAATTTTAAAATAGGTAAATATTTAGTAAATAAATATACGAGAACTCATTGCTTTATGTTATCTAAATTAGTAGTTGATAAAATAGGCTCATTAGTTACGGTGGATGCTGATTTTGTAGATAAATGCATTGATTTATATAAAAAAGATAACATGTATTTTTTGAAAGACGCTCCAATTTGCATTAATGTCAAAAGAAATCTTGTTAATAATTTAACAACTAATTGGCACAGTTCTTTTGACATATCAAAAAATTGGGAATTATTTAGAATGAAAAGTTTAATGCTATTAAATGAATTAACCCTATATACCAGAATAATGAGAATATTGGGATATAATAGAGCAGAATATGAATTAAAAGATATTATAAACAGCATTCCAGATAATAAAAAAATAGTATGCATTGGAGCATCAACATGCGTCAAAAAAATGTTTATTGAAAGTAATTTATTATCTAAAAACATAGTGGCTTTTCTGGACAATAAAGCAAAAGGCAAATTAAACGATATTAATATTTATACGCCAGAAGAATTTATTGAGAAAAATATAGAATATGATTTTGCTATTTATACACTATTTGAACCCAATACAATAAAGAGCCAAATAGAATTACTAAAAATAAAAACTATAGAATCTTTATATAACTAAAGGAAATTATATGAAATTAATTGTTTCTTTTGTACAATATAATACTGAAAAATATCCAAGCTCATTATTATATCTTATAAAATATCTTAAAAAAATTAAAAATCATTATGTTGAAATAATTGTTGTGGACAATAAAAGGTCTAGCAATTTATTCAATCCAATAATTAAAGATAATATAACATATATTGATGGAGATAATACTTGTTGGGAGTTTTCTGGTCACACAAAGGTTATCGAATATTTAAAATCCATTAACGATGATTATAGTTCTATATTATTTGTTAATGATTCATTTTTAGCCCCAGGTGGAAATGATAGCCCTTCGGTTATTATTAACGACAACTGTGTTTATGAATGCAGAAAAAATGATAAAATTATTGGTAATATATTAGATGCAGAACCATATGAACTAATAATTGATAAGTATAATATAAAAAAATACATGAGAACGCATTGTTTCATGTTGTCCAAAAATATTATAAATAAAATAAAAACACTGGTAACTCTCAATATTGATTTCATAGATAAATGCATCTCTTCAAATGCAAGTTATCCATACATATTATTAGGCGCTCCTATTAATTCAGTTGCAAAAAACAATATTGTAAGAAACTTACAATTGCATTGGCATAGCCCTATAAATATAGAAAAAGAGTGGGATTTCTTCAGGATGAAAAGTTTGATGTTGCTAAATGAATTATCTTTATATACAAGAATAACAGAGGACATAGGATAATATGAAAAATATATGTGTTTTATATGTTGAATATGATAATAATAAATATCCTTATTCATGGGATATATTACAAATATATCTAAATAAATTAAAACCCTTTTATAATATTGAAATTGTAAAAATAGATAATAAATGTGAAGAATGTTATTATCCAGATGATTGGATTTGTGCTGATGAAATTTTTTCTAAATTTAAGACAATAAAAATAAAAGGTAATAATCATGAATGGGAATTTAGCGGATGGCAAAAGGCTAGAAACTATATAATAAGATATGAATATTCATATGATTCAGTTCTGCTTATTAATGATAGTTTTATTACAAATGATTATTTTCTTAACAAGAAATTATTTGATAAAACATGTATTGATAAATGCATTGAAGACAATGTAGTTGTTGGGAAAGTAGACAATTTATATAATAGAAAAGAAAATAATTGCAAATTATTTACGATAGAATATAATAACGACTATAAAGATATTCATTCATGGATGAGAACAAATATTTTTTATATGCCAAAGAGCATTGTTAATGAAATATCATTTGTTTCTATAAAAAAAGAAGATACGAGCAATTATATTTCAGATAATATAAATAACCCCTTTATGAATAAAATAAGTATTGATTTGCAAAGAAATATTGGTAATTGGATTGAAAATAAATGGCATTCTAAATTTAAAGTAACAAAAGAAACATATGAATTCTTTAAGATGAAATGCTTATCTATATTGAATGAAAAGCTTTTAACATATAACATATCACAAAAATATAATATAATTAATGTAAATGATATAATTGCTTGACAAAAATAATAAAATAATTCATAATATATGAAGTAATAAAGGAATACGCATGAAATGAATATTTATACATCATATTTTGGAAACATAAAGAGAATAAAAAAAGAAATTAATAATCCTTATTTTTGCACAATTGCAAGATATTATGCTAAATTTAGAGAATATATCGATGAAGCAATATATGAATTTATGCCAAGTAAAGAACTTTTATCTTTATATAAAAATAGATTAATTGACGAAGAAGAGTATGTCAAATCATTCAATGAATCATTGTTTTATAAATTATATAAAATAGAAGCTTCTGGTGGAATAAGTAAATTTTTTGAATCAATAAATGAAGAAAATATATTTCTATTATGTTATGAGAATAAAAATGATTTCTGCCATAGACACTTAGTCAGCAAAATGTTAAATGGAAGATATAACTTAAACATAAAGGAATATTAATATGTCAGCAAGAACAGCTTATGATATTTATAAAGAATTAGAAAAAGAAGAAAGCAGTATTATTTATGGGGACAACTTTGGAGAAGTTGGTAAGGGTTCATGGGAATCAATGTTTTTAGATGTTAAAGATGGAGATGATAAATAATGGCAATTAAAATAGTAGTAAATAAACCAAAAACACAGACAGTTAAGAAGTTTCCTGAGTTTGATAGCTCTAAGATTTATGTCTATGAAACACTTGGTAAACCTGAAACATTAAGACAAATAACTAGAAACTTTAATCATAGTTTTGAAATAAGAGAGCTAAATTCAAGTAAATTAGTAAGTGAATTTGAAGGCTTTTTAAATGTGTTAACTTGTGTGGCAACACCTATCTACATCCTAGACAACCAACAAGACTTAGCAAGATTCATAATGGGTTGTAGAGAGTTTCCTAAAGTTGAAGAAATAAAAACTGAAGAAGAATTAGTTTGGCATCCTGACGAAGTTAGTATTAACGATATTGACAAGTATAAGATATATGCATCATATATCGATGGCGAAATAAATATTTTAACCAAAGAACAAAACCTCTCTTATATTTTTAAAGAACTTTCACATAATAGGGGTAACATTCGTAGTGGACAAGGATGTATGAAAGACATAAAGAAGTTTATAGAAATATTTTTAGATGAAAATATTTATCAATTCGACACACAAGAAGAGTTCTTAAGATGGAGTTTGGAGCAAGTGACTGGCAAGAAGTTTATTAACAAAACTCTTTATGAGGCATTAGGAGATGGAGAAGTGTGCCCTGTAAAACAATTAGACGTAGAAATACTTGAATAGGTAAATTATGAAATTAGCACAATGCTTGTTGGTAAAAAACGAAGAAGATATAATAAAATACAATATCTCTTATCATAAAAATATTGCAGATGTTATTATTGTAACCGATAATAACTCTGATGATAAAACAAGGGAGATATTGGAAAGTCTATATCAAAAACAGGTTATTGATGAGTTGATTATAGAAAAAGACAATAACTATAATCAATATGTTTGGAATAACAGAATGTCCTTGTTGGCTAAACATAAATATAATTGCACTCATTGTTTTTGTTGCGATGCTGATGAGTTCTGGGATATTGACAGAGAACAATTAGAATCAGGATTTTTGGTTTCGGATATAATAAAAATACCTTTCCATAATTATTTCCCAGAGGTAAATAAACACTTTACTGAATTTAAGTACAGAACAACAGGCAAAGAATATTCATCTGAATTATTAAGCAAGATATATAACTTATTCAATGCTGTAAATTCTTGCGAAGCAAATAAATATAAAGCCATATATTCTTTATCTAATTTCGTTTCAAATTGGCAGGGGAATCATGGTGTTGACCTGTCTTTAGATTGTTATCCTTTAATATCTAAAGAGATGATAATTAGACACTATCCAATATTAAGTTATGATAGATTTAAAAACAAGATAATTCAGGGTGGAACTGCTTATAATAATAATAAAGAATTTAATAAAAATATTGGTAGTCACTGGAGACTATTATATAACATATATTTGCAATCAGAAAATTTATTTAAAGAAGAATATTCAAAAATAACACATATTGACAAAGATAAGCTTATAGACGATAATGTAATTATAAGAGATGAATTAAATAGGTATTTATGATAACTTCATGAAAGGAAATATGATGAATAAAGTTGAGCAAATAATAGCCATCGTAGTGTCGCAGTTAACATTTCTCTTATTGTCTGCTGTTATTATTTTTCTAGCATGTAAAGCTATCTTTTAAATGAAAAACTTTTATGAGAATATAAACTATAATAAAAGAAGCAATCCTCATTATTATGGATATATAAATTCAAACAATAACAAGTTAGTATATTCAAATGATTATGGCTTAGGATATGATAAAGGCTTTACTATTGTTGAAGATTGCACAACTTATGGTAAGTGGAAAAAACACAGAGTTAGTAAAATTGATGCTTTAAACTTTATCAGAAAAGCAAGAAAAGAGTATATGTCGAATTAGGTGCTAAGATGAGCAATGATAAATTTGTTAAGAGTTTCTTAAATGGATGTTTAAGAAAGAAAAGATTTGACACAGCAGATAAAGCTATGAAGGCAGCAAAGAACAAGAAAGTTAAGTTGTCTGTTTATTATTGCAGGTCCTGTAATGGATTCCATATAACATCTTCTAAATCAAAATGGAAATCAAAGGTGTCTTGACAAAATATATAAGATGATACATAATTTATAAGTGTAAGAGATATAAAGATGGATATAACATGAGTGCATTAATAAATAGTTTAAAACAAATAATATGTCCAAATTGCAAAGTTATGTATTTTGCAAAGCCAGAGATGAGATATGTGCAATGCCAAAGATGTTATAGATATTATCATCAAAAAAGCAGGACAATAGATACCCCAGAGTGGATTGGAGATTTTATAGAACGCTGCAAGGGAGAGAAATAAATGTTTGGTTTTAGTTTTAAGAATAAAGAGGTGAATATGTTTATTCCAAAGTTATCAAAAACAGTTGATTTAATCAACAAAGTAACAAATTTATTAGCAGATGTTATTGATAAATCAATCGACAAAGCTTACTTAGAAGTGAGTGAATTCAGCGAAGAAACAATTTTGTTAAAAGAAAAAATGCATGAAATCATTTCTCAATTTGAAACAAAGATTAACTCCTTAGAAGAAAAAACAAGATTTGTTTTAACATCAATTCCAAAGGCAAAATTATTCAGTCAAAAATTAAGAGATTTGTTAAAAGATGAAGAGAGTGGAAATCAATAAAATACCAACAGAAATTTATAATCCAAATTATGATTCTAAAATACATAAAAGCAGTTTAGAATTCAGACCAGTTGAAACTTCTCTGTTGCCAGATAGAAGAAATAACAAAACAGGTAGGCTGTTAGATATTGTGGGATAAGCGTGATTTTGTTTATATTTGGGTAAATAATTTTTAATATATCTATTTCCCCAAATATTTTTATTTTAAGTTTTAATTTATGATTAAGTGAGAGCGTATGAAATTTTCAAAAATAGTTGCGGATTGTCCTTGGGATTATAACGATAAAAAAAATAATGACCCAGCTATGGGTGGACTAACATATAAAAGCATGGTAAATGAAGACCTATATAATTTAAACTTGTCAGATGTTGCAGAAAATGATTCATTATTATTCTCGTGGTCAACAATGCCAAAGCTCAAAGAAGGTATTGAATTTATAGAAAGAAATGGATTTAAATATATAACTTGTGGTTTGGTATGGGTAAAAATTAACCCAAAGGGAGAAGTGACAAAAGAAGGTAAAGATATAACGCTAAAAGGTGGAATATATTCTGGGCTTGGTCATTATTTTAATGGAAATGCTGAATTATTATTGATTGGTAAAAGAGGAAAAGGTCTAAAAAGAATAAGAAAAGACATAAAGCAAATAATGATTGAGCCAAGAGGGATACATTCTAAAAAACCAGAAGAAGCACAAAATAGAATAGAGCAACTTTATGGAACAGAAGGAAATATGTTGGAAGTTTTTGCTAGAAGACAGCGAAGTAATTGGGTTTGTGTAGGCAATGAGATTTCTGGTAATTCAATCGAAGTTGATTTAGAATTGATAAAGCAGGATAAATATTCGTAAATGGACAAAGTAAAGATAATAATAGCAGATATTGACAATTGCATTTTTGATTCAAGAGAACTAGAAAAAGAAGTTCCCTTGATTAAAACAGACAGAAAAGGATGGGATAGATTCAATACAATGTATCATCTATGCAAGCCTAATTATTTTATGATTGACTATATCAAATATCTATCTCAAAAATATCCCATATTCTTTGTCACGAGCAGAGAACTGTCTTTAGTTGGACATAATACTTTGAATATAACTTTAAATCAATTAGATTTGGCATTCAACGGCTTTGCTCCAATACAATCTCCTCATAAATTATTAATGAGAAAATATAATGATTATAACCATTCAGATATTGTAAAAGAAGAAATATTAACTAAAATGATATTGCCTGATTACAATCCAATATTAGCAATAGACGATTCTAAAAAAAATTGTGATATGTTTAAAAAATATGGCATTGATACTTGGCATTATACGAAATATGTGAATAGCTATGAATAAAAATAAATACATCATAGAATTTATGTTTGCAGTAGCAATATTTTTCTGCTTAATAGGATTTACAATAGGATATAATATTCATTTGTTAGAAGCTTTAGTAAAATAGAAAGAGAGAATCATGGTTAAGAATATTCCCAATAAAGATTTAATTGAATTATTTAAATCTTCAATGAAAGAAGTTTCTGTTTTATTAAACATTCCCGTTAATGAAATAAAAAGAGATGAATATATACGTTGTGTTATTGATAATAATTTTAGTCCTCGTATCCATAAAGACAACTTAACAGAACTTGGTGGCTTTGCAGTTGCAAGAAATTTATTTTTTCCAGTGCCGATTACTCAGCCTCAACTTAAGCTAAATATAAAAAGCGAAGATTTGACATTTAAAGTAATTAAAGATAATTTAAAAAAATATATAGAATTAAATAATTTTGTTCCAACAAAAAAAGACTATGAAAGTTTCTTTAAAACAAAATTAAATTTTAAAGAAGAATATTCTAATATGATGGAACTATATAATCAAACATTATTAGATTATCCAGAATTGAATGAAAATATATTAAACGAAAGTATGCTAACAAAAGAATACGATGACAAAGTAAATGAAAAAATAAAGAGATATAAAAGATTCGTAATAACAACCGCAGTTTCTGGAAAGAAAATACATGAAGGTTTTTATAAAGCTTTAAAGAATTATTCAGAAAATAACGATGCCTTAGTTTTAATATTGCCATGTGAAGATATAGCAAGCAGAATTAGCGAATACCAATGGCAACTTCCTCCTAAATTAAAAGATTTTTGTGTTATTCATGATGATACTTATCTTAATAATAATATATTTCTGTCCGACATAAAAGTATCAGCCAAACAAATATTGCCTTTAACTGGCTTATCTCGTTTAGCTCAAAAAAATGGAAGCATGATTTTAGCCTCAACAAAGCAATTCTTAGAGTTCATTCCCACTTCTAATTATAAGCTACCTTTAGCTATAATGAGTACAGGTGCAATAACGGAGAATGATTATAATTCTAATGACTATTATATGAGTAAGAGATTATCTAAAATAGCAGAAAATGACCATATAATAGGAGCTATAGTTGTAGAAATAGAGAGTGATGAAATATTTCATTTCAGGCAAATACAAATAAGCGACAATAATAGTATAGCCGATTTAAATACAGAATATTTCTCAGATGGAAGCATACAGGATATATTTGGCTCAACGGCTGTCTTTGGTGATTCTCACATATCAGTAAAAGATGATAATATTCACAAAGAAGTAAAAAAAATTGTTTATTTTAATAATATAAAAGACATATTTTTACACGATATATTTGATGGGGAATGCATAAGTCACCATATACAAAATAAACCAGCAATAAGAGCCATAAATAACTTGCAGGGGATAAGCTCAATAGAAAAAGAAGGCAACATAATAAAAGCATATCTTGAAGATGTTGGGAGTTGGATTGATGGCAAAATATTTATTGTTCGGTCAAACCATGATGCTTTTCTTGATAGATATTTGGAAGAGGGAAGATTCATAAATGACCCATGTAATTTAAGATATTCTTTAGATTTATGCAAAGCTTTGATAGATGGCAAAAATCCTTTAAAATTTATGATGGAAGAACAAATCGGAATATCTAAAGATATAGAAGTAAAATGGCTAGATTATGATGAAGATTATAAAATAAGTGGTATTCAGATGAATAATCATGGACATCTTGGTCCAAATGGAAGTAAGGGTTCTGCTAAAAATATAGAAAGATGCTATGAAAAATCATTTATATGTCACTCTCATTCTCCATGCATCCATAGAGGAGTTTATCAGACAGGAACATTGTCTAAACTAAAATTAACATATGTTAAAGGTCCAAGTGCATGGATTCACTGCATGGGAATTATATATCCAAATGGAAGCAGAACTCTAATCAATATGATAAATCATAAAGGTAAATATTCATGGAAAATATAAAGAATGAATTATGTGAGTATTTAAAACATTATTTAGTCACACCTATTATAGACAAGCAAAAATTATATAAAAATAATATATCTCTTTATCTTGATAATATGTGTGCTAAAAATAATATAATCAGATACAAGGTAAAGAGAACAAAACTTCCAAGGAAACTGAAGAAGAAATATAAAAAAGAGAGAAAGCTTTGTTTTACCATAGAATTAACAAAGAGCATGACAAATGTACAGCCTTTTAATATTGTAACAAATATATAACATCCTCTAAATATATGTTTATTTATATTGCCCAATGGTATATAATTAAATAGTAGAAAGATAAGAAAGGGAAGTATATATGTTATGTGTTAAAGATGTTATTGATGATTCATTCTCCGTTGCGGATTCATTGTATGAACAGGGAGAAAAACATGTTAAATCTCCTCCCTGTATGTTAAGACATAAATTAATTCCAAACTTAAAATGTCTAAGATATATGACCATTGAAGACGCTAGAATGATATTGGAAATATATTTGGACGAATATAGACCTGAAAATAAGACTGGCAGAGAATATGACATATCTCAATTAGAAGTTTTTGAAATATTAAAAATGTTATATTTAAATAAATCAACAAAATATATCATTGCATTTATAAATGACATGAGATATAATAAGATAATAAAATTAACATTCAACAATGAAAAAATAAGAAATGATTTATTTGAAAGACAAGAATTCACATATCAGCAATATTCATTTTTGTTTAATGTTATAAAAGAATATATTAAGGAGATGTAAATGGAAAACAATTTAGAAAACAAAGTATGGGTTATTAAGAAGCAAATAGTTGACTCAAGCATGATAGCTTCAGTTGAATATTCGGCAAAAACACAAACATTGGTTGTGGAATTTACAAGAGGCAATCTTTACAATTACTATAAAGTTCCAGAAGTTGTCTTTAATGAATTGATTGCAGCAGAAAGCATTGGTAAATACTTTAATACAAATATTAAAAATGTTTATGAAACAGAAAAGGTTGTTTGACATTATTGTAAACTAATTAGACATAAACAAGCCCTCGAAAGAGGGCTTTTAGTTTGCTTATTGTTTATTATTTAAGGATATTGTTCTGCTTTTTCTAATTCTTCCATTAAGTCTTCTACTTTTACGAAAATATAATCATCGTCATCTGCACAGCTCTTTAATACTTCTCTAATTTGTTTTAATGTTAAACTCATTTTATTCCTCTCAGATAATCTTCCACTAGGCTAATAACAGTACATAGTTCCAAACCAGAACATCCCCAAGATTGTAATTCGCAATCACAACCCTTCTTTCTACTTATTATATCATGCAATATTTTTTCAGAATCACTAACCCTATCTTTTAATGTCTTTATTTCACTAATGGGTTTTCCATCAACGTCTAATTCTAAAGCATCAAATATATTGGTCTTAAATTTTAAACTGTTATTGTATAAATCATTAAGCCTTTTGCTTTTCTCTTTAAATTGTTTATAATAACAATCATTATATTCGCATTTAAAATTGGTTATTGTTTTCCAACCTTTGCTAACATTATTTGCAAGCATGCAACCTTTTGTATCTTTAACAAAAAATTCACAACCTTCTTCCATTCTGTCCATTATAAATCATACTCCTCGTCTTTGTTTTTATCAACTTCGTATTCTACATCAATGATATTTGATTCATCTGTCAATCTTGGAACATTTGGATTTGGCAAAGTTTTATTTTTTTCATATTGCAATAAGCCATCCAGAATTGTAAAGTTGTAATTATTATTAACGGTTTTATCTGGAACTTCGTCTTGAAATTCCTCTTTGTCTAATTTGGCAAGCCTCTTCTCTAAGCTTCTGATATTCTTGGCATCTGTTATAACTTCTTTAAGTTTAGCTAAATAATCTTCTTCTAATGCGCATTTGGCTCTCATATAGGTTCTGTAAAAATGAATATATATTTTTATATTGCTATTCAGGACATCGTTATTTTTAGAAAAAGTTATATTTTTCAATATGTTCCATTCAATATCAGAAACAATTTCTTCTAAATATACAGCCTCTTGATATTTTAAGTAATGCTTGAACTGTCTTCTTGAATAATAATCCAATTTTTCCAAGTCATTTTCTTCCATGAACTGTCTTTCATATTCAAATTTTAAGTTTTCAAAATCATCTAACTTATCAGATATATCGTAAGAATAAAAACCATGAAGCTCAAGCAGCTTTTCAAACTTTGTTTCTATCTCTTTCCCTTCAGAAATATATCTTCTAAAGCAAAGAAGCCCAATATTCAACCTATTGGCAACCAATTTGTCTGAATCCAACAATAAAATAAGTTTGAACATTTTATTTATTTTTGGTTTTGTTAAAGCTAAATATCCCATGATGCTCCTATCTTATACTCACTACTTTCCTAACTGGTAACTTATCAATATAAAATTTATCAATATCTTTTTTTCTATTCATTGATAAATCAAAATATTTACTTAATATGGAATTTGCTTTGATATTATTTGTATCAATATCTAATAACTCTTCTATTAGTGTTTCCAAATCCATCTTGATAGAAACAATTTCTTTTTCGTATTTAAAACAATCAATACAACGCATACAACCTCCTAAATATTACTTACTCAATCTTTATTATAAACGACAAAAAGAGCCTAGTCAATAGGCTCTTTTATTTTGCAATGTTTCTTTACATTTTATTTAGCTAATAATAATCTATTATTTTTAAACTCTTTATTTATGCCCTTATATGTTATCTCTTTGCACCATTGAACTTTATCATCAACTTTTATTCCATGAATATCCAAAGGTATGTCATAAGTTTTAGAATATTCAGAGAATCTTTTTTGCGTTGTTTTAGTGAAGTCTTCATCATTAACTGTTAGTTCTATGTTGTCATGATTCTCTTCTAATATTTTATCACCTTTGAAATATAATCTTTTAAAGTCTGAGAGTTTTGGCTTCTTATGTTCTGTCTTTATTTTTTCATTTTCTATATTTTTTATAACTTCACTTTTTGCTTTTAACTTTTCTATAATTTTTTGAGCATCTTCTATTATTGTTTGGTATTCATTTATTTCTTTATCTAATTTAGTATTCATAATTTGCCTTTCTTTAAATTAATTCTCTGCATAGTTACTGTGATAAAAACATCTTAAATATGTTTTAGATATATTTGTATCAGCTTGCTTTCTTGATATCTTTAACTGTGTTTATAACTTGTCTGTTGTCAATTTTTGGTTTTGGTAATTTCTTAATTGATAAGTCTGATAGAAGTTCATTTTTAGGATTTCTAATTGTGTGCAGTATGAACTCATCTTCCAAAGAATATTTTTGTGTTATCGTTTCTCCTTTTATTCCTGCTTTCTTCATATCGTCTGTTACGGAGATTATTTCTTCAATATCCATGATGGCATGCTGAGATATAAATAAAACATTTTTTCTTTGCGAATAAAGTATCTTTAAATCTTTGTTTCCGATGAGTGAATTGATTCCATGTTTTTTTAATGTTTTAATTGTGTTTGTTAGAATTGACAAATAATCTTCTTCATTTTTAAAATAAGATTTCTCAATGAATCTTTCATCCAAAATGTCTTCTCTTTCAATGACTTGTCTTAATAGTGTTAGCTTGTTCATGATTTCTCCTTTGTAATTAATGCTTTACTTTTTATAGATATAGATTATAATGATATTCAAATATCCTTTCTTTTATTTATTTTGTAACATAATTATATAATAATATAAATTTAGGTTGACAAATCCCCCAAGTGGATATATTATGAGATTAATTAATAAATAAGGCAAAGTTTATACATTATATATAGGAGAAATATATGCAAACATTTTTACCGTTTCCTGACTTTAATGAATCAGCAAAAGCTTTAGACTATAGAAGGCTCGGAAAGCAAAGAGTGGAGGCTTTTCAGATTATAAATACATTAGAAAATAAATCAAAAGGCTGGAAGAATCACCCTGCAACATTGATGTGGAAAGATAATATAGAAGCATTAAAATATTATTGCAATTGTATGATTTTAGAATGGATAAGACGAGGATATAAAAACACAATGAAATTATATGATGTCAATATTAATGATAATTTTTCATTGCCAGAATTCATTGGCTTAGAAGAATTTCATAGAAGTCATAGGCAAGCTTTATTATTTAAGAATTATGAATTTTATAAAGACATATTTCCAAATGATATTCCATGCTATGATTATTATTGGCACACAAAACATAAAAATAAAGAGGCAATAGAAATAAAATAGGAGAAAATATCAAATGAAATATACATATATACATGCTCAAACATTAAGAGAATTGGAACAAAGAAGGGATTATTTTAAAAAAGATTGTCCAGTACTTGTCCCCAGAATAGAGAAAGCAATAGAGGATAAAAAAAAATATATAGAACTACTTTCTCTTTTAAAAGAGGCAAAGAAGTATTATCAAAGTTTATAATTAGGAATACCTCAAAAATGCGCAAGTATATTGTTACCAAATAAAAAATTTTTAGAAAGGGAAGAATGATAATAGTAAATTTCTTAGATAAATCTCCTAACAAAAACCTTAAAGTGCAATTCATAAACTCATGTGTTTTAGAATATGTTCTTCCAGAATACTGTTTATTAGGGGCGATAGAATATTATAATTCTTATAATCTTCATGCTAAATTAAGAAAACAATTTGAAGATAAACTAAAAGTCCCTTATGAAAATGTAAATATTTTAAAAAAGACATAGGAATAAATGTATGATAATATTGAGAGACAAATATATAAGAAATGCCATTGTTTATAATTATGCAAATAATGAGTTTGTCCTTTATCCAGAAGGCTTAAGATATGGGTGGCTGGATATATGAAAGCCTCTCTAAGGCATGGACGTGAATATTTTAATGAACATATTGCAGATAAATATAATGGTATGATATAATGATAATCATGAAAAATAAAATATATGCTTTCGCTCCATCTCATGATATTGCCTATATTTCTAACAATATAGAAAGTAGAAGATTCAGAATGTATAATTTAGGCTCTTTCTTGATGAGATATATACCAGAAGATTTAATAATTGCCAAACTGAATACATACAATTTAGAAAAATCAAAATGGGCAAAAACATACGTTGCAGAATTATACAGATTTATATATAATAAAGGGTTACCAGTAAAAGTATACAGTAAATAGAAAAAGGAGAAAACAATGACAGCAAAAGACTTAAAAGAAATCAAGAGTTTTGTTAAAGAACAATCATTGAACTATTTCAATTCAGAGATTAACGTCAACAAAAGAATCATCACACATGACCTGAGAGATATTGGCTTGGACTTCATGTGTTGCTATGATATCGTTGAAGACAAATACCAATTCTTTGTATTAACAGAAGTGCCAAAAGGTGAAATTAAAACACATGCCAAAGACGAATCAAGTTTTAATTATGTTGAGCAAGCAGTGTTTGAAACATCATCTCCATTCACGCCAATAGAAGAAAAACTTGTTGATTTAAAGAATATCACAATTCAAGATATTCTATCAATAACAAATGCAGATTTGATTGCATGGTTTATGGAAAGAGTTGATTTAGCAAAAATTATGAGTCCTGATTTATTCAACAAAATAGATTCTTGCGAAGTTAAAGGTTCTTTATATAATTTATATAGATTAAAAGATGATTCATTGTTTGATAACAGAAACGGATTCAGCAGAAGAGATAATGCAATAAGGGGCATATCTTTTATAGAATACTGGTGTCCGACATCTAATAGACATTATATTCAACCTTCAACATTTAATACAGTCAAAGAGCATCTGTGTTGCATGAATGCTGGTATTGATTTTGCAGAAGAAGGAATTGCTTTTCAGATATGATATTAAGAAGAGTTATATCTTATAAATTTAACTATTTATTAATTTCTGCATTATTTAGTGATATTTCCGACAAGGATGATATTGTAAAGATGGCAGAAGATTATCATAAATTCGATATGGCTTATTTTTTTAAAAATAGCAAATGGAAGGAAAGCAATGTATTTAAAAGAATTTAGAGAATTAATAAAAGACTTGCCAGATGATGCATTCTTAAGATTTGAAACAGACTATTTTGGGAACAAATTTTGCCCAGAGATAGGTGGAATTGAATATAAGAGCCACTGTAAGCAACTAACATTAATTCCAGAATGTGATATAAGGAAGAAGTTGTATTTAGAGTTAAACAAAGCAATAAAAAGCTTAAACATTAAAGATATCTTTAAAATAAAATATCTAATTGAGTCCAAGTTTAATTTTAGAAGAGATGGATAAATAATGATAATAATAGATAAATCATTTTTAAGAAAATATTTTCAGAGAAACTATATATCAAATAGAATATTTTTAAAAGAATTTGATGCATGCTTTTATGAATATTTATCAAAGGAGGATTTCATATTTGATGATATGATAAAGGAATTACTATGATTATATTGGATGCCTATAAGCATTACCATGAAGTTTTTATATTGCATACAAATAGCCAAGATAGAATAAAAATATATCCAGAGTTTATTATTTGTAAGAGAGCTTTGATTGGGTATAATACAAACGCATTTTATAGCTTCAGAAAAGAGATATAATGATTATCAAAACAATAAAATTAATAAAATCTGCAACAAATAAACATGGTCAATTATGCTCTATGTTTAAAGATTATTGGTTTAAGATATATTATCCAGCCCAATACAACGACTTAGATGAATATATCGAAAAATACTATTATTTATACGGATTAAAATTGAGTGATATATTGTGATTATTAAACAATTTAGGATAATAACAGGAATAGACAAGCCATTTTACAATAGCAGAACCCTTTTGAATTATATAGAGGATTGTTATTATCATCACAATACTGGCTTAATAGCATATGGAAAACCTCAAATGAATACAACTGACTTTAACTGGAAATTAATAGGATGATTTTATTATGATAATTAGAGAAATCAGAATTAACAAAAAATATTATGAAGTAGAAATTTTTATCTGGAACAGAACATTTGATAAAGGAATTGTCTGTTATCCATTTATTAGCGGAGATGTTAAACGAGCCAAAAGAAGCAAGAATGAAAATGGTTATTTGATAGAATGGGTTGCAGTATGATAATAAAAGATGCTTACAGTAAAAACTTTGCAAGTCAATCTGGGAGACTCAGAAAATATTTTTATAGAATACCATGTTATAAATTTTATAATAAAAATGACAATAATAATTTGTATTATTTAGATATAAATAAAGAAGTATTTAAATCATATCAAGCTGTATATAATAAGCATTTATACCCAGAGTTTTTGGTAAAATATTCAAAGTCATGCAAAGAGGTTATGATTAAGAATTATTATACAAGTAGTAGAGAACCCAATTATGGCTCATGGAATAATAGCTTGGAGGAATATTTATATGATAATTAAGAACGCAATCCGTATTCCTATATTTGATGATGGAGATTATTTGTTGACAGATACTGTGTATTTATTTATGTATCCTGAATATAACGAATATACTAAAGAGCGTTATACTAATAGGTTCTGGAATCATTGCGATTTTTAGCAAACTGCATAAGGAGAAATAATAAATGATAATTAAAGCAATAAAGGATTTTGAAATATTATATGTTCCATGCAATGGATTAGTTTGGCATATATGTAGAGGCTTTGTTAAGAATAAATCATTTACGTTTAATGATAAAAAATGTTGTATGTGGGCATGTTATGAGTATAGATTGCAATGATAATAATAAAAGCCACAAAGAGTAAATTAAAAGAAAATTATTTCTTAACTATGGGATATAAGTATCATGAAAAATATATTTACCCAGAGTTTCTTATAACAGACCCTTTAGATTATAAGGATTATGCCTCTTCCTTATATCGATTAAGGTGGAGATACTATGATAATTAAGACTTTCAGAATCATAGACACTGGAACATTTGAGATAAATATGTTCACGGAAGTGACTTTGGAAGAAACATTAATAAAGATATTTGACAATGAGCATTATCGTATTTCTGTTCCAATGAAAAATATAGGCTTGCAAATTGGAGAAAGATGTACGAGGCTATATGATAGCTATAATATTTTTGGTAGAAGTTATGATTATTAAGCAAATGTTCAACAGATTGACAAAGGACAGATATTAGATTATGATAATAAAAGAAGTTAAAATAATCAAAGTCAATAATGTGGATTTTGGATGGTATAAAAACAGAGGATTTTGTGCGACTCAAAGTTTAATTAATGGTAGGTTTGAAAGAACAATAAAAGAATTGATAAGAACAAAATATTTAGTATTTAATTAGAATTTACAAACAAAAGAAAGAGAGAACAAAATGGAAACAAAAATTTTAACAAGAGAAGCCATTGAGCTATCAACAGAAAACATTCAAAAAATAGCCCCAGTTACAGAAGACTGGACAGTTCAAGACATATGCGACTTATTAGGAAGAAATAAAGAAGACTGGTCAGATATTACCATTAATGAAAAGACTCCAATTGCAAGACAGGGAGATTGTTTGATTTTAAGAAATTCTTCAAGGCATTTCGTTGACCCTAAAAAATTTGATTTAGAATTAAAAATATCCAATACAGATATTCTCACCCAGTCCACTTTAAATGGGAATACTCACAGGTTAGTAAGTGCCAATAGCGCATTTAAAATTTATGAATCAAAAGGCATAAACCAACACGAAGCTTATTCAAAAATGGGATTGCCTGTTTCTGATTGGATGAAAAGCACAACAGTTGGAAATATGTATATAGAACTAGGCGAGGGTACGTTCTTAGCCCACCAAGAACATGGTCAGAGAGTGCTATGCAGAGGTTTCTATGAAGTGAGACAACAAAACAGTGTCGATATTAGTGGATATATTAGGAAGCAGATTGACTAATGGCAGAATTGTGGACAGAAAAAGAAGAAAAATTGCTAAAAGATAATTATTCAAAACTGGACATTGATAATCTCTTAATGTTGCTGCCAAACAGGTCTAAAAAATCTATTTCGGCAAAAGCCAAAAAATTAAAATTGCGCAAAAGTAATTTTTTTATCTGGACGAATGAACACACAGAAATATTAAAAAACAATGCAAGCTTGCCCGATAAAGAACTTGCGAAACTTATTGGATGTAAAGTTTCATGTGTGGACAACAGAAGAAAATTGCATAATTTAAGAAAATACAAACTAAATACAAACAATAATTATAAAATATGTAATAATTATGTAATTATTTATGTACATAAAGACAACGCAGAAACAAAAGAATTTCTAATTTCTTTAGAAGACTTAGGAAGGGTAATTAGAAACAGATGGTATGTTAAAAAAAATAATTATGTAATGATTACCAAGAAAGATTCTATATCCCTACATAGATTTATAATGAATTGTCCAAAAGGCATGGTTGTTGACCATATAAACGGAAACCCATTAGATAATAGACGTGAAAATTTGAGAATATGTACAATGGTAGAAAATAATCAAAATATAACTAAATTTAATGGTTTGTTTCGAGGAGTTATTGAAACTAAATGGGGATATAGAATAAGTTTTATAAAAAATAAGAAAAATATAGATTTTGGATTTTATAAAGACAGGAATGAGGCTATTGCAATAGCAAAATATGCCTTAAAATATATTTTCCCTAATTCTTATTTGGTAAAAGATATCAATCAATCAGATATTCCACAATGGATAAAAGATAAAGTTGATAGTAAATTAAACAAGGTTGCATAATGATTATCAAAACAATTATGTGTGATTATAACAAGCCTATATCAATAGAAAGAATGATAGGGTTGATAAATTTGCAGGAATTTTCATCTTTAAAGCCACTCATGACATATTGTTATAAAAAACAGTGTTTTTCAAGATTTAAACATTGGATAGAGGCTCAAACTAAATTAAAGATAGAGAATTTTTATGATTATTAAAGATATTGATTTTAAAAATACGAGAATAATAGAACGAGGATTTCGTGATTTTCAATTTGAAGAAATAAATCTTGATAGATTAAATAATATCTTGAATGATTCTTATACCTCTGGTATGTATTGTATATCCTCAGAGCAAAATTTAAGAGATATCCTATATAGAATTGGATATGACAATATTGGTATTGTCATAAATAATCATTATTTAAAACTTTATTTAGACAATATATCAAATGTAGAATTATTCTTTTTACATAAACGATTAAGAAATATTTTGCCAGCAATGGTAAGTTTAACAATAAACAATGTGCGTGTAAGTTCGTTATAATCCCTTATTTATGTAGATATTTTAATTAGTGCAGAAATGCACTATTTTTATTAAGTATTATTTTATTTTATGAAATAGGTTGACATTTATTTTGTTATGGTTTAAGATGATAATCATGATAAAGCAATATCGTTGAGTAATAAAATTAAGACATTCGTAGGAAAGAAAATGAACAAAGATACAGACAGTAGAAATTGTTTAAAATTAATATATCTCCATTCTGGAATTGAGTACGAAGAGCTGATTTGCTTGCCAGAATTTAATTGGAGAAAAGGCAACCATGCTAGCTTTATAGACCAAGCAGAAAGGCTTATTGCCGACAAAGCAAAACAATTAAATCTAGAAAAATATGATTGGACTTTTGCCTGTGTTCCTATTGACGAAAATTCCTGCAAAGATGGAAAATATTTGTATCATTTTATACTATCTCACTTAACAGAAAAAGTGGGAAGATATAACCAAGCATTTGATATTTTATTTAACAAAATAAAAGCAAAAGAAACAAGAGCGTTGGTTTATTTCTTTTATGATATGGAAATTTACAAAAACTATAATAATTTTTGGTTGCTACCAGATGGCTCTATTATTGGTGTTGGTTCTGGCAGTCATAGAAGTTTAGTGGAACATATTTTAAAACAAAAGGAATGCGATTTAGAAAAAATATGGGTTAAAGTACAGAATAATACTATTTTTTATCATGACAATATGACCGCTGAACAATACGTTTTTTTGGATAAAATAAAAAAAGATGCTATTTACAGAACAAATAATTCACAGTTAGAAGGCAATTAACAAAGGAGAAAATATGAAAGGCTATAATTTTGCGAGAAAATTAGTTACAAACAAATTAAATAGTAAAACAGGATATGTTATCTCAGGAACAGGAGTAAGGCATTGTTTTAATTTAGATATATTCTATAATGCCGTTAAGTTTCTAATGGTAAAATTCAGCATAAAAGAGCATAGTGCAATATCTCAATTGTTTTATTTTTTATTTTGTTTGAGATTAAATAATTTAAACTATAATAAAAGATATAATGATATAGCTTTAAAAAACATTGTAGAGTTAGATTATGAATGGAGCGAACTGTTTATATAAGGAGAAATAAATGATTAAAAAAGAAATAAAAACAGAAAGAAAGATGTTTAGGCTAACAACGGAAGCAAAGAATAATATAGAAGAATTGGAAGGCAAAAAAATAAAGATATTGTCAACATTGGCAAACATCGCAAAAAGCAAGATTAAATTAAGAAAAGTTAATGAATATATGGAAAAAATAAATAAGGAGAATTAGAATGATTAAAGAAGACAAAAGAAAGTATTCAATCTGTATTGTATCAGGAAGCCCAAAAGATAATCACTATAAACATTTGGATTCAAAAAGAAAAGCAAAACTCAAAAAAGGTAAATTAGAACAATTATTAAATCTAATACCATATTTTAATTTTAAACACAAAGAAACTCCTGTCTGTTCTGGCTTAGATTCTGCATTGAAAGAAGCTCAGTCTTTAGCAAATCAAACAGGCAAGAAAGTTACTGTTCTAACATCAGCTTATAATGTTTATCCAAGTAAAAAGAAAGAAGTTATAAATGGACATTAAAAAATTTAAAACAATAATTAATACAATATATAAGATAGATAATAAAGCACGAATTCAATCTGAGGTTATCCATTCAGATGGTCGTATAGTAGAAATAACTTTTTTAAGAAAATTAATTGAAGAAGAACAACAAATACTCAGAAGTTTTGATATAAAAGATTATGCTTCTAAAGAAGATATGAAAGATATTGGTTTAACTGATTACGAGATAGAAGAATTAGCAAGATTTAATCCTAGAGCAACAATGTGGTTCTTTTATACATAACTAAAAGATAAAACAAATTAAATAGGGGAATAATTTAAATGCACATATCTGAAATTATAAAAGGGAAAGATTTAGTTTTATCCAGTAACTATATTCAGGGTGGATATATCACAGTGCCATTTGCAGGAAGAAGGAAATTAATATATAATGACGGAATACCTTCTTTAAAAATATTTGGCAAAACATATAACTTTGAGAAGATAGGATATGATTGGGTATTATTGAATAAATACTTGAAAAGATTAATTTATTGTAACAAATAAAAATAAAGGTTGACAAAATATATATTACAGATTAAGATAATAGAGTGGAAGCAAAGGTAAGGAGAATCTATGACGTACAACGAAGAAATAGAAAACATCAGATATTGGTTTGATAACTTTTGCATTGGTAAAAGCTTAGCCAAAGACTTTACATCATTTATGTTTTTCTGCAAATCAAACAAACTAACAGATACATATTATGATTTTGGTACTTTCGCTTCAGATGTATTAGGTTTAAATAATTAGGGGATTGTCATGATTAGAACATCTTTAGAAATAGCGTTTGAGAATAAAGCAGAACTAGAAGTATTCAAGCAAGATTATCCATGCTTTGATGAGGAAATAAGCATGATGATGTTGGAAAATAATATCAATACAAACGAAGAAACAAAAATAACAATATCTGGAACAAAAGAAGATATACATACAATACAATGCAAAATGCTTGCCAGAAGAATAGATATTGTTTATTTAAATGATTGTTATTTGAAATAAAAGGACAAAACAATGGGTAGAAAAAGCAATGCACAAAAGTTAGAAGAAACAACAGAAAGATTAACTGATGCAATTAAATACAATAAAGAAGATTTGCAAAAAGACATTAATGAGGACTCATTCAAAATAGGTTTTTTGTTATATAAAGAGGCTTCACTTGTCCAAGATATTAATAAGAAAGTGTCTTTATTGGATTTATATAAAAGAAGATTAGAGGCTTTACAGACAGTAGAGCCAACAGAAGAATCTTTTGGAAAATGGTTTGATGATTTTTATATTAACCATGAAAAGAAAGAAATAAACGACACAAATAGTATCATAAATTTGGAAATTGTATTATCATTTTTATATTCTTATATAGAGGCAAAATATGGTTTCCCTGAATCATTAAATAAAATGTATCAAATTAAAGCAATAATTGGTATTAAATAAGGAGAAATAATATGTTAACCGAAGAAGCTTTAAATAAATTTAGAAAATGTTTTATTGATACTGAATTGGCTGAAAAAATTATTAATGATTATAAGGAAAGCAATTCAATGTGCGAAAACCAAGAATCAACGGAAGATTATTACCACGAGCAAGGATTCAAAGATGCACTTCAATATGTGATTTTAATAACAATAGAACATTGTGAGGTAAAATAAATATCTAAAACAATAGGTATTGAATAAAAGGTTGACAAAAACATCATCTGTGATATCATGAATATGTAACAAACTAAAGGAAACGATATATGTCAATAAATTGGAGCTGGAAAGAAATAGAAAACAATGGATTTAATATCTATTCTAAAAAACATTACGAAACAAAAATGCTAGGAGATTGGCAAATGAGAGAATATGCTAAATCAAATAACATAAGACTTGAAGATGTTCATGGGTTTAGATTGTCAGAAAATGATTGGGTTATTGTTCATAAGATTAATCCGATAAAGGGATATGTAGAGCAACCAATATTAAATTTTTAAGAGGAATATATGAGCGAGAAAGAAAAACAAAACCATAAAGAAGTATTAGAAATAGCTTTTAAAGAATGGATAAAAAGAAAAGCTATATTGCCTGAGTTTAAAGAATTAATAGAGGAACTGTAAAAATGAGTCAAGTATTAGAAATATTAAAACAATGCACAATTGAAGATAATGTATTGAAGCTTCCAGATATTAAAATGGAAAGAAAATTATATCAAGATGTTGCAAAAAAGATTGAATTAATATCAGGCAAATGGACAAAGAAAGTACAAGGATTTGTTTTTGAAGAAGGTTGCCTTGATTATTTTGAAGATATATGCAACGGAGACTCGATTAATTTAAAAAAAGAATACCAATTTTTTGAAACCCCAGAAGAAGTAGCAAATATGGTTGCAGATTTAGCATGTTATAATTGGCATGAAACTCCATCAAAAACTTTAAAGTCAAGAATATTAGAACCCTCTGCTGGAAAGGGTGCTTTGATAAAAGCGTTGAAAAATTATCATAATGATATTAAAATTGATTGCTATGAAGCTTTCAATGTTAATGTAAAATATTTACAGGATAATTTAAGCAGCAATATCAACTATCTAGGAGAGGACTTTCTGAAGGCAAATGAGGACATTAAATACGATTGTATTATAATGAATCCTCCTTTCTCAAAAAATGCCTATATTGACCATATAATGAAAGCATATAGTCTTTTAAATAAAGGTGGAAATATGGTTGCAATTTGCCCACCATCATGGCAGTTTAATTCTTCAAAAAAGGATAAATTATTTAAGCAATTTGTTGAAGATAATAATGCAGAGATTATTAAATTAGATAAAGGAGCATTTAAAGAATCAGGAACATTGGTTGAAACTTGTATTTTGGTAATAAATCGTTAAGGAGAATAAAAAAATGAATAGAATTGAATCAACAAAATGGCATAGCAATAATGTAATATCAAGAATAAGAGGTTATTATAGTTATAGAGTAATAAAAAATAAAGATGTTGAACTAAATGAAAACGGAAGTTATGCTATAAATAAATTTACTATTGAAAGAAGAGAATGGTGTGGACAGGATGAATGGCAAACAATAAGTATAGAAGACATAGATAAAGAAGACCTTCAGTATTTTGTTTTAGAACTCGGCAAGTTTATTTCTTATTATGAAAATAGCAGAAATATGATTGAAGAACATATTGATAAATGCTCTAAGATATTAAATGTAGACAGAAACGAAATAGGATTTAATTTAATACAGGAAAAATTAAAAGAGGTAATTAAATAATGGAAAGAACTTGTCTATGTGGCAATAAGGGCTTTATAAAAAGCAGAATATATCTGCCCAATTATGTGGATGTGATTATATGTAAAAATTGCAATTTGATGTTCATGGAAGTAGAACAAGAAACTGCAAATTGTATAATTGAGAAAGGTTTTACAAAATGATAACTCAATGTGATATATGTGAAAATGATAGAAGATTTAGTTGCAAAGTTAATGGTGATAAAAAAAGAGAAGAAAGTTTATTAAATAAGGAAAAATGTGAAGATTTTAGCTTATGTGTCCTTCGGTTACAAATTATAAATAAGGAGAAGCAATAATGTCAAACATGTCTTATTGCAGATTTGAAAACACTTATAAAGATTTAAATATTGTAAAAAAAATTAAGGGTATTAATGTGAGAATAACAATATTCGCCAGAAAAAGAGATTGATATGTGCAATGTAACACAAAAGAGAATAAAAAATATAGCTGTAGCTCATAAGATTCCCTGTGCTTATTGTGGCGAAGAAGTAAATATGCATACCGTAACTGTTGACCATATAAAAGCAAAATTTAGAGGCGGTGAAAACAGATTGGATAATTATTTTATCTCATGCAAATCATGCAATATGAAAAAGAATAATTCCAAATTAAAAGAATACATAAAGAAAATTGATATTTGCAATATAATAAATAATATAATTGCTATCAATGAATTTATTCCAAAAAGGGAATATTATTATAAACTATTCAGCAACGAAGCAATACCTTTAGAATTAAAAAAGTTAATGGAAGAAGCAATATAAGGATAAAGAGGTTAATAAATGGATGGGGTAATTATGAAGGTTTGTTAAAATTTGTTGATAGATATTTAGAAAAATGCAAAGAATATCCAGAAGCTGAAATTTATGTTTCAAGATAATTAAAAGATTTATAAAAAAGAACATATTGGAGTATAAAATAAAATGGCTAAATTTCCAATAGAAGAACTTCAAAGGAAATCCACAAAAAGATTATTGGCTATATTGCAACTATGTAGGCAACATGGTGGAATTTATGATGAGTGTTGGGAATTAAATAATAATTGTTGCGGAAACGATTTTGCATCTGAGATTTATGCAGATGACGTTAAAGCTATTCTTTCTACAAGAGAACATATTAAAAATAAACCTAAGCCTAAACGAACAAGATAAAATTTTCAGCTCGAACACCTTTTCATTTTATCGACTCGAACCACTTTTGATTTTACTTAGCACAGCTCATGCTGTCGCAATTGCATGTGCATGTGCAATTATCCACTCAAGCACTTTTTCATTTTGAAGGCTCGAACTACTTTCATTTTTTGCTCATATTCAAGAAATATATTTTTGCAACTATAAAGGTTTTTAAATTCTACTTCTAAAAGCATGCAAAAATACAAAGTTTTAGAAATGCATTTCTAAAATATAAAATTAATGTCAAAAATTAATATTGACAAATAAAACTTTTGTGTTATTTTATTTATTTTCTTTATACATATAAAATATGTTATAGGAATTTAAATAAAATATTTTTTACTGGAATAAAACAATTATATTTTATAAATTGCCTTAAATCTAGTCATAGATTGAAAATAACGCTTTTAGAAGTTTTTGTAAAGTTATTTATACATATAAGTTTTTTAAAATTTTAAATATAGATTGAATATAGCTGAATTGTAACAAAATATTTACATTTAAAATAAAAGGTTGACTTTTGAAATTGAATCGTTTATATTTAATTTTGTTGGAAGTAAACGGAGTTTATAAAATGATTAAAACAAAAAGAAAATACCAAGTTAAAGAACATCTAATTTTTAAAACTTATGGTTTTTATACGGATGAAGAATTGCAAGATTTTGTAAATGCAGAAAATGAAAATCGCATGGAAGGTGAGGAAAAAGATACAATAGAAAGTTTATCAGATTGTATATGCGAAGATATTAATTTATTTTATAATGATGAAAAAGAAAATTTAAATAAAACTCTTGATAATAATATTATATGTATCGCTTCAATGGGGTTATGGAACGGCAAAAAATCAGGCTATAAAATAATAGGTAATAATTTAAATGATGTTATAGCCTCTTTTAGCTGTGACGAATATAAAATATATACCGATAACTATAATATAAAATTTGAAGGTTATCACCATGACGGCACAAACTATATAGAATTTAGAGAAATAAGAAACTCTGATAATATAGATAATTTATGTAATAAGATTTATAATAATGAAGAAATAAGCCGTTCATTATTAAACTATTACACTAAGCCTATGGGACATTATATAAAAGGAATATATGGTTATTAATATTATATAAAGGGAACAAGCATGGGAACAAAAAGAAAAAATTGGAAATTTGATTCTGAAGTCATAGAAAAACTGGAGGAAATAAAAGAGGAAAAACATAAAAGAAGTGAATCGGATTTAATAACAGATTTAATTTTAAATGAACACAAAAAAATTAACAGAGTAAAAAGAAAGGGTTAATAAAATGCAAATTACAGAGTTATTAAAAGTCAATTTAAATACAAGTTTATTTGATGACGAATTAAAAACAGAAGAAGACAAAGAAGAGTTTTTAAACAATATTGAAATATCAAAAGAAATTGTTTTTAAAATTCCTGTATCTTATGATTATGAAACAAAAAACAATGAGTATTTTAAAATAATATGCAAAAATATTGATTGTGAATTTGACACAGAGTATTATCAAATTCAAGATATTTATTATATAAACGAATCAGCAAAAAGCAGTTTAACAGAATTAAAATTAAACGAAGAGGAACAAAAAACAGTATATAAAAAATATAATTTTCATGATTATTTAAGAGAAATTGAAAGGATAATTTTATAATGATAGAAATATTAAAATATAAAACTTTAGACGATAAAGAGCATGAAACAATAGAAAATGCTCAAAAACATCTTGAAAAAGAATATGGTAATTTAATATGTAAAATAGCTAATGATATAATTAAAACAGATTGCAAATATATTAATATACTTGAATATATTGATAATAATTTAAATTTATTTATTGAATTAAAAAATATAAAAGAAGATAAAAATATTTATTAAAATAGTTGACAATTAAAATATATTTAAATAATGGTATAATTTTATAAAAATATTGTAGTTAATTAAAACAAGAAAAGGAAAATAAAACAATGACAAATTTACAAGAACAAAGAAAAGGATTAACAAGCCAATTAAGAAGCATGAGTTTTGAAGAAGCTAAAAAACCGATATTTTAACAAAAATGAAAGAATTAGACGACAAGATACAAGTAGAAGAAAAACTTAATAAAATTAATTCAATAGAAAAGGAATTGCTGAGGAAAGAGGAAGTTTTTAAGCTTTGCCCTGCAATAATAGAAGTAATTAAAAAATTTGATGGTAAACAAAGCAATAAAAGACTTGACACAGCCTTGAAAAATATTGACAAAAATTTAAGATTTAAAACACAATATAATTCATGGATAATTGAGCATGTAAGCTATGATATTAATATTGTTCATGCCTCTATATCCTCTTCTTATGGGGATGGAGTAGAACAAAATGGCGTTATAATTGCCGATGTTGCTATCGCTGATTTAAATAAAAATATGAATTACAGGAAAGAGCAAGCGATAAAAACAAGGGAGCAAAATAAAATAGATATTATTGATGGATTAATTGAGGAATCTGAAGAGTTAAAAAAGAAAATAAAAGAATTTAACGAAAAAATAAACTATGCTATTAATGATAAATTTGATATAAGGATTGACTTAAGATGATTAATTATATTTATAGTGTGTATTATATAACTTATAAATACTTAAATTCTGAAAATATATATAATAAATATGTTGATTTTAAAGAGTTAGAAGAATATAAAAGCTTTAATATATTTTTAGAAATATTAGATATAAAACAGTTAAGCAATGAAGAAATACAAAGTTTAAAATGGAAAACAAAAGAGTTAAAACAAAAAGGCTTATTAAATAATAAATCAGAATATACTTTTAAAATAAGTTAATAAAAAGGTTGACAATTTATTATAAGATGTTATCATGATTATATAAAAGTTAGTTAATAAATGGAGTTTGAAAAATGGTTATGAATAAATTGCATAATACAACATGGGGCTTTATAAGTAAAGATGAATATAACTATATTAAATCTTTAAAAGATATAGAAATGTCATTTCACCCATGTATTACTATTAATATTGATACGACAGAAAATAATAAATCAAAAAGATGGCAAATATGGCTAGAACAAACACAAAAGAAAGAATTAGTTAAGGGTATAAAAATAGAAGAAATAGACGCATGTTATAAAGAAAGAATATTGAACTATTGCAAAAACAACATAGCTAATAAATATTAAAATTAATCAATAGGAGTTTAAAACAATGACAAAAAAGAATTTAACAGAATTGCAAACACTTGACAATTACGGCTATAATAGAGATTATAAAAATAACTGTTTATCAAAGACAATAAAAGAAGATATAATATTTTTAATGAATTTAAAAGACTTAAATCATGGTTTTAATGGACATGATTATAAATTCATGCAATTACTTGATTTATATTTATCGGGAAGTTATGGCAACACAAAAGATTTTCAGAATGATAAAAAGACAGTTAAATATATTTTGAAAAATTCAAGTATTCCATGTATTGATAAAATAATAAATATTTTAACTAATGCTATATATTACGATTGTATTGAGCAAATAAAAAAAGAAGAAATAAAAGAAGCTATCAAAGAATGTTTAAATATTCTTTATGAACAATTTAATTATATAATGTTAATATTAAAAGAATCTGAAGAGGACTAAACAAGATGGCTATTATTTACGAAAATAAAAAATATCAAGTCGAATACATAGAAGATATTTTAACCGTATATGATAAACGTAAAAACGAGGATTGTATTTTATTTGATGAAAATTTAAAAAAATCAGATAATTACAGCATCGAACAAGGTTATTTTATTTTAAATCTTATAGAAGAAATAAACAATAAAAATTAATTAAGAAAGAGAAACAAACATGATTGAAGCAATAGAAAATTTAAAAAATATATATTTAAATCAACAAAGATATAATTTAAACACTCTTGAAACTCAAGACAAAGAGTTAGTAAGATTAAAATTAAGAATAAACGATTTAAATAAAGATTGTGTTTATTATAGAAAGCTATTAACAAAAAATAATATAAAATTTTAAGGAGTAATCATGGTTTTATTTTCAGATTTACCAAAAGAAAAGCAAAAATTTTATAGTTGCGAATTTCAAACAAAATTAAGCAAAGCAATATATAAAAAGTCATGTATTGCAGAAAGTGAAAAAGAAGCTAAAAAGATATTTATTGATTATGTAAATAAATTAAATGATGTTGTTTTAATTTCTCATAGCTTTACAAAATATACAGAAGGGCAATTTTATTTATGCAATTTACAAAGTGATTATATTTTATTAAAATAAAGGATTATTAACATGTTTAAAAGAGTAAATTTTATTAAAAATGTAGATGATAAAAACAATATTATTGTAAAATATAATAATAATGATTATTATATAAAAGCTGGAAGCAATGATGAAATAAAAGTTTATAAAAATGAAAAATATCTATATATTTACACATATAAATATAACTTATATTATATGGCTTTAACTGTTTATTATATCCCTGATTTATATTTAATTAAAGAAATATTTTTCAGTGAGCAATGTTTGTTAGAGATAGAAGGAATTAAAAAATTAAGAAAGTCTATTTTTAATAAGCCTGATATTTACTGCATTAAAGTATTAGACGAATATACAAACTAAAGGATTTATAAAAATGGATGTTTCAAAAAAGGATATTTTACTTGCTGAAAAAATATTAAATGAAGCGGGATTTAAATTTGAAATAAGGAAAAGCGTACAAAATAATAGGATAAGTATCAAAAATTTAGATGATAGTATAAGATTTAAATACATTGATACAAACAGAATTGTTAATTTAAAAGAATTTTGTAAAAACGGAGTTTATCCCTTGAATGTAGCATTTATAAAATAGGTTGACTTTTTAAATTTACCTGTCATAATGATTAAGTGATAAAGGCTAAATGGAGTTTAAAGCGTCTCAAATATTAAAGTGATACAAACATACATAAAATATATTTGAGATAAAGTTTTTATTGTATGTAGTTAATAAATAAAGCTCATGCTGTCGCAATTGCATGCTTAGAATTGATAAAAATGATAAATAAAATAATAAAAATAAATATTGTTATCATTGCTATAAATATTATATTTATAGCAGGAATGAAAGACAACACAATATATAAATATAATAAAAATGGAATTATAATTAAACAATATCGTCATGGGTATTTAGAAAACAATCAAATATATAAAACTGAAATTATAAATATATTTAAAGTTAATTGAAAGGAATAAAACAAAATGAATACAAAAAAAGATTTTTCAAATTATATAAAAGAAAATTTGCATGATATTGTTGAAAGTCATTTAGACTGTTGGAATGATAGATATAAAAAATATAAATGCAAAGACCTAAAAACAGATTTAGATATAAATCATGATTTTTCTCTTGAAATTGAAGGTATAGAGGATGAATTAAAAAGAGAAATATCTGAATTTGAGGAAGATTTATTAATAAAGAAATTTATTAAAGAAGCATTAAGACAGTTTAAAAGATAATATAGGATTAAATAAAATGAGAGATATTAAAGACTTAATCATACAAAGACAATACAATCATGTATTAACTTTAATGAATAGAGTTAATGAGCAATTAAAAAATAATAATATCAGATTTATTGCTATTCAATATCATGATTATAATAAAAAATATTCTTTGTTTTTGGATTTTAGCAATAATATAAAATGCTTTATCTGTTATCATGATAATTTGCAAGATATATATAATTTTTTGATAAGCTGGAGACTTCAAACTTTTTCGATATATTTCAATTGTTATCAGAAGAAATAAAAATCAGTAAAGACAATTTAACATTATAAACTAGATAAAACTCCTGTTAACACATCACAAAAGAGCCTATAAAATAGGCTCTTTTTATTGTATGTATATTAATTCTAGGCTCAAGCCAAAACTCATTTTATAGACTCAAGCGGTTTTTGAAATTCTCGACTCAAGTACAATTTGATTTTTTATATGTATTGTATTTTTAAAATTTGTATATTTATGTTTTTAGAATTTTATACATATTTACATTTTAGAATTATTCGTATGTTGTAAATAAAATATTTTTTCTGGATAAATTTTAATGATTGTTAAAACAACTATTTTTAGTTGTTGTTGCAACTAATATTTTTGCTATTCTTTATATATATTTAATAAAAATAACAAAAAAACCTATATTATATTATTATGACTATGTTTTAATATATATCAAGCCTGAAAATTATTGTTATATTTGATTAATAGCTATTTAATATTAATAAAATATTAAATTAATATCATTATAAAATTCTATAATATAGATATAGATTGAATATTGATTAATTTTAAAATTAATTGTAAACTTTTGTTACAATACACCATCAAAAGGATTCCATTATTTTTATTATCAATCATAATCATAATGTAATCAGTTAATAAATGGAGTTTAAAAAATGATTAAAATTACAAAAACATTAAACAAAGAATACGGATGTATTGATATTGAAATCAAAAACAATGAAGGGCAAAAAATATTAATAAGTGACTGGAGGAATTATCATGAAGCAAACCCATGCATACAAGTAATAGACCTTTTTACAATACATATTAACAATGGGCATGGGCTATACGGTAGCGAATATTTAAATTTTGAAAGTGATGTTATTAAAAAAGTAGCTAGATGTATATGGATAGATTCAAAAACAATTGAAAAATTAAAAGTAGTTTTAGATAGTATATCTGAAAAAAATCCAGTAATGACTTTATGTTTAGATATTTAAAAGTTTATACAGAAAAATTTTAAGAGGTATAAAACAATCATGAATCAAACACTGATAAATATCTTTATAGTTCTTTGTATTGCCTTTGTATTTGCTTTACAGCTAGGGCTTATAAAGACTAACCATCAAATATTTTGTAGCAATGAAAATAATAAAATTTATCAGTATTGTAATTAAGAGAGGTATAAAAGCATGGATAAAGAGAATTTAATTCAAGAAATATTATCAATTTACAAAAATAATGAACTAACTAGGATAAATAAAACAAAAAATTTTGATTCAAGAATGAAAAAAATGCAATTTTTAACACAGGATTTATATGATATGAGACAGGCGTATAATAAAAGAACTCTTTTAGATTTACAAGAAATATTTAACCGTATAAGTTATGAACCTTCACAACAAGATATAAATAACAATTGTATATTATAATAAGAGGTATTAACATGACCAATATAGAAAAATTACAGGCAAAAAAGAAGGCTAGATGCATTTATTTGAGTTTACAAGCTATAAAAAGACTGGAGGAGTTAATAGAGTATAATAATCTTAATCAATCTGTAATTATTGACTTATTAATCAAAAAACAAAAAAAGAATAGTTTAGTATAATCAATTTTAGAGACAATAGGAAGTAATTTAACAGGCTTAAAATGTAGTTTAGATAATAGGAGGTAATAAAAAACATGACTGATATAGAAAAATTACAAGCAAAAAAAGGATTGAATGAAAGTGTATTTATAGAAGGATTGATTAAAAAAGCAAGGTAAGACAATTTAACGGAGGTATTTAAGAATAAATGAATAAACAATCTTTATGGAGTGTAGAAAAATTAAAATATAAAGACTATGAAAAAAGTATATTGATTGATTTACTAATGACAGAAATTAATAAAAATAAAAAATTAGAGGATAGTATAAAAGAATTAAAATTGAAAATATTAACCAATGAATCAAAAGACTTTGAGCATATTAATGAATTAAGTAATAAACTCAATGAAGCTGTAAATTGTATTAAGAATAATTTAAGAGGTACAAAATATGAATAGGAGAGTTAGAAATATTATGAAACATGTTATTAAAATTGAGAATTATATCGAAGGTTATAAGATTTATACTTTAGATGTTATATGTAAAGACTTAGACAAGCATGTGCAATTAATTAGTAGCAAAGAAGGAAAAGAACTTGCCAGCGATATTAGTTATTTAAGAAAAGCAATATTAGCAACTAGATAAATTATTGTATAAATATTTTAATTAGTTATTGTTAAATCAATTGTAAATAAATGCTACAAACAAGCTAACTAGACGATATTTTTAATAAAATAGATGTTATAATAAACATGTTGTTAGTTAATAGGAGTTTATTAAATGAATAATTGGACTATAGAAAAGGCACAAACATATAAAAATAAATCTGTAGAAATAATGAGAAGTTCACATAATCCAGATATTATAAAAAACTGTAAACACAATATTAAATTTTATGATTTGATAATCAAAGATTTAAAAAATAATTAAACATATCCAGACTAACACACACAACTAGACAGTTAAACAAATAACTGTCTTTTTTTCTTTTAAATCTATATTCGAATATTCATATATATGAATATTCGAATATATTAATATGCTTATATAGACTGTTAAAAAACTTGATTATAAGAATTATAATAAAGCTGGAAAGCTAGTTATATATTAAAAAACTTACTTTGGATGCTTTTGAATGCCTTAACATCAACATATATTTAAAGCTCATGCTGTCGCAATTGCATGCTCTTTATGAGCTTGTCATATACCTTAGGGTTAACTTGTATGGTTTATAGTAAGTTATATATTACAAAATTCCTCTTAACAGTTTTAAGTGCAAATATATAATTTATGTATTTTGTAAAATTGAGGAGTAAAACATTAAAATGTGATTTTTCACAGATTGTATTTTACAGATTTGAGGAGTACCACAAATTTAAATCATTAGTCAATTACCCATGAGGAGTAAGTCCTTTAGTCTAAGTCTAAAGTTTAGTATACAAATAAATTATTAGTCGAAAGACTAACATACAAAATGTATACTAACATACATGAACTGTATGTATATAAATTTAATTTATAAGTAGTAATCTAATATTGTTACATTACTTAACATTAGTCTAATAAGTAATAACCATATAAGTTATAGTCTAATGTTGTAAAATATAATGAATAATCTTTATAGAATCTTTACATTACATGTAACGTATTATACAAATGTTTCCTTTGAAACATAATAAAGATACGTGGCATGCGGTAACGACCGCATGAGCATGCTCGTATAATTCTAATTGTTTTTAGTTCAATTTAATAATTATAATTTTGCAGCCGTAAGAGCTAAGCAAAATTTTATATTAAACTTATATCAGATATAAGTTAAGTTATAAGTTAAGGGCATGGCATGTTGAATTAAGTTAATTGTTTAGCCTGTTGAATATATATGATTAAGTTAATTCAATAAGTTTAATATAAAACTAATAGCATTAAGTTTAAGGCGTATTAAGTTAATACAGTTAGATATATACCTTAAACTTACTACATAACTAATTACATAATAATTATTATCGGACTATTTCTAATAGATATAGTTTAATTGATATAGGCATGCTAATTATAACTTAATACATAGATTATTATTAACTTATAATGATATAACCATGCCTGAAAATAAATTAATTATTATTATTCTATTTAACTAAAATTATTATTATTTACTCCAGAAAATTTAATTCATACTAGTATGAATCTAATTAACATAACATATGTAAAGGAGGTTATCCCCTCCCCTATAAATGTTATTAGTTAAATTGATGTTAGCATGGGTACTCCTCACATATTTATCCCAAAATTTGCATGAAAAAATTTTAGTTAATTTAGACTAAAATATAAAGTTGGAAAATTAATTATTTATTTTAGGAACTTTTTCTAAAAACATGCTATAATTATATGTTACCTATATAGGTAACATTTATATATAATACTATATAGTATTATTCTAATTAGTATTAAATATATATTAGTCTAATAAGTATTTAGTTAGTAGTAAGTTATGTATTATTCTATGTAGTAAGTTAAGATATAAGTTATTGTATTTAGTTAATATGTATTAAGTTATATTGTAGTCAGTTAATAAGTAGTAAGTTAATTATGTTATAAGTTAATGTATTATTCTAATTAAGTATTTAGTTATGTATTTAGTTAAGTTATAAGTTAATGTATTATTCTAATTAGATATAAGTTAATTGAAGTAAGTTAAATTGTAGTAAGTTATATAATTTAGTTAATTAGTATTAAGTTAGTAGTAAGTTAAGTAATAAGTTATTGTATTTAGTTAATTGTTGTAAGTTAATATTTATTCTAATTAGAATTATTCTAATAAATATAATATATTTTATATGTTACCAATTATAAATATCATATATGCAAAATAAAAGATTCAAACTGATAAAATTTTCTAAGCAGATTATCTGCATAAAACTAATATAAGTTTGAATCAATTCTCAGACTTTTTCATCAACTAACTCAGGATAAAAAAATATATTGCATCTCATTTAGGTATATTTATATCAAAACAAAATTTAACATATTTTTCTTGCCTGAATTACTATCAATTTATAACATATTATCTTCTGCTTCTCTCAACTTTTTAAATCTTTCTGAAACAGCTTCTTTCTGTTCTTCCGTCATGCCTTTTCTCGGAGCATTCACCTTGATATATTTCTTTGGAACAACATAGCAATAACTTCCAAATTCAGCATCGTACTTTATCATCTTGAATGATTCAGGATGTTTCTCACAACATATATTCAGCTTCCTTATCAACGCAGGATTATGTGTATAAATATCTGCATTGTCTGATAAATCATTGTAATTGATTGTTGTCTCCATCTCTGTTCTTGTTAGTTTCTTCTTTTTGATTTCTTTGTTGTCTTTCATCATCATCTCACTTTCTTTGCTTGATAGAAATCTTTGCCTTTGATTAAACATGTTCCATATTTATAAACCCTATTTGCTAAATTGGAACACGAACAATATGTTGTTTCATTATTGGCAATTGACTTTATTGCCTCAAACTCTTTATCGCAGTTATCGCACTTGTATGTATATATTGGCATTTTTTCTCCATTCTCTTATTAAGAATTTTCACAACACTCTTGGTAGTAAATTTCATCATCGTCAAGTTCTTTATGTCTTACTAGATATCTGCGAATTTCATCTTCTTTGTATTCTTTTATGCAATTAAAACTTCTGACATAAACTTCGTGGTGGACTGGAGTTCCTAAATTGCTTTTGCTCCAACTTTTTACAATTACACCTATTAGGTTATCTTCTACAATAACTATGTCTCCAAAAGCATATTTCATAATTAATTATCCTTCTAAATAAATTAACTTTTTCACTAATTTTATTTATTTCTCTAAAATTGCTTTTGTCTGTTCTTTTTCCTGCTCTGTCCAGTCAATTTTGGGGATTAGAGAGGCGAGGGCTTCGAGGCGGGTATTACCATAAGCTTTATAAGTATAAGAATCTTCCATATATTCAACCTGTAAACAATACTTTTCTGGAACATAATAGTTATCATCACCTGTATCAACAGAATAGTTAATATTTACATAATTCCTTAAAATCATTTCCTCAAGCTTCCAAGCTTTATCTGGGGTGAAGTCAGGTTTTATTTCTTTTAGTTCCTTGTAAAAACTTTTCAAGTCTGAATTTGAAACTAATTCATAATCTTCTTTAGATAATTTTTCAGCTTTATTATGTCCATATTCGTTTTGTTCAAACTTTATTGCGAAATATTTAGGCTCAACTCCAAAATATTCATACATTTTATTTATCATTAGCAGCCCTTTCAAATTCTTTCATAAGGCATTCTCGACAATCCCTTGTGTTTTTTATTCCGCAAATTTTAAAACTCTGATTATAAAGGCGGCATGTATAATTTTGAAATAAGTCATTTCTTAATGTTTTAAAAACTATTTCCCGTATCTGCTCAATAGTTAATGTTTTATTTTCTGGCATTGGCTTGCTCCTTAATTAAAAATAAATTTAATACATAAAATAGTTGCAAACAGATAAAAGAATGTTTTAACCAAAGCCTGACCTCCAAGCACTACTTCTTTTTCTGCTATTTTCATATCAAGCCAAAGTTTTGCAGCCTTTAACTCATCAACCTTAAATATTTCCATAATTTTTTTAACATTTATTTCAAATTCAGGGTTTAAATCTTTTACTTTTATTTTTGTATCTAATTTCATCTTTATTCTTGCTCCTCTTTTTGTTCGTTAAGTACATAAATTAAAGCCCTTTTAAAAGACTCTGCATCGTCTCTTTGCATCCTATCAACAGAATTATAGTCATTTGGCACGATTTCTTTTAAAAAATAATTAATTTCTTCTATTTTTTCTTTTATCTCTGATTCACTTCTCATCTTTTATTCTCCTGTAATGCTTGTTTAGCTATGTCCTGAGCAGACCTAAAGAAACATTCATAACAATCTAAGCTGTTAGGTTCTGCATATACATCACATTTAAACTTAGCCTTACATTTAGATTTATTTATTTCTCCTATGTCATTAAAAGCTTTCTCATATCGCTCGGACTTGGCTGTTATAGTTTGGAGTTGTTTATCTGGTTCTTTTGCAACTTCTTTAAACTGCTCCATAAGCGGTGAAAGGTCAGGATGCATTAATACGACAGGTGTATTGTTTTCATTTTCGTAGATATGAGCCAAAAGTACTTCATGTATCTTTTCAACTGTTAATATTCTGTTGTCTTGAACATAATTCATTATTCCTTAACCTCCTCCAAAGATTGTTTTGCTATGTTAAATGCTTCATTAGCATTATAAATAGCTGGGTCTAAATCCATATTATTAAAATTATTTAGCAAATTTTTAACTTTTTCCAAAGCCTTTTTATATCTATCACGCTCGGCGGTTATGGTTTCATATTGCTCTGCTGTTTTGCAATCTTGGCAAAATTCTCCTGTTTTTTTCTGGATAGATATTTCTGCTTTTGCTTTTTGGAGTTGTTTATAATAGCAGTTTGGTCTTAATTCACAATTAACTGGTGTGTATGATAAACCTTTAGTAGCCAGTCTGTAATCATCTTGGTAACACTTTATATCGTAATATTGACATTTATTCACTTTTACAGCCCTCCCGTTTATAAGTGCTTATTTTTGCAATAATTTCATCAACTACAGCATCAAATATTTTTAAGCAGACGGGGCATTCAATATCTTCTAATTCTTCGCATTCTTTCAAAACGCTATCTTCTCCATAATCAAAACCATTTTTTATTTCATGTCCACAATAAGGACATTTTATTATTGCTTTACTCATTCTTCACCGCCTTTCAGGGATTGTAAAAACCTTTTTAAAGTATGTTGTGTATTTTCCAGTTCTTTGTTGGATGCGCAAGCAATACTATCACTACATTTAGTACCGAAATGGTCAGCGCACATGTTGCAGCGGTCTTTGACTTCATCCTCAATAACTTTCACCGCCTCCGCAAGTTGTTTTTCAAGTTTAATACAGTCGGGACAAGTTGTTTCTTTTTCAAAAGGCAGCGGTCTTTTTAGTGCATTAGCCAATTTTTCGTTATATTTAGGGGTTTTAATTGAATCCATTACTTGTTCATAATCTTCGAGGCTTAGAGTGTCTTGTTCATATTTAGCAAGCTGTTCTTCAAGACCCTGTACCGTCAAAGACATTCCCCAGTCAGGACAAGTTTTACATTTATTAGCAAGCTGTTCTTTTAATGCGGTGTTTTCGTCTTCTAGCTGTTCAATATAAGTCAATTCGCTCATTTTAAAAACTCCTCTTTGTTTAATAATCTTTGCCTATAAATAAATATAGCATTATCAATTTGTTTTGTCAATATATGTTGCGTATTACAATTTTTATAAAAAATATGTTATAATATATTATAGAGATATATTTTTGTGTTTGGAGGATGATATGCTTTCTTATAAAATAATAATAAAAATAAAAGAAATGAACATTATGAACCCATCCTCTGAAATATTTGAGCTATTATCATCCACTGGAAAGTTTATATTAAAAATAAAAAGAGAAGACTTGGAAGACCAATTCTCAGAGATATATGAAAAATATTTGAAAGTAGAAGAAGCATATATATTAAAGTTTAAAAGGCGTTCCGATGTGTTGCATATTGCCCTGACTAAGAATGAATTAAACTTATTAAAAAAACTAACCGACACAGATATAAGCTGGATAAATGATATAGAAAAACAAATAGCTAAGTGGTTTGTTATAAAGAAATATAATCCCAATTCAGAGTATTGGAAAACAGCAGATATTAAAAAAGAAAAACCTTTATCATATCTTGAAAATAACTATTCTATGAAAAAATGGAAAGAATCTGAATTATTCTCTAAAGATTTATATAAATATATCAGGAGTAAAAATGTGCAGGGTCTCTAAAACAAAACAAAAATGGAATGATGAGATAACAGAACTTTGTAAAATATACCTACCTCACATGATTGATACATATAAAAATAGAGAAAAAACAATGCTCCACGATAAGCTATTCTACGAGATGTGCATCAAGCAAACGTATGGCGATTATACTAAAATACTTAGGAATCAGTTATATATATATTTAAACGCAAGGCATAAAAGGAATTTAAAAAAACACAGAAAGCATTTATGCAAGAATAAATATTATCAGCAATATAAAATAGAAATACCCAAAGAAATAACAGAGCATTGCTTTTATTCATTATTAAGATATTTTGAGCTTAAATTCGATAGAACGCTGATAGAATATATAATTTATATGTATTTATTGGGAACACTGAGGCATTTAAAAGATAATAAAACAGTGGGTTTTAAGCATTACTTTTATATTAATAAAGAATATATAGAAGAAATATCTAAAGATAATAATGGATTTAACATAATAAATACACATAAAGCTGAATACAATCTATTTATACCTGACAAATTAAGAGAAAAGTTATATAAAAGTTTAAATATAATAGAAAACAATACTAATAATTCAAATCATATTCAAAAATCTTCAAGTAAATCAATACAAGAATTCATATCTAAAAAATACAATATTTATTCAAGACAGGTTGATAAAACTATTATATCCTTTATAAAATATGTAATATCTGAATTAAATAGCGGAAGAAATGTTTATTTAAATGGGTTTGGAAGCTTTATAATAACTGACGCTGGAATAGTATTTAAAATAGACAAAGCTACTGATATTGTATTTAATAATGGTTTTAAGTGGGTACATACAAGAATGGATAAATTATCTGATTTAAATGTTGAAGATATGATTGAGGACTATATCGTAAAGGAGAGAAGTGGCTGGTAAGAAGAATAAGCTAAAGAACAATACAAGACATTGTTTTTTGTGTGGATTATATTTAGATAGATATGAAAACAAACATCTTCACAGAATTAACCCAGATAAAAAATACTTACAAAGCAACACAGTGGTATTATGTACCGAATGTAAATCATATATATTAAAAAACAATTTAGATATAACAGATTTTTCAATCCCAATATATTGCATAAAAAGATATTTTGAAAATTCATCCATAAATAATAAAAAAATAATTATGGAAAAATTCTACACTATGAAAGCATTTAAGTTAAATAATAAAAAATAAAATAAAATATATAGCACCTTTTATAAAAAACATGCTATAATATATAATAGAGGGTAAAATATTTTATTTGGAATATTTGTGAAAATGAGGGAATAAACTGGTACATAAAATGATTATATCATTTGTACATATATTTAAATTATATTCCTTCTTCACTTTTCCATTTTTATTATAACATATCGAGAATGTATGTCAAGAGACAAACAAAAAGAATTAATAAGTTTCTACGAGAGAAGACCTGTTTGGAGAGAATACCCTAATTTATTTTTAGAAGAAGTGTTAGGAATAAAGCTCCCAATCCACCAAAAACAGATAATAGATGCGATAAGAGATTTTGAAAAAGTATCTATCAGGTCTTGCAATTCTTCGGGAAAATCATATATCTTGTCAGCTTTAATACTTTGGTTTTTCTTTTGTTATTTAGACCCTAATCCAGATAGGAATGTAATAATAATATTTACAGCTCCATCATTTGACCAAGTAAGAGACAATATATTTTCTCAAGTATGTCAATTCATAGAATCAGCAAACACACATATAACTGAAAAATTTGGTGAAGGTGTAAAATTTGTAGGCAAAGTATCTGGAGACAGAAATGTAGCTCAAATATCTTTACCTAATAGAAAAAAAGATTATATAAAAGGTGTAACATCTAACAAAAAAGATAACCAACTATCAGGAAAGCATGGAACTTATGTTTTGGTTATCTATGATGAAGCACAAGGCGTTACAGAGACGGCTTATTCTGATTTTAAAGGAATAACAAAGTCTGGGGCAATAGTAAAACAGGTAATGATAGGCAACACTACATTACCAGATGGAAAAAGTGGACAGTTTTACGAATCATTTGGAAACAACTCCACATATCACAAAGTTCACATATCTGCTTTCCAGACACATGTTTTTATAGAACTAGATTTAAAATTAGAAGATTATTTAAAAGAAGAAAACGATAAATCTTATTGGCGAAATAAAATTGACAGATATGTTATCACAAAATATAAAGAAACCAATATATCTGATTTTGCTCCACTTAATATAAACTCAATTGAAGAGCTTGAAGTAAAAATAAAAGAAGTATTTCCTCATAAAAAAATAAAAACTCCAGCTCAAGATTCTCTTCATAAACAAATAGCAAAAATAGTATTACCATTCTGCACACATATTGTAAATCCCTTTGAAGTATATGATGAATTGTTCTCTTGTGGCATGAACCCACAACACTACGAATTCAAGACAAGGGTTTTAGCAGAATTCCCAGACGAAAATGACGCTTCTTTATTCCCTTATGATTGGTATATTCAATCTTTCAACAATTACAATAATCCTGATAAACATATAGTTGGCGACATAATAATGGGAGTTGACGTTGCAGCAGGATTAGGAGCAGATAACTCAAGTATCTCAATATTAAACGGAAACAAAGAAATATACAGAGAACAATTTAACTTATCTGCAAGACCGTTGATTGAAAAAATAAAAGAAGTTTATGAAACATATAAGCCAAAAGAAATAAGAATTGAAAGAGATGCAATAGGTAATCCAATAGCAGATATATGTATTTCTGATTATAACTTACCTATTATAAAAATACAATCTGGTGGAGGTTGCGGATACGAAAACGCAATTACCAGTGAACAGGTTAAAGAAACAGAAGATTTAAAAAAACAGTTTTACTGTAAGAGAGATGAAAATATGTGGAGGTTGAGAGAAATGCTCGACCCAAGAAATTCAGAAAAGCCTCCAATATTATTAAAGTTCTCAGAAGATTTAAAAAAAGCATTGGCTGCAATGGTCTATAAGAAAAATGCTAAAAATCAAATTCAAGTTATATCAAACGATGAATTAAAAAAAGTATTAAAGAAATCTCCAGATGAATTGTCTTCATTATTGATGGCAACAGCAAGAACAAATTCAGATTTATTATTCGCAGCAAATAATTTTTCATTCTCAGTATTTAGTTAATAGGAAGAAATATGCCAACTAAACAAAAAGATTATATATCAGAAATAGGCGAAATAGGCATAAAATCATTTTCCTATGGTGGCTCTGGTAATATCAAGATAGATGATGAAACTTTAGAGTTATTGCGTGGCGATAAAAAATATAAATGGTATAAAGAGATGGTCGTTAATGACCCATTTATAGGTGCTAACTATAAAATGACTACCATTTTGGGTGCTAAAGGAGAATGGAGCGTTAAAGAAGGAAGCGATTCATTACGAGATAGAAAAGCTTCTGAATTCATAAGAGAAAATTTATTTGAAGATTTAGAGGGCGATTTTTCTGAGTTTGTAAAATTTACATTGGGTTCAATGTTTACTTATGGATTTTCTTTATCTGAAATAGTTTTAAAGAAAAGAAAAAAAGACGGAAGATATGTTCTTAAAAAATTAGCTAAAAGATTAGCCTCAACAACATATGAATGGATTGTTGATAATAATGATAACATAAATGGGATAGTCCAACAAGACCCTAATAACTTAAATAAATATACTATTCCGTATAATAAATTACTTCACTGTAAATTAGATGATGTAGATGGCTCTTATGAAGGAATAGCCCTAACGAGAAATTGTTTTCCTGCATATTATACAAAGAAATTCATTGAAAGCCAAGAAAGAATCAGAGTTAGTAAAGATGCAAGAGGAAACATTGTAGCAAAAGTTCCAGCCACTATGTTATCTTCCAAAGAACCAAAAGTCGTTGACTTATTAGAAAAATTAAAGAAATCATTGTCTAATATCTCTAATGCCAAAGACACATGTATGTTATTCCCTTCTGAAGAATATTATGATTTAGATACTCTAAAAATAGAAGGAGATTTAACAAAAGATACAAGTTTAATCATTGACAGATGTGATAGATATATTGCAACAAACCTATTAAGTGATTTCCTATTATTGGGATTAAAGTCTGGTGGAACAGGTGGATTGATTCAACCTAAAATAAGAATATTTTCATCATTTGTTGCATCTTTAATGGATATTATAAAATACCAAGTTAATAAAAAACTAATACCGATATTATTAGAAGTAAACAATATAAAATATGATAAATTGCCTTATCTACAGCATGAAAACTTATCTGAATTATTAAATATAGAAGCTGCGCTACTTATTCAGTCAGCAGGACAATGGATTAGAAGTATAGGAAACGCAGAGCAATACAACTACTTAATGAAAAAGTTTATGGGAGCTGGATTTCCAACCATTGATGAAAATTCATTCAACAAACTTAAAAATGAACTTAACAAATCAAATGCTACCACAAATAACACAAGTGCAAATGCTAATTCAGATACAAAAGGGAACAGCCAAGCGGTTGACGAACATGCTGAAGGCGATTTCATAAATGGGGAAGCAGAATCGTTTGGGCTTCCTCTGTAAAAAATAATCATATTTTTATATATTTAGGAGAAAAAATTGAGAATTTCAAAAGGCAAATGTAAACCAAAACCAAAGAGAGTTTAAAATGGCAGAAATACAATATATTAGATTTAATTATCCATTCCATCCGATTACATCAGATTATTTTGTTAGAGTATTTAGGATGATACATGATAGCGAGCAACCAATAATTCCAATTGAGGTAAACTCTTTTGGAGGTTATGTCTCAGCCCTTGCGGAAATTTTAGATTGTATAGATACTAGTGAAAAACCAATAATGACAGTTGCAACAGGCGTAGTTGCATCATGTGGAGCAGCATTAGCAATGTCTGGCTCTGATGGACTGAGATTCATAGGTCCAAATACCGAGTTTATGATTCATCAGCCTAGTGGTTGTGCTTGGGGCAAGGCAGCAGATGTAGAATCAGAATCAAAACTATTGAATCAAATGGCTGATAAGTTTGTTTATGATAAATGTGACAAAGCAGCCAAAAGGAAATCTGGATATACAAAAGGTCTTATAAAGGACAATTTTAATGCAGATTTATCATTCTTTGGTGAAGATGCAGTAAAGATGGGATTCTTTAATGAAGTTGGCGGAATAAATAAATTAAAAAATATGGATGACTTATTGCTTAAATGGAAACAAGCAAATATAGAAACAGAGCCGAAGGAAGACCCTGAAACATATCCAAACGAAGAGGTGAGCTAATGTTTTGGCAAAAATTTATTAAACAAAAAGAAGAAAATAATATTAAAAAAATAGAAGACATGTTACCTAAAGAAAATAATTTATTGCAGAAAATATCTTTTGATAACATACCTATTTCAACTATAAAAAGTAACACATCACAGACAAATAGTGTAGAAGATAATAGTGCATCTGTTACAAGTAATGAAAATGCTTTAAATGAAATCACAGATGTCAATACGGAGAATTTAGAAATAATGGACGAAAAACAAATTACCCTACTGGAAAAAATTGCATTAGCAGTTGAAAATTTCGGTAAAAAACCTGAAGCCAATGTTGAACTTGAAGAAATCAAAGCTTCACTAGAGTCAGAAAAAGCAGAAAAGCAAGTATTGGTTGACGAATTAGCATCAGTTAAAGTTTTAAAAGAAGAACTTGAAGCCAAATTGTTAGCTAAAGAATCAGAAGAAGCCAATAAAGCGGAAGAATTAATTGTTGCTCAATATACAGCAAAAGCAGTTGATTATATTGGCTTATCTGGAACACCTGAAGAAATAGGCTCTAAACTAAGAAAGATTGAAGCAATCGAAGACGAAGAATTAAGAAATGAATTGCTTGAAAATCTTAAAAAAGAGGCAGAAGCAAATACTGACCTAACTAAAGAATTAGGAACATCTTCTGGAGATGCCATTGAAGACGAAATGGCTAAAAAAGAAAAAGAACTTAGAGTAAAAGCAGAAGAGATGTCTAAAAAAGATGGCATAACTGTAGAACAAGCATTGTATAGATTAAATAAATAATAGCAAATAGAAGGAAAATTAAAAAATGGATAACACAAAAGTAACAAAATCTTTTATAAGCCAAGCAGACTATTCAGCCAAAAAAGGTTACGCTGTATATGTTAATGCCACTATTGGATTCAACAAACAACCAAAAGTTACATTGGCTGGTGCTAATGCTGCAAACGTAATTGGTATTGTTGAAGATGGTGGAAGACAATCTGGAGACGAAGTTTGCGTTGTTGTTTCTGGTTCTGTTGAAATGGCTATATTGGGAACTGGTGGAGCAACAGTTGGAGATTTCTTAAAAACAGATTCCAACGGAGCATTAGTAACATCTCTTGGTAGTGGAACAGATAATGTTGTAGCTGTAGCTCTTGGCACTGGCGTTGCAGGAGATTTCATTCCAGTTCAACTTAGATTCTTTGTGTATTAATAGTAAATAAATAGAAGGAAAACATAAATGTCAGTAACAGATTTAAAATTTAATAAACTAATCACAGATACAGCTCTTGGATTTCTTCAAGACACAAGTGATTTCTTCGCAACTTCAGCATTTCCATTAGTTTCTTCTCCTGATGAATACGGTTCTTATCCTCAATATAAATTAGAAGATGTTTTAAGAACAACCATGGAAAGAGTAGCACCTGGTTCTGCATTCAAAAAAGTAAGCAGAGATTTAGAATGGAAAACCATTGAACTTTACAAACATGGTGTTGACGTTTCAATTGCAGACGAAAAGAAAAAAAGAATTTCTAATGCAATGCAAATGGAAGCAAATATTTCTATCGTTGATGCATATAGATATATTGATAAATTAACCATTGATAAAGTATTAGCTGATAGCATATTTGACAATACCAAAACTGGCAATTCTGATTTTACTTATCTTGATGACGCAACATCTGGAGACCCAATTGGTGTTATCACAGAATATGTTGATTATGTTGGTCAAACAACTGGTCTTCCTGCTGATTCTATTCTTTTAACAAAAGATGTTCATAGAAAACTTAGAAATCATGCTGATATTATTGGTAGAATTGGTCAGAATGTTGGTCTTAGAACCGCTTCTGATGCTGCGTTGGCTGAGTTATTCGGAGTTCAAAATGTTTTTGTTGCCAAAGGTGTAGAAAACACTGCTAATAAAGGCAACGCAACACAAACGGCTTCTTATCAAGCAACCAATACAATCTTGGTTTACCACAGAGGCGTTAGTGCTATCAATGCTCCTGGTGCTGCTCAAATCATATATTGTAATGATCCTATATATGGTGGAAACCTAATCAATATGTTAGAAGGTAGAGACGAAGATGCAGAATGCGATATCTTAAGAACAAAAGGATATTTCATGCCTGTTGTTAAAGCAACATGTCTTGGCTTAAAAATAAAAACAGTTATGACCCCTTAGTTATACAATATGTTGTGTGGGAGTTATTAATTTAGCTCCCAGCAATATAATAATATAGTGATAAAATTGATGGGAATTATATGATACAGTATAAAGTTATTCAGATACCTTATGAAGTAAAACAAAATTTTGCATTAGATAAAAGATATTATTCTGGCGACATATTTTATTATGAACCCAATAACTTAAATCATAAAAGATTTGTTTTGGCTAAATGGATTGTTCCTATTGAATCCGATAATAGTAAATATAAAATTGATTATATTGTTGGAATAAATAATTCTTTCTATGGTGGCGAAAAGAAAAAATATGGTGACGTATTAGATGTTTCAAATATGCCCAACTTAGAGAAGTTAATAATAAATGGAACAATAGTTAAAAAAGTATCTTTAAAATTAGAAACAGAAATAAAAAATAAAAAAACTAATGTCAAAATACTTGACGAAAATTTAGATTATAAAATACACGAAATAGCAAAATGCTTTAATATATCTTCTAAAGAAGTATGGGATATTTTATCATCTAAAAAAGAAGGCAAACAAATTATTGGAGAAAAAAGAGTGTCTCCAGTAAAAATAATAAAACAAGAAAATATTAAAACGGTAAACTTTATAATTTTAACATATCTAAATAATAAGGTATAACATGTCTTTTACTTATGATTTATCAACAAATATAGGCAAATTCAGATTAAGAATGTGGGATACAGATTCAGACAATCCTATATTTCAAGATGATGAAATAACTGCTTTAATAGATATTTTTGGCAGTGTAACAAGAGCAATGATTCAAGCATGCTATGCACTACATTCTAAATATACAATGAGTTCTTCTTCTGACATTAAAGTTGATGACATATCAATAAAAGATTCTGGAATATCTAAAGCCAGTAAGTACTTAGAATTAGCTAAACAATTAGAGCATGCTATCACAATGGGATTAGACCCTGATGAATTGCCTGATTTCTTCTTTGGCGGTGTTTATAATACTGATTTAAATAGTAATTTACAAAGCAGAGCAGATGGCGTTCTTAAATCAGATGATTTTCCAGTTGATGTATTCGACACCTTTCCTGTTCATCAATTATCGGATTTAGATAATGGCTAAGTTAGATAAGAGTGGTTTATTAAAAAAGATAAATTCTTTAAACTCTCTACATAATTCATCTGTTAAGTTTGGGATATTCGGAAACAAAGCGAAAGAGAAACACAATAATAGCAATCTATCTGTTGGGCAAATAGCCAGAATACATGAAGAAGGCAGAAGTTTTAAACTAAAGAGCAATGTTGCAATAACAAATACTAGCGGAGAAATAAGATGGCTTTTCAGAGGGACAAAAATAACTATTCCATCAAGAGCTTTCTTTTTTAGCGGTACAATGAACATAAAAGGCTCTCTGTTAGATGTTATGAGAACTCAGTTTAAATTATTATGGGTTGGCTCTAATAATGCAGATAATTTCCTAAAACAAATTGGTAAGTTCTGTAAAAGCGAAGTGCAAGATGCAATAAAAACCTTTAACGGAGTGCCATTGAACGAATATATAACAGTGTTTAAAAAAGGTCACAATATACCGTTAATAGAAACAGAACAATTATATAATGCAATTGACTTTGAAGTTAAAAAAGATATGCGAATGAAAGCAAACAAGAAATAGGTAAATAATGGGTGTAATAAAAGATAAAATACAAGACGCTATTAATAAAGTATCTTCTTATTACACAGTTACAACTTATTCTGGAGATGACGAAGCTGACTTTACAGGGACTCCTTCTACAAATGCTAATTACGGCAAATTAACTGCAAGGACACCAACCTCTTCCAGTAAATTATTAAATATACAATTTCCTTCTGCTAATGATATAAAAGATAAAAACTTTATAGATTTTGAAAAAAGAGGCTCTTTATTAAAGGGAGTTATAAAGATTAAGTCAACAACAGAGAATGCTTTAACCGAAAAAGATTTAATTACTTATCAAAGTAAGACGTATGAAGTATTTGAGTGGACAGATAGATATTATTCTAAATTTGATAATTCTTACGAAGAAGAATATGTGTATAGCGAAGGGTTAGCCCTATTACAGGAAAAACAATAATATGTCTAATGCTTTTACTGGAACAAACATAGAGGTTTTTGAATCGCATTTAATATACTGGATAAAATCAGTAACGTCATTAGATGGGTTCTATGTAGGAAAGAAGACACCTTCTTTAGATGAATATTTTACAATAGAATTTATAAATATATCTAATAAAGGGACACCTTGGAAAGAAATAAATAGCGGAGCAACGACTTCAACGATAAAGAATCATAAAACATTAAGTGCAAGAATAACTATATATGGAGATAGTTGCACTTCAAATATATTAAAAACAACAAATTCTATTCATGGAGAATGGATAAACTATTTAAGAGATACGGCATATCTAGGATATGGAAAAACAGGGCAAATAAAAATAAGCAATGATTTTAATTTCACAGATTTTTTACCTCAAGCACAAGTAGATATTCAGTTTAACATATTGGTTTACACGACTGAAACAATATTCCCAATAGAATCAGTAGAAACAGATTTGGATATTGATACTGATTATGACTTAGACACTAATGAATTCACTTTAAATATAAATGTGGACTATGAAGATATAACATAAAATGGAGACAACAAATGTCAGATTTTTTAACTATAACACTAACTGTTTCTGATGCAGTTGCTACACAAACAGATTTTTCAACTCCTCTTATTTTAGACGAGTTTGAATATACCGACAATGCTACACTGCCTCTCGTTGCAGGAAAATATTTTACAGATGATGGATTGGTTAGTGGTAATCCTGTAAGAACGATGGAATTTACATCACTTGCAGATGTCGCAACATACTTTAGGGCTACTTCTGCTATTTATTTAGCTGCTTCTGCAATATTTTCTCAAGATATTGTTCCAGCTTCAGTTATTGTTGGTCAAGCAAGAGCAGCAGACACAGCAAGAGGAACTTCTTTAAATGCTATCATAGACGAAAATCCAAATTGGTTTATTCTTGTTGATGTTGATTCAGATAATACAAGTGTGGAAATAACAGCTAACGCAGTATGGGCAGAAGCTAATAATAGAGTATATATATTCCAGACTTCTGATTCTGATGTTAAAGGAAGTGGCTCTTCTGATATAGTCAGTGTTCTTGGAGCTGCTAATTATCATAACACAGAAGCTATATTTAATCCAGTTGCAGGAACTTATGCAGATGCAGCTTTGGCTTCAAGATGGGGAGCAACACAACCTGGTTCTGAAACACAAAAGTTCATGACATTAAACGGCATAACCGCTGTTGATTCAACCACTCTTGGAGTTGCTAGATTAACCACAACCAACATAACAAATCTTAAGGGTAAATATTGTAACATTCAGCAAGAATCAAAAGTTGGAGATATTGTTGCTGAAGGAACTGCTGTTTCTGGAAGGTTTATAGATGTTCAAAGATATGGTTATTATTTAAAAGACCAATTGGAATCAGAAATATCTTTAGTATTAAAAAATCCTGCTAACGGAGACAAAATTCCTTATACTGACGAAGGTGGAAACCAATTAGAAGCTGCAATTAAAACAATATTAGATATTGAATTAGCTGGTGGCAGACTTGCATCATATGTTAAAAAAGATACAAGGGGAGCAAATAACACTATTCCTTACGAAATTATAATTCCTAAAGTTGCAGATATTTCTACAGCTAATAAAAATTTAAGAATATTTAAAACAATAACTGTAAAAGTAAGATACTCTTCAGCTATTCATAAAGTTGAAGTTGATGTAGATATGGCTGTTTAATAATAAAAAATAAAGGAATAAAAAATGGGAAACAATACAAATTTTTATAACGTAAAAGATGTTTCTTTAGTCATAACATCTAACGTCCCTGGTGCAACTAACTTTGATGCTGTTCAAAGCGGTGTGGAAGAAGGAAGCCAAATAGGAATAGATGGACCAACTGATTTGGTAACATTAAAAGAAGATTTAACTGGTAAATATGCAGAGTTTTCCACTAAAAATAGTAGAAAGCATACAATAACTCTTTCAGCAATGAAAGGAACTCCACTATCTGTTTATTTGTCAACTATTCTTGAAGCACAAAGAGCTGGAACTTTAGCGGTACAAATAAATGCTGCTTATAAGCATCCATTAGACTATTTTGTAAGAAACTTTACAGGTTTAATACAAGGCTACCCTAAAGAAACCATACAAGGTGAATTGAATTCTTTAGAGTTTACTTTAATCGGTGTTGCTAATACCGTTGCTGATTTATCAAAGAAAACAGATTTAATATAAATATTAAACGTGAAATATTGAGGGTGGATAAATGACTGTAAATAACAGTGCATTAAATAAATACAGAAAAGTAGAAATAGAAAATAAAACATATATTATAGGTAAAATACCTGGTTTTGAGGTATTAAGAATTATGGGACTGATGGGTTTTGTTTCAGCGAAGCCTATCGGTTCTTTGATTTGCACTTTATTTTATGGCAATGAAGAAGAAAAAGAGAAAGCATTAACCATGCTTAACTTTGTTGCTTCAAATAAAGAAATGATAAAAGAAAATATATATGATATTTTTGCAACAATAAAAGAGAATTTTGAATTAATAAAAGATATAACTTGTACAATTCTATCAAACGTAAAAATAGAAATTAAAAATGACGATGGTTCAGTAAATGAAACTGTTAAATTTGATTTTGAAAAAGATTTTGATTTCGATAATTTGGACGAAATAATAGATATAATCATTGAAGCTTTTAGATTAAATTTAGAAACAGGTTTAAAAAAAGCCATAAAAAAGTACCAATTCCTGGGATTGGAACTGAAAGACACCTTGGAAGAGAAAAAGCAATAAAAACAATTGTTGGACAGTCAAGCATTCCAGAATGGATGCAACCAATATATATATTATCTTTAAACGAATCAATAAAAGATGATTATATAACAATCAAAGAAAAATGGGTGTATTCAGACATATGCATAACAATGGAAGCATTAAGCGATATGTCATTAATTCAACAAGTTCACATGAGTCCAATGTATCAGAATAATAAATAGGTATATAAATGTCAGATGTTTCTCTGTATGGTGATATAAAGATAGATTCCTCAAAAGCATTGAGGGATTTAGAGCAACTTTCTAAATATTTTGATAATATATATGCCAAGTTAAATAATCTAAAAGGTGTATTAGGAAACAATTCTCCTCTTGCATCAAGCATAAAAAAGGTTTCAGAAGCCACAGTAAAAGCTAATAAGACAATAGAAGATGGCTCTATAAAAGTATCTAAAGAATTAAAAAATCAAGTATCTGCCCAAAAACAAAAACTCAAAGTAATTGACGAAGAATCTAAAATAAGAATAAAATTAGCTGGAATTCAAGAAAAACAAAATGAATCACAGTTACGATATGAACAAAGAGTTAGAAGCGGAATAGAGAAATGGCAGAAGAAACAAGACGTATATTACTCTAAAGCTATTGGTGCTAGTTCTAATAATAGATTTAGAGATAGGATGAAGCCACTAACAGACTTAACAAAAACTAGCGACAAATCATTAAATAATCTATTGGGTGCTTTTTCTAATGCCGTTAATCCATCTGGTAGAATAAGCCCTTCTGTTAGTTCTGGATTTTCAGCATGGTCTAAATCGGCAGAAGAAAGACTAGCTGGAATAAGATTATCTGATAGAAATTCAGAATTAAGAGCCGAAAAAAACATGCTATCTGCATATTCTCCTCAGTCCGACATGGGGAGAAAACAACAAAAGGCATTTTCGTTAGCCCAAGACTATATGGCAAAACAAGCCAAAGAAGAATTGAGAGCTAATCAGCAAATAAATAGGGAATTAGAAAAGAAACAAAATTTATTAAGAAGAAATTCTCAGCAACATGGTTCAATATTAGACAAATTATTTAATATAAGAAACTTGGTTGCAGCCATTGCAGCAAGCGAACTTGTGCAATGGATAAACAGATTAGTAGATGTTTCAAACAAACTTGTTGCTGTTCAAGTTAGATTTCAAGCTTTAGCAAAATCATCATCAGACGCAGCTTATCAAATGCAATGGATATACAAAACTGCAAAAGATATGAGACAGCCAATGCTGGATGCTGCAAGTGGATATTCTAAGTTCTTTGCGTCTGCTGTTTCTACAATGCCAGAAGAAGATATTCAGCACATTTACAAATCCTTATTAATGACTTCAACTGTCATGCACATCATGCCATATCAGTTCAATTTGGTTTCATTAGCAATTGAACAGATGTCCTCTAAGGGCGTTGTGTCAATGGAAGAATTAAGGAGACAGTTAGGTGAACATATACCTGGTGCTTTTGGCATAGCTGCAAGGTCAATGGGAAAAACTCAAGAAGAATTCAACAAAATGGTAAAAAATGGCGAAGTCATGTCTAAAGATTTCTTGCCTAAATTTGCCAAACAGTTAGATAAAGAATTCGGAAGCGGTTTAGCATATGCTTTGCAATCTCCGCAATCAAAACTTATAGCTTTGCAAAACTCTTTAACCGATTTAGCTAAAATATTTTCAGAAGGTGGATTCGGTAATGCAATTGGTAACTTTTCTGACTCTTTAAGAAAATTATTTGAAAGCGATTCTTTTACAAAGGGGGTTGCTTCACTAGGATTTTTAGCAGATAAGCTATCTCAAATGATGCCAGCCCTATTATCTTTAGCTAATATCGTATTAATGACAGGAATGCTTAAACTTGGTGGAATGGCAGGAAATATGTTATTACCCGCAAGCGGAAAAGGTGCAGGAGCATTATCGAGATTAATAAATATTGGGCAAAAAAGAGGCGTTGGTTCTGCATTAGGAATAGTTGGAAATGCTACTGGATTATTGGGAAAAGGCTTTGGAACAGTTGGGGGAATATCTGGAGTGGCAACACTCGGAGGTATTTTATCCAAGGGTTTTGCTTGGCTAAATATAGCAATGGCTTTCTTCCCAACCATAATAGGATTTTTTGAGCATGCTTCTACTTTCTTAAATATGATACAAGCTGGAGATTGGAAAGGTCTATGGAATCAGTTTTGGACAGAAATGTGGAATGTATTTAATAGACTTTTATTCGGATTACCACAAGCAATAATGGATGGAATAAAAGGTTCTAAAGAGGCTGGTAAAAAGGTAGTTTCTTCTGTTCAATTTTATGAAATGTTTGACAAAACACCAGCAGGAGAGGCAGCAGCAGAAAAATTTATAAAATCTCAATTTAGAATGGATTCTGGACAATTTAATACATGGTCTTCTAGGGGAGGCTTAACTCAAGATGCATTAGGTAAAGCAATATCTACTATGCCGATAGCTTTAAGAAAACAAATGTTTGGAACAGGACAACTAGGAGCTGTTTCTAAAATGGCTACTAATTACGGTTCTGCTTTAACTGGAGTAAAAATAGACAATCAACATATAACAATAAATATTGGAGAGCAAGATAAGGGAATAGTTGATAGTTTGCTTGATGCTACAAAATCAATATTTGACCATTCTGCATTATATAGCCCTCTTACAAATGGTGCTTTCCATTCTTTTTCAGAAAACCAAAGGTAATTATGCCAATAACATTAACATATAACGATACAGTAAAAAATATACAAGATTCTTTATATATAAGAATAGTTTTGTCGATGTCTGACCCAAGAAAAGCTAGAGAATCAGCTCATCCAACAGAGAATGCAAAGCAAGTTACCGATAATATAATTTGTGAAAATGTAGAATTAAAAGTCAATGTTTTTGCTCCAAAATTGCAAACTTCCGATATATCGAAAACAATAAAAAAGAATAACTCTAAAACTGCAACTATACCAAATAGTAAATCTATTACCTATTATGATGTTTATAAAAAATTAGACTATATTAAAAATAACGGCTTGGTTATTTCAAGTATAGCCATTGAGGACATTAATACTGTTCATTTATTTGAAAATTATATAATAACAGACATATCAAGAAAAAGAGATATTGAAGAAGGAAATGGCAATGATATAGAAATAACATTCCATGAATTCATATTCACCTCTCCTAATACTGTGAATATAACAAAAGAAGAGATTGAAAAATTATCTAAGCAAGAACAAGATAGCGAAAATCAAAATTCTAACAATTCAGACAAAGGATATACGTCTTTATTAGCAACAGAAATAGACGCGGAGCGTTCTGATTTGTCTGATAGGTATAAAAAATCAGACTTGTATTTGAATGCTGATGGAACACCAAAAGAAGTTATTTATGATACTGAAATATGGGCAAGTAAGGATTTTGACGATAAAGAAAAAATAGGAATAGCTGGTTTGTTTGCAAAATCAAAAGGTGGAAGTCTTTCAGAAGAAGAAGCAACAAAGGCGTACAAAAATTGGAAGCAAACAAATTCTACATCTACTTCTATTTCTAACCCAAGTGGAAAATCATTAACAGTAAAATCATCTTCTAACCCAAGAACAACAATAGCACCAAGGATGGATACTGGAGTTAGGGCATAATGACAATAGACAATTCTGGAAACATATACTATCAAAACAGCTTGCTAGATGCAAATTATTTAACTTTGGTTTCTATAAACAATATTCCAATGTATTTTAATCCTTATTATCAATATGGCATAACCATTGATAATAAAAGATATATATTAAAGTTTAAATGGAATGCAAAATATTCTTTCTGGACATTGGAATTTTATACAAACTATGGCGAATTATTATGTACAACAAAATTAGTTCCAGAAAAAGATATAATCTCTAATTATAGATATAAAACTGGATTACCACAAGTTTTATTATATACAACAACGAACATAGGCATAAATAAAGAAGAATATCCAACGCAGTTTGATGTTGAAGATGGTTTCGGAATTGTTGTTACAAATGTCACAATAGAGAACTAACATGCAAATAAATTCAGGCACTCAATATAATAACAATATATCTAACTCTAATTATATTAGAGAGATAAGAGTTGTTATGTATAATAACGAAGGAGTCGGACTTGAATTCAATGCAAGAAAACTTGGTGAAAAAACCAACTATGATATATCTTTTAATATAAACAAGAATGACAAAAAACAACCTAATGAATCCTCTGTTACAATATATGGACTAGGCGAAGAAACCAGAAGAAAAATAGAAAAAGAAATTGATGCTATTTTTATATATGCTGGATATAGTAAAAATTCTAAATTAATTGGATTGGGTGATATATCCGAAATAAGTTTTAAAAAAGATGGTCCTGAAATAATAACAACAATAAAATTTCAAGATGGGGCAGAGGCGTATAGGGCAACAGACGTTAGTAAAAATATCCCCGCTAAAACATCTGTTAAAGATATGCTTGAAAACTATTTATTAACAGACATGAAATTATTAGGCTCTAACATAAGTGAAAATTTACAGAATGTATTCATAGAAACTCCAATGATTTTTGATGGGGATGTTCAAAATCACTTATCTGATATATGTTTGTCATTGGGATTAAATTGTTATATAAGAGACGGTGTATTCATTGTTGTTAAAAGCGGAGACGCAATTGATAGTTCTGGTCAATTTGGCAACACAGCAGTTCTAATAAATAGCGAAACTGGATTAGTCAATTCTCCAGAAAAAATAGTTAGATTAAAGGCAAAAGTAAATTCAAAAGGACAATCAAAGAATCAAGATTTTGATGTTGAATTTCAATCTCTTTTGAATCCAAATATCAATGTCGGAACTTATTTAAAAATAGAAAGCAAATTTATAAATTCATTTGCTGTGGTTAAAGAAGTTATTCACTCTGGTTCTAATTATGATTCTTCTTTTTATTCAGCAGTGAAAGCTAAAATGGCAGAACCAGTAATTGTTGAAAGAAAGTCAAGAACATATATGCCAACAATAAATAACGGAGAAACCACAGTAAATAATGGCTCAATATTAAACGGCAATTATCCAATAACAAGCAAATTTGGGGAAGACAGAGGAGACCACCTACATTCTGGAATAGACATTGGAACTCCTTATGGAACTCCTATATATGCACCAAATGACGCAACTGTTTCTGTTGCTGGTCAAGTTTCTGGATATGGAAATGCAATATATTTAACAAATCCAGATGGAACAACAGAAAGATTTGGACATCTATCTAGTTTTGCTGTTAATAAAAAACAAAAAGTTAAAAGGGGAGACCTTATTGGATATACTGGTAACACTGGAGTGTCAAGTGGTCCTCATTTACATTACGAATACAGGGATATAAGTGGCACAGCGTTAGACCCACAACAACATGGGTATTTTATATAATGAATTTAGCAGATTTTTTTGAATATGAAAATTTATTGAAAAAAAATATTTTGAATCAAGTTGAAACATGCTTGCCAGCAAGAATACTATCCTATAATGCTTCAACACAAACCGCAAATATAGAGATATTAACAAGAAGAAGAGACAAAGATGGCAACAATAAAGATATAGCAGTTTTGCCAGAAATAAATGTTCAATTTATAAGAATGAGCAAGTTCTCAATAAAGTGGGCTTTAACTGCTGGAGATACAGGAAGATTAGTTATATTCTCTAAAGATATATCTAAATATAAAAAGTTTGGTGGGAAACAAAACATTCAATGGTTACAGAATTTTGCTCTTCATAATTCAATATTCATTCCAGATTTTCACCCTCAAAATGAAACAGACGAAGGTGAAATTGCAATTGATATATCTGCCAACAATGAACTATCAATAAAGCAAAACAACATATTGAAAATAAAGTTAAACGAAGACACAACAATAGATATAATAGGTGATACAAAAATAACTGGCGATGTTGAAATAATAGGTGATTTAAAAAATACTGGAAGTGTTGATATAGGAAACACAGCAGGAAAAATACAAATAGGCGATACTGGAAACTTTACCATTAATGGTTCTTCATTATCAGAAACATATACAGGAGAAGCAAGTATCACTAAAAACACATCGTCTTCATCAAAAACAGCAGTGTTTGAATAGGAATAATAACTATGTTAAGCGTAAAACTAACATCGGATGGCGACCTAGATATGAGTTTAGGCTATCTTCAATGGACTGAAGGAGTAGCTTCTGTATTACAACATATTCGCTCAAGACTAAACTTCGCAACAAATACATTTTATATTTTTCCTAAAGCAGGAACTCCATATAAAGAATATATATTGGGGAAAAAGGACCTATTGTTAGCAGTCGAGAAGATTAAGATTGTAATATTAAAAACCCCAGATGTTAATGATTTATTATCTTTTGATTACTCTTTTGATTCAACAACCAGAATTTTAACAGCATCTTTTTCCATAAATTCTATTTATGGTGATGGCGAAGACATAGCAACAATTGAAATATAGGTATATATAATGACTTTTGGAATTTCAGATTCAGGATTTACGAGAAAAATACAAACAGACATAGAAAGTTCTATGCAAACATATATGCAAACAACTTATTTCCCAAACTTTGTCTTGAGAAGAGATTCAGACAGGGGAGAAGACCAATTACTATTAACTGTTGCTAGGGAACAAGCAGAGATATGGGAAACAATGGAAGCTTTATATTACGCATTTGTTCCATCTTATGCAGAAGCAACTCAATTAGATAATATTGCTGAATATAACAATATAACAAGATTATCAGGAACTAATACAATAGTCACTTGTACCTTTACTGGAATAGCAGGAACTATTATACCAACCAATTCAACTGTATCTGTCACTGGAACTGGATATATATTCAATACAACAGAAGAGATAACAATTCCTATATCTGGAACAATTGACTCAGATGTTGAAGCTGTTGAAATTGGACCAATATCTGTTTTGGCAGGAACATTAACAGTTATAGAAACACCTGTTGTTGGATGGGCAACGATAACAAATACTTTATCTGAGAAAACCTTAGGAAGATACGAAGAAACAGATACAGAATTCAGGAGAAGAAGAGAACAACTGTTAGCAGTTCTTGGTAAATCTTCAGAGGGTTCTTTATTGTCAAATATATTATTGATAGAAGATGTTTTCGATGCAGCGATTTACTCAAATAGAGAAATAACCACAGACGAATATGGAAGACCTGGAAAATCTTTTGAATTAATTATTTATAATGGTACAGCTCAAGATATAGCAAATGTTATATGGAATTGTCAACCAGCAGGAATAGAAAGCTATGGAACTTCATCTCAAACTGTTGTTGATTCAACAGGAAGAACTCAAACAGTTGAATATACTCCTGCAACAGAAGTTCCTATTTATGTAGATATTTCTTTAACAAAAAATAGCTATTATCCTACCGATGGTGATGACCTTATAAAAACAGCAATTACGGATTATATAAATAACTCTTTATTAATAGGAGAAGATGTTGCAAGAACAAAGTTATATAGTTATATATATTCAATAGCTGGCGTAACAAATGTTACTATTTTAGATTTAAGCAAATATCCATCCTCTGCTGAATTAGAAACAGATATAGTTATTGATTATGATGAAAAAGCCGTTTGTGATGAGTCTTATATAGAAGTGACGAGTGCATAATATGTCAAGACAAGATATAGTATTAGAAACAAACACATATGATAAATTGATTCAATATCCTTCTCTTTATTTCAAGGGAGATAATTTTAAAGCATATTTAGATACAATTTGCAGAGAATATGATGAAATAAAGCAATGCTTATATGATTTGAGAATGTCGAGAACAATAACTTATGCAACAGGAGTAAATTTAGACAATATTGGTGAAATAGTTGGAGAAGATAGGCAGACATTAACAACCCTAGATGCTGGTTATTTTACTTTTGAATCCAATATATATGGCGATGGATTTGATGTTGGTAAGTTCTGGAGTATTGGTGCTGACTCTGACGTTATTGAATCAAGAGATGATAATTTATACAGAAAAGCCATAAAAGCTAAAATAATAAAAAACAATGGATATGCGTCCCCAGAAGAGATAATTGAATTAGCTAAACTCATAACAGATTCAACAGATATTATTTATGAAGCAGATTATCCAGCAGGAATAAAGATTTATTATAATGGTGATTTAAATGATGCAGAAGAACAATACGCTGGACAATACATACAATCAGCATTAGGTGCTGGAATAAAACTAACAGAAATTAAAAGATTCGCAGAGTTTGAAACTTCTGATGATTATCAATTGGAAACTTCAGACGGGTATGATTTATTAAGTAGCAATATATAGGTAATAATATGACTGGTAAAAGATTAACAGAATATGATGCATTAACATTAGCTCAAGATGCTGATTTGTTCTATGTCGAAGAAGAAGATGGTGGAGAATATACCACTAAAAAGATAACATTTTTATCATTATTAGAAAGCATTGGCATATATTCTGGCTCTGGTTCTCCAGAAGGAGTTACCGATGCAGATATTGGTGCAATATACAGAAGGCTTGACCAGAATACCGAATCTAATCTCTATTCAAAGGAGAGTGGAAGTGGAAATACTGGATGGATAGCACTCTAACATAAAGGATATATATAATGGCAACTAAACCAAATAATACAGATACAGATTACGATATTCCATCAGCATGGGATGGTGCTTTATCCACAAGACCATCTGCAAGCAAAATAACAACTGGATGGCAAGCAAACGAAAAGCCTCCTGCTAATTATTTTAACTGGTTTTGGAATTTTGTTTTAAAATGGGTTAAATATTTTGATGATTCTATTGATGAATTATCTGGTGGACAAAGAAGATTGATTACTCAAGATACCCATAATTTTTTAAATGATTTTATTTATTATGAATCAGGAACTTCTTTATGGACAAAAGCTATTGCTACAAGTTCAACAACTTTGGCAACTCATTTTGCTGTTAGAATTGATGATAATAATTTTTATGCTTATTCAGTAGGAGAATTGGCAACAACTGGAATTTTAGATGAAGCTGGTGCAACTTTAACAAAAGACACTTACTATTATTTATCTGACTCTGTTGCGGGAAAATGCACAAATTCTTTACCAATTATAAATGAAGAACAAATATGCTTCAAATCTAACGACACATACATATCTTTATTTCCAAGTTATTCGCCAAGTCTATTTACTGAATTTGCTAAATTAAATGGCGATTCAACTGAATTATTTGATGTATTAGATGGCACAAGTAATTTAAATGCTGTTAATTTAGGACAATTAAATTCAAAACAAAGTTTCACGACTTATTGTGCTAATTCAGGAAATACGGATGCAAATGGTTATGCAGATATAATTACAAAAGTTTCTGATACAGAAGTAAGTTTCAAAGTAGGTTCTCCTTATGCAAATTTAGGAATAACTTTCCCTAATGGCAAACATTATGAGATTTCAAGTATTGCAAATATTACAGGAATAAGTGCTGACGGTGTTTATAAAATTATTATTCAAGAAGACGATTTAATAAATCTTTATGATGGA